CAGGCAGCAAACGGTAGTACAATTCTTCTGGGTGTCTGGGATACTAACAAGAATGACTGGTTCGGACATCTTCAGATCTCCCCAGTCGGCCCTGTAAAGATCACAGACCCGTATTACCGTGACAGGGGTAACACAAACACTAACTGGGAACTAAGAGTAAGTCAGTTCTACGGTAAGCGTAACTGTGCCTTGGACGCGGCAACAAAGGAAGTGGTCCTAAACCATCTCCGTAGTGGAATTGCCCAGTGGAAAGAGAAACTGGAGCAAGAGGCGGCCGAGAAGGCTGCTGAAAAACAAGAGAAAAAGGAAGCAATAGCACATGGCATCTAATGACGGTAAGCGTCTTTACGAATACCACGTCCTAGATCGTTCAGGCGAGAACACCGTAACGGTAGTCGAGCCAACCACGGTCTTGGCATCAAGCGAGAGCGTTGCCCGCAATCTAGCTGTTCGTGCAGTCCCTGAGGCTGCCGCAGAGCACCTAGAAAAGCTGGAGATCGTAGTTCGCGCCCTCTAGTCGATAGACAAGAACTACTTAGTCTAACGACGAATAGGAGAAATCGTGAACGACGGTAAGCAGTTATACGAGTACGCTGTACTCCACCGCGATCCCGAGGGTCCTACCGAAGTAGTCCTTGAGCCAACCCACGTGTTGGCCAAGGACGAAAAGGTTGCCCGCATGATCGCAATCCGTGAGGTACCAGCCGACAAGGTGGAAGCCCTTGAGGAGATGGAAGTTCTTGTAAGCCCGTTCGCGGGTGGGTCAAGGACCGCCAATGCTTCGCTGGACAGCACAGTGTCATCCTTTGTCGAGGGTGCTGGTGGTAAGGTAACGACGGTAGAATTCCGGTACGGTGGACAGACTCACCGTCTCCTGAAGGCTAACGTCAGCGGTGGCGTAGGCTACTGCCCCATTGACCTGCTTCAGGCAGGCAACTGGGACCTTGCTGCTACGGTAGCCAAGGCTGCATTCGACAACGGGGTTTAGTTGGAGGGGGCTTCGGCCCCCTTCTGCTATCTCTTCTAGGAGATAATATGGAAAGAGATCCCGTTCAGATCAGGCGCATCTCAGACAAGATAGTCATGCTGTGGGAACTCAATCCACAGTGGCGCATTGGAGAGTTGATCGACAATGCACATTTCCTCATCGAAGTAGAACACGGCGTAGATGAACTAGGTCGCGTATCCGATGAGCACATGGAAACAGCACTAGACGAACTCCTAGAGAGGAGCAAGAATGCCCCGAGTACTCGTAGTCGTTGATGTACAGAATGACTTCTGCGAAGGCGGATCTCTTGCTGTGTCTGGTGGTACAAAGGTAGCACAACGAATCACTGATTTCGTTAATGCTTCTGGCGATAGATATGACTCGATTCTAGCAACTCGCGATTGGCATCCGGCTAATTGGCGTGAGATTGGATTCGGGCACTTCAGCGACGACCCCGACTACAAGGACACCTGGCCTCCACATTGTGTGGAGAAGACCTATGGTGCAGAGTTCCATCCTGACCTGCAAGTAACATTCCATGCAGAGTTCAAGAAGGGACAAGACGCAGCGGCCTATTCAGGCTTTGAAGGCAACTGGTCTCTGATGGGACGCCCATTCGGTATGGGTGAGTGGCTGGAGAACAACAGGATCACTCACGTTGACGTATGTGGTCTAGCCTTCGACTACTGTGTCAAGGCGACAGCACTAGATTCGGTAAGGTCAGGATACAGCACTGCTGTCATCACAGATCTAACCGCCTATGTGCATATGAACTCCTACGATTTGGCAGTCAATGAAATGATGATCGAAGGAGTCACCCTACAGACGGCGGCTTATTCGCTTTCCTAACACTAAGGTAAACTACCATGTTTGCTGCGGAATTTAGTCTAACCCAGTTGTTTACTGGGCCACTAGAGTTCTTCGCGTTCATTACTTCTATTGCATGTGTGTGGCTTATCACAATCAAGAAGCCGCACCGAGTTGGAATCGGCAACTGGACTCTATTCCATTTCGACTTCAACTGGAACTGGCCGATCGGCATCATAACTTCGGTACTCTACTTCTTCATCTTCTGGAAGTACCACCTGTGGATGAATGCAATCCTTCAGATCTTCTACGTCCTCAGCGGTTTCTGGGGATGGTATCGATGGCTCAAGGGCTTCGATAAGAAGGATGAGATTCCGATCAAGCGTTTCGATACACCGAAAAGAAAGCCTGAGAATGGCTGGGGCTATGCTCAACATGCGTTGACGGGTTTCTGTATTGTGGCACTAGTTGCCATTTGCTATCCAGCCATGGTTCACTTCAAGGATGCTGCTCCCTTCTGGGATAGCGTCCTGTTTGCAATGTCGGTCGTGGCACAGTTCGTCATGACCTGGAAGTACAAGGAACACTGGAAGATCTGGTTCGTTGAAGACATCATTGCGGTGTTCGTCTTCTGGAATCTAGGTCTTGGTGCAACGTCAGTCCTCTACGGTCTGTTCGCAATCAATGCAGTCCGTGGCATGGTGACGTGGCGACAGATGGAAGCCGCAGAGCATCAAGGTAGGATGTCTCGCTATGCCGATAGTGATGGAAGAGCATAAGGTAGAAGACCGTCCAGACACCTGCCCCGTCTGCAACACTAAGACGGTGGCAGGTGATCTGAGATCCTCAGTTTACATCTGGAATTGTGATGACTGTGGTGATTACTGGTCTTGTATACCTTGTGCCAAAGAAGACAGCAAGCGCCACGTAAAGGAACGCAAAGATGCCGAAGCCGTATAACGTAGGTGTTACAGCAGGCAAGTTCTATCCACCACACATGGGTCATCACGGGTTGATTGATGAACTTTCCAGTCAGTGCGACGTTGGCTATGTTCTTGTTGTTTATCGCCATGACGAGAAGCCCGATATAGACCTTCGTCTCAAGTGGCTAGAGACTGAGCACGCGGGTCAAGGTAACCTAGTCTTCATCCCCGTGTCTGACATTCCTGGGCATGATGATGATTCAGTCGCATGGGCTAGGTATACTCGCGAAGTTCTTCCTGAAGGAATTGCAATCGATGCGGTGTTCACTTCCGAGAACTATGGTGACACATGGGCAGCCGAACTGGGCTGCAAGCATGTCCAGTTTGATCTAGCGCGTGAGTCTTGGCCGGTGTCAGGGACTGCCGTTCGACTCGATCCTTATTCTAACTGGGAGTACCTCGGTTGGGATGCGAGACAGTACTACGCCATGCGAGTCTGTATCGTAGGTGGCGAGTCAGTGGGCAAGTCAACAATGACTGAGCGCCTAGCAAAATACTTCCGAACCAAGAGTGTTGAGGAGTATGGTCGCACCTATGTCGAGCGGCATGGAGTAGACCCTAAGGATCCAGTCATATGGCCTGCGATCCTACACAACCAGCCTCGCCTAGAAGATGAGGCTGCCTATGCCTCCAATGGTCTGGTGTTCTGCGATACAGACCTGATCACCACCATGATTTGGTATGAGCGTTGGGTGCACGACGGTAAGCAATTGTCGGCAGAAAAAGATCCCATGTATTGGGCTATCTATCGAGAGGCTGCGCGCCGCAGGTACGATCTTTACATCCTACTTCACCACGAAGATACAGACTGGGTGCAGGATGGGACCAGAACTGAGTCGGAACATCGCGCTTGGTTCACCAATCGAATCAAAGAAGAACTACTCTTTCACGCATGTCCACTCCGAGAAATCAAGGGTGGAACATGGGATGAGAAGTTCGAAGAAGCAAAGAACTACGTCTTTAGCAAATGGAAGATGCCACGATGACAGAACGTTTACCCGTAGAGACTTTTGACATTCCTGTCAGTGAAATTCGTCGGGGTTATAGGTCTGCCATCTACTTCAATCGGTCCAAGAAGGTACTTGAGCAGATCTCAACTGTTCCTTGCCCGAATGTAACGATGCAGGTGTTTCAGAAAAAAGATGCTATCCTATGTGGCATCGATGAGGCTATCGCTGTTCTGAAGACATGCGCTGGACGGTGGAGTGATCTCGCTAAGGCTGAGAAACTCTTCGACGCTTACATGACTCACAAACTTCTTGCGCGGAAGTATCAGGCCACTAAGCACTTTGACAGGGCCGCTGACCAGTTGGCTAGCATGATCTGGACAGAAGGACTTCTGGATGATCTGTGGGTGCCAAGTTGGGATAGGCTCGATGTAAAGGCATTGCATGATGGTGATGAGATCTCACCATGGGAACCGGTGATGCACATTGAAGGTCCTCTTGCGGATATTGTTCACCTTGAATCTGTTTACCTTGGTCTTCTGGCCAGACGAACAAAGGTTGCAACCAACGTTAACCGCACGGTCACAGCCGCCAACGGGAAGCCGGTACTGTTCTTCGCAGATCGATTTGACCACTATGCAACACAAGGTGGAGATGGATACGCCGCTCATGTGGGTGGTGCTACATCAGTCGCATCCGATGCTATGGGTGCTTGGTGGGGCGACCACGGTATCGGCACCATGCCGCATGCTCTGATCGCAGCCTTTGATGGTGATGTGGTCTGGGCTTCTAAGGCTTTCTCGAAGGTACTTCCTGAGGTGCCTCTGGTTGCTCTGGTCGACTTCAACAACGACTGTGTATATGACGCACTAGCATGTGCTAAGGAGTTTGGCGATCGGCTTTATGCTGTTCGCCTAGACACTAGCGAGAACATGGTAGATCGTTCGATCTCACACATGAGCGAATACACTGCTGACTATGCTGGCGGTATCACCTGGAAGTCTCCTGGCGATTATAAGCCAACTGGTGTCAACCCTCATCTCGTATGGAATGTACGTGAGGCGCTGGATAACGGTGGCTACGAGCATGTAAAGATCATTGTGTCAGGTGGTTTCGGGGTTGATAAGATCACAGCGTTTGAAGCAGATCATGTGCCGGTAGATTCCTATGCTGTTGGGTCGTCACTTCTTCAGGGGTCTTTTGACTTCACTGCTGACGTGGTCGACCCAGTATCAAAGGCTGGTCGCTGGTATCGAGAAAATGATCGACTGGAAATAGTAGAATGACACCAGGAGTTCTGACGCTTATCTTCATGGGTATAGTCATTGGTGTACAGGCGCTCATTTGGGTGCTATATCGCGCATACCACTGGCACAAGAACACTTCACAACGCAATGCTGATGATGCTATGTTTGGTGTCTGCATCACGTTGTTTATGGGAATCGTATGGATAGCACTTCTGCTATTACTATAGAAGTTCCTTCGGGGGTCGTCTAACGGTAAGACAATGGACTTTGGATCCATGAATGAGCGTTCGATTCGTTCCCCCCGAGCCATTCGGAGGTAGTTCAATGGTAGAACGTCGCCCTCTGGAGGCGAATGTTGGGGGTTCGAGCCCTCCCCTCCGAGCCATGAGAACAAAGATCACTGTTAAGCGAGTCCATAACCTTTCCTACGAAGAGTATAGGGAGTGCTATAAGGCTAACTACGGTAGCAATGGTTCTATCCGAGATGATCTCGTAGATTTTCGATACAACCGCAAGATTCAGGCTCATGTCCTGATGCTACGCGATGATGCCAACCGGCTAATGGCGTGGGCTTTGGTTGATTTCAAGGAAAGCCACCCTACTATTCAGATCTGGGTCAAGGGTCCATATCGTCGCAAGGGTTATGGCGCTCGGCTATTCAAAAAGGCTGAGAATAGATGGGGTACTCCGTATGTATTTCCACATAATGATGTCGCTTCTTCTTTCTTTCAAAAGATGGAAGTCCCCGCAGACCTCAAGATATACTAATGCCAAATCCTAAGCGTCTACCACTGAAGACATGCTCTCGATGCGGTGTTCAGAGCAGGACTGTAGAGCGTGTCAAGAGAGCCAACAACGCACTACTGTGTGCTGAATGTATCATTGATGGAATACTGGACGTGTGGGAAGCGGATATAGATGCTGATTGATGTCAACTTCAAGTGGTCAGACGAGCACGGTAGGTGTCAAGACTGTGGTCGTCCAGCGGCGTACAAAGTTCTAGGTATGTACCAGAGAGCCGACAGACCCGGAAGCGAGAACACTTTCGAGAAGATGTGTGCTGTCTGTGCCGCATACAATGTATGGGAATCTGGTAACTCTTATCGGTTAGAGTATCTGTTCGATCCGAACTAGGTTTCGGGCCAGTGGCGCAATTGGCTGACGCGCATGACTCAAAATCATGTCCTTCGGGATGTGGGTTCGAATCCCACCTGGCTCACTTGGAGAAGAAGTGTTAGTAGTAGACAAATGGCTAAGTCGACATGTCGACTGGTCTGAGGATCCTGTAACCTTCGAATCCCTCGAGAAGGATCCAGTAGGTGCACCTATCACTCCTATCAATCTCTTTCAATTGCTAAACCTAGAAGAAGATCTGAGATCTCTGTTCCTCAAGACTGGTTTGGTTAAGTCTAACTCGGACATTAAGCGCCTGATCAAGCAGAATGGCCTTAGGGTCAACGGTGTTACAATATTAGAAGAGAATCTAACCTCAACTCTGTTGACATTGTTTTCTGCTGATCACCCAACAAAGATGCGACCTACGGTCGTGCTTCGTAGAGGGAAGTCAGATCTCTGGGTGTTCGAGATTGCTTCAACCAACAAGACTCCTACCTTTGTGATCTGTAAGGGTCAAGAACTCAGCAAACTGAAGTGGCTCAAGTTTTGGCAATGGCGCAAGCGTTGGGAGTGTCATTGGTCTAAGTGGCCATGCTATGAATGTGCTTATGGAGCAAAATGAAGAACTACGTAGCAGAACTATCCCAAGCGTGGAAAAATAACTACCCTTCTTGTGCAACCTATTCTGAGTATAATTGCTATCTCATAGAATACGTATGTGATGTGTCGGATGGTCACGGAATCAGTGCGCCTAAGGGTATGAGGTTCTGGTGGCGCAGCAAGACCATAACCGAGAGTAATTCCAATAGGTACAAGTTAGTCTATGACGGTAGGTTAGACATCTCCTATGACGTACCTACATGCAAAAGGAAAGCCTGATGGTAGCAGTATTGGTGATCAGCCTCATTCTGATGTTCTTCGTATGCGTTATAGAGGACGACGCAGAAGTAGGTTGGAACCTACTTACTTTATGGCTGGTTATATGCGGGTTCTTTTTCTTGTTGGCAACGGTAGGGATTGCACTAAATGACAATTGATGCTTCGAAGTTTCAGAAGATCGCTGTAGTTACTGGTGCGGGCATCTCAGCCCCCAGTGGGCTACCGACGTTCCGAGGTAAGGACGACAGTCTTTGGAACGACGAAGACTTCATGAACAAGTCCCACATCAACTACATCCGTTCTCATGTAGATCATGTAGATGAGATGTGGGGATATTGGCGGCCATTCCGTGAAGGTTTAGCGACAGTCGAGCCAAACCCGGCACACTACGCTCTGGCCATCGCTGGTGAGCGTCAGCAGATCACGATCGGCACGCAGAACATCGACGGCCTACATCAGAAGGCTGGATCTCATAACGTCTATGAACTGCACGGAACACTGTTCGAAGATAAGTGTCTAGATGAGTGCCAAGAGAATGAGTTCGGTAACTGGAACGTGAATGCTTGGCCCGCTGGTGAACATGATGCATGTCCAGAGTGTGGCGGTCCAATCCGACCTAACGCAGTGTTCTTTGGTGAGTTTCTACCACAGCGAGTAGTAGCAGCAGTAGAGAAGGCTGTCATTGAGTGTGACCTCTTTATGATGGTAGGTACATCTGGCATCGTATACCCAGTCGCCGGATATGTAGATGTAGCCTCCAAGTGGGGTAAGCCGACTCTCCTGGTCAACGATCAAGAGTGGGATCATCCTTATCCGTTTACTGAAAAGATCTTTGGCGACTGCGCCGAGATTCTTCCGGAGTTGTTCGGTGTCAACTAGTACTACTCTTGGGGTATTCAAAGAGTCTATCGATGGAGCAACAGAAACTGTGAACACCACGGGCGGAACAACATTCTTAGAGATACTCATACCAGGCTTAATCCTATTGGGGTTGATTGTCTGGTCTCTAGTTGAGTACACAAAGAATCACAACGACGACTAAGACTCAGCCCCTACAAGGGGCGTGAGGCAGCTGGTTGAGCCGCCATTCTTATAAAATGGGATTACGAGACGGGTTCGATTCCCGTACGCCCTACTCGGAGTACAAATGTTTCTTATCTATTACCTCCTAATCGGCATTGTGCTGTTGCCTTTGTTTGGTAGGTGGGCAATGTACATTGATCGCCTAGATCGAGGCGCATCTTCATCTGTTGATGGGGACTTGGTTTTTGTTGTGCTCGTCATGGGTGGACTTCTGTGGCCCTTGGGATTCCTTTTGTTCATTGGCTTACATATCTATGTTGCGGCCTCTATAGCACCTAAAGAAAATCTTATGAGTCGATTTATCTTCGGGAGAAAGAAATGAAGGTCTGCGATGTGTGCATGCAGAAGGGTGATCTTAAAGATGTCGAGTGCCAACTAATTGTTGGTAGCGATGTCACCAGGATCCGATCTACCGAAGTCTGTCCAACCTGTATCGGCAAACTGCGATGGTCCTTCGATGGGGGCATCAAAAAGATGGCAGAGTTCAAACAGGTCGAGGAACGTTACTATGACCGTCTCTGGTCTAAAAAGTAAGGAAAGTTGGCCGAACGGTAAGGCACCGGATTGCTAATCCGAGATCTCTCGCAAGGGGGAACAGGTTCAACTCCTGTACTTTCCGCCACGGGACGTGAGCGACAGGGTCGTCGCGGGGCACCGCGTCTACGGGTTCGATTCCCGTTCGGTCCACTTCTTGGGCCGCTCTGGGCAGAGTAGGGGTTCGAGTCCCCCACGTTCCACTGGAGGGTTGACAGAAATGGCAATCGTGCCGGTCTTGAAAACCGAGGCCTCTCGCAAGGGAGTGGGGGTTCGAATCCCTTGCCCTCCGCCATGAGAAAAGAAAATGCAGTCATCATAGAACCAGATGGTTCGTTTGAGCGACCGTTTACAGACAAACGAGATCCACGGATCGAACTGGGCCATCATTTCAAGCGGGGCGACATGATCTATGTCGTATCGCACATTAGTCACGACGGTATGATTATGGATCCTCCAAAAGGAAACAAAATCTACGTCCGTTATTATTATCCATGGGAAACCTAAAATGGCATTCGACTACATCTATATCTCGACCGATCTTAAGGTTCTAGGGCGCAAAGTCCAAGACGAGTATCATACTGAAGATGGTGGGCAGATGCTCGGCAGGGGTGGATCTATTGAGCGCTGTATGGAGATTGCTAACTACTGGTTGCGTTGCGAACCAATTCCCTACGGAGTGAAGTATAGTACCGACTTAGAGATCCCTATGGTGATTCAGCGCGAGACTACCACTATGCCAATAGAAGAATGGCTAGAGCAGATGGCCGACATACGAGCACAGTTTAATAAAGTTGGCTGAGATATTCGAACTAGTTCAGTTAAATAGATATGGGCGCACGGATATCCTCATTGTGGGCGGCAATAAAGACGGCCTTACTAAACTGCGACGTAAACATGGATACGGGGATAGTTGGGTACGAGACTACACCGGCAAACCAGTCGAGTTCCCTAAGCGAGGACAGTCCTCTCGCCAACGGTGAGTAGTATAGATAAGTTTTCTCTGAAGCTTTGATAGCTTCCGTCTATCTGGGTAGAGTACTCACGTCTCTGGCGAAGAACTTCGACTAGTTGACAGTTTATCACACGGGACCAAACATGGCCATTAAGATCAAGGCAGAAAAACCGACCTATCGGATATACTGTGAAGAGTGCAACAAGAGTCACGGTGGTCTCACTCTCGAAGAAGCAAAGAAGAATGCCGCATGGCACAACGGTTACCATAACGATGAGTTAGACATAATCCGAATACTTTCAAGCCATCGATAGTAATCTAGCACCTCTAGCTCAATGGCAGAGCTACGGACTTTTAATCCGTTGGTTCTGGGTTCGAATCCCAGGGGGTGTACTTATGGAAGATAATGTATGTCTCGTCTGTAGCAAGACGATTATAGGTATCGGCGTAAACGTCAAGAACTGCTGGTGGAGAGTTGGAGACAACGGCCAGATGGAACAAGCCAATGAAGATGGCCTTGTTTGCCTGCGTTGCCTACGAAAAGAACTTGCGGAGGCGTAATGTCTCTACGTGAGCACTTCACTGAAGACGGCAGGCCAAAGACGGGCTTCAGAGACGAGCAAGTAGTTGCAGAGGCTGTAGAGAACATTCGAGAGTTCGAGCCAGACAAAAACATCGACTATTACACCTGCTCATTCTGTGGCGAATACCACATCGGAACTTGGAAGAAGAAATGATCATCAATACGCTGATTACATTAGGTATATTTGCAGCGCTTGCTCTAGTGATCACCCTCATGATCATATGGCCTCCACTCATACTTGGGATAGCGGCTGCTCCTGCGTTTATGATGGTGTACTTATTTGTAGATGAGGAAAGGAGAGGGCGTGCACGACGATCTAGGTGATCGGATGAAACGGTACGAGCATGTGACTCGCGCCTACCTTCCTCGCCGTACATATACAATCGTTCGTGTAGATGGTCGCGCTTTCCACACCCTCACCAAGGGCTGTGAACGTCCGTATGACGAGAATCTAGCGGACTACATGGATCTGACTGCTGTGGCTCTCTGCAAAGAGATGGCAGGTGCACAGTTTGCATTCGTGCAGTCTGATGAGATCTCTGTTCTTCTGACAGATTTTGCTTCGACGCACACTGAGCCTTGGTTCGGCGGCAATATCCAGAAGATCTGTTCCATCTCAGCAGCAGTAGCAACCGCCGCGTTCAACAACTATTGGTGGCCTGCTGCGCCATGGCAGGACTTTAGAGGTACTGCTTATTTCGATTCCCGTGTATTCACCATACCTGACCCAACCGAAGTGCACAACTACTTCGTTTGGCGACAGAAGGATGCTACACGGAATTCGATCTCAATGGCCGCACAGTCCCATTTCAGCCACGCTGAATTGCAAGGACTGTCTTCTGATGCACTGCAAGAAAAGATGTGGGTAGAAAAAGATGTCAACTGGAACAACTATCCAGTAGGCTTCAAGCGCGGTCGTTTGATCCGCAAGGTGTCGTACGAGCGAGTGATTCCCGCAGTGAATGGTGCACCTGAAAAGGTTGTTCCATCGTGGCGCTGGGCTTCGACTGAGCCAGATGTATTTACGGCATCAGAACAATTAAAGGAACTTATTCCTTCATACTCTTGAGATCTATGATACTATAGATCTCTCACGGGGCCGACAGGCATCGACTTCGGTAAACTGAGTATCGATTTGCAACCCGAGTTCGTTGACAGACTCGTTAAACAGTTGACAAAAAACAAATGCAGATGAGAACCTGCTAGTTGCTGCCTAGTCTTCGGATTAGTAAACAGTAACTCTGTTAGTCCAAGAGACCGAACGGGGCTTGATCCAAATGCCTGGCAACAGAATTGGATTTGACAAGCGGGAAAGACCCTTGACTCTGAGGAAAAGACTCCAGTGACTTCTAGGAATGAGACTAGACGAACGAGACCCGCTCGGTGCTAGCGTCAAGGCAGAACTCGGGAATGGTTGTATCGGAAAGATATGATGGCCGAAACACGGGGGTTCGATTCCCCCCGGCTCCACTTATGATAGAAAAAGAGCAATATCAAGGTCCGGATGGTGGGTACTCTTCTATCGAAGATGTACGAAACGAAACTCGGGCTAGGTTTTTCAAGAGCAACGAGGAAGACGATGTGCAAAGCGAATGATTGCAAGAACTTAGCAGTAGGATTAGGTCTATGTTCGAAGCATCTAGCAGAGCACTTCAAGGGTCTGTAGCCCAATGGCAGAGGCACATGCCTTAGGAGCATGCAAGTGTGGGTTCGAATCCCACCAGACCTACCAATGGACGTGTCGCCAAGCGGTCTAAGGCACCGGCTTTACACGCCGACATCCGCAGGTTCGAATCCTGCCACGTCTACTATGGGATTTAGAATAATCGAACCTAAACAAGTACCGCATAATTGCGAACGACCCAATCTGCTTAGCGGTACGTTCTCAAGAGATGGTAAAATGTATTCTGTCGGAACAAAGATCGAATGTGATGTTTGTGATGCAGTATGGGAAATAAAGAGTTGGTATCAATACAACGAATCTGGGTACCAGTGGCAGAAGATCAAACAAGGTAGGCTAGACTACTAACATTGCACCGGTGCCCGAGCGGCTAGGGGGCGGTTTGCAACACCGACTACGTGGGTTCGAATCCCGCCTGGTGCTCTAAAAAGGTATGGTCTCCTATAGTTGGTTACTATAGGCACAGTCCGTGGAGAATTCACCACCTCGCGATGGACACAACTACCCGTAGCGCAGTTTGGTCAGCGCGCCTGCTTTGGGAGCAGGAGGCCGCAGGTTCGAATCCTGCCGGGTAGACCATGACAATTAGATTGAATCGTAACCGATACCCCTATTCAAGCAGTGCGCTTCGGAGATGGGGTCCTATTGCTGCTATAGTGGTGATCGTAGCAATCATCACAGCAGTAGTCCTCGCCGGTGGATCATCTATTCATAGATCCTGAAGGCTCATACGTCTTCACGTGTCCAGGCCCGTATAGGTAGAAATGGAAAGTCCAGAAGAGATCCTATCCGACTACATTGTTAAGAAGTCTGGCTGGGACGACAACGCACACACGCGCAAGTTTGGGTGCACTGTCACAGCATCTAATGTAGTCGTCGGTACGGATGGTGACGGGTGCTGTGAGATGTGCTACAGTGAATACGCTGCGATCTTCTATGATCTAGAGTGCACGTGTCCAGCACAGGTGCCACAGAAGAAGAACCCAGAGAAGATGACGGCCAACACAAACCGTGTCAACTTTAAGCGGGCATCGTTTAGTGCATACGACTTTCCGCTGCTTGATCTAGTCAACCATGTTCTAAGGACATAAATAACACGATCCGGTAGGGCGGGACGGTGACCGCACCTGGCTCATAATCAGGATAATGTGGGTTCGATTCCCATTGCCGGTACTAAAATCCCCAAGTGACCATTCACAAGGGGGTTATATATGACTAGTGATATTGTAGATCTGATCCGAATGGATCATAAAGCCGTAGAGGAACTCTTCGCAAAAGTGAGGACATGTCACTCTAGGCCAGACAAACTGCACCTAGCGGATAAGATCGCTATGGAACTCATGAAGCACATGGCTGCTGAAGAGAATGTAGTTTACCCCCATCTTCCTTTCGAAATGCGCCAACATGCTAAAGAAGAGCATTGTGACGCTCGTGAGTTCATCGACCGCATAATAACTGGCGTAGGTGATCTAGATACAACTCTAGAATCACTACACGAAGCCATTGTACATCATGTGGAAGAAGAAGAAACTGACATGATTCCGTGGTTGTGCAACAATCGCGAGCATCTAGACCTAGACAGTATGGGTGTCAAGTTCGAAGAGTTCAAGAAGGGGGTGTAATGAATATCATTGCAGTCATTCTCATTGTTCTTCTAATCCTGATTCTTTTAGGCGCTCTGTAGAGAGGTAAGTTGTGCCCGATTGTAGGCGAAAGCCAAAGCGTTCTTGTATCAATTGCGGCACAACTTACGTAGTGGATTTCTGCTGCGAGAAGGAAGCGCAGATAACCTGTCTAGATTGCTTCTATAAGGTATGCGAAGTGGGCATAGCCGAACAGAAGAAAAAGAAGAAGGATATCTGGAAGATGGCATTTGACGATGTCGTCAAATCTGGTAAAATAGTCTACAAGAACGACTATATCAAGGATTACACTACGTTACAGATTCCAAATGAGTATCTCTACGCACACTGGAATAGTGCGACAACAAATACTACGTCAACGTTTGTAAATCCTTACTAATACAAGATCGACGCGGAGTGGTAGCAGTCTGGTAGCTCGCTAGCCTCATAAGCTAGAGGTCGCAGGTTCAAATCCTGCCTCCGCCACCATTTTAAGGGATATTACTAAATGGGTATAAAGGGTAAGATCAAGTATCATGCCCATTTCGGCAAATTAGCCCTAGAACGCAGAATGAATAGGAACCGGCCCCCGAGGCCGGTTTCTTCATTTAGCCTTATTTACGATACCTACGACTACAACAAAAAAGACGGCTCTGTCCGTCAACGACGAATTATCCTAGATAGCGCCAGATGGCGAAATTGTACTTTGGGTGATTTGCTCGATTTCTACAAATGTTCGGGTTTCCGGCCAAAATCACATTTGGTACATGGAACACATTTGTCGTATGGGACCGTAGTGGCTCTAGATGTGCCACCGAGCGTAGGGCCTCAGATCGTAAAATCGACACCTTTGCTACGAGACACAATCATCGATGATGTCTTTTTGTCGCATAAGAGCGTTTCTGTTTTCGTGAACAATGCAGTCCTAGACTTACCTGTCGACTAAATATATAGGTTTTTATAGGTCCTATATAGTAGAAATCGGGAAAAAAATTTGATGGGCCAAATGGCTTATGTAAATCCGATTTTGATTTTGGGGAAAGAATGGACTGTTCAAGTTGTGGCCAGCGCCTTACAGGCGACCCGTGCTACTCAGTCTTCATGGTAGATTACTTCGGTAAAGGTACTGGCATGTGGGGGCATTACTGCTCTGCGACGTGCGTCTTCCGTGATGTAGGTAACGTACTTATGAATGAAGTAAAGAAAGAACAAAGAGAAGAAGAAGATCAGATCGAGATGGAACTTGCTATGTCAGACATAGAAGAATGTGCTGTAGCAAGCCTTGATCTAGCAAGCGTTCTTGCAGGCGACGAATTTGGGTAGGTAATGGACACTCGTAATGTAGCCGACCAGTACAAAGGGTGGGAAGAAGATCTCATCAAGAAGGATCTTCAGTCGAAGTCTTTCCCATTCTCTGTGTGCATGTTGCAGTTGCAGGGCGACTTTAACATGGGGACTGTTGTTCGTAATGCCAACGTCTTCGGTGCAGAGAAGGTCTTCTATGTCGGTAACAAGAAGTGGGATCGTCGCGGCGCAGTAGGAACATACCACTACACTGAAGTAGAGTGGTGGGATAACTGGGAAGACCTAGCAGATGGCATCTGGACAACACATCTAGTGGTTGCACTAGAAGACCGTGCTTATGCCGAGGCTATCTGTGATCAGAGCGATCGCCAGAAGGTCTATGATCTCGATGAATTCAATTGGGCAATAACGCCGGTCGAAGATAGTCCGTTCTTGATGATCTTCGATAAGGTCTTGATGCTAGTTGGTGAAGAGGGTGCCGGTATCCCAGAAGAGATACTTAAGCGCGCCGACTATGTAGTATCAATCCCGCAGTTCGGATCAGTCAGGTCCTTGAACGCGGGTGTAGCAAGTGGCATTGCCATGTACGATTTCGTTAGTAAATACAAGAGGAATATATAAAATGTGGAACTCACCAGAGAAGACTAGCGCACAGTGGAAGGCCGATCCTTTCGGCGTATATGACATCAACCTTGATGTTGTAACGACCCCTGAGGCTACCGTTGCAGTACTGAGTGGCATTATCAACGGCGAGGCTTATACCTGGAATGGTGTATCAAAGCGTTTCCCTGGTGATCGTTACATCCCAGCCATCGGTATCAAGATTGCTGTAGGCCGTGCGTTCGCTCGTGCAGCCAAGCAGATGCTCAAGCAGGGCAACGGCCTTGTCAAGAACATGGACGATAATCGGGAGCGCCAGGCCGAACAAGCCAAGGCCCAGAAGGCATCGCCTCGCTACCACCGCGTCTCACGTCGTCGTGAGCGTTCATCTTCGGCAGTTTAAATATATAACTACGCTTAAGGATTCCTACTAGAGATGACTGATACAATCATTAGCAAGTACATGGGCGACATGAACGTCCAGGTACCGTGGGCCATGGAGAACGACTACGACTCCATCCCCACTAACTTGATGACCGCACAGGTTTCTAGTAGGAACCTCAAGCACATGAGTTTCTTCAGTGTATCCGTTGAGGAAAACACCTTCACTTATGATTCTATTGCGAATCGTGATGAGTGGAACGTGGTCTTTTCTATCGGATACAATCAGAACTCTGAGGTTGCGTACTACGTTGAGATGGTGGGCGTCGATGCCGTAATGGTCATTCGATTCCGCCAGAACAAACTCAACTTCACTATGGCAGCCGACTCTGAGCAGACTGCCTCTGGCGTAGAGGCATGGGTGCGTGAGGCTTATCCTCAGCCCAAGATCCAGCGCAAGTCTGACAGTGTGCCTCTGGCATTCTGGTCGCAGTCTCCTCATGGTTTCATCAAGCGCGATAAGAAGATCGTTCCTCTCGTATGGGAAGAGATCCGCGGCAACTACACCGCAGAGGCGAGGAAGCAGGTTGATAACCTCGTTGCAGTACATCCACCTCTTGATGGTGGTCGCCTTCTTCTTTGGCACGGGCCTCCCGGTACGGGCAAGTCTTCTGCTATCCGTTCTCTCATTCACCATTGGCTGCCTTGGTGTAATGCGTCTTACGTAGTAGATCCTGAGATGTTCTTCGGTTCAGCCGAGTACATGCTCAACGTCTTGCTTTCATCTACCAACAAGCAGTACGACATCTATGATGAGGACTACGACGAAGACGAAGAAGAGGAGACTCGCTTCATCCTTCAGGGTGAGGAGCGTTGGAACCTTCTTATCATCGAGGACGCTGATGAGTTTCTCGTGGCCGATGCTAAGGAGCGCACCGGTCAGGCTCTATCGCGACTACTGAACATGAGCGATGGTCTCATCGGCCAGGGCCTAAACTTCCTCTGCCTTATCACTACTAACGAACCGATCGCCAACATCCACCAGGCTGTTTCGCGTGAGGGTCGTTGCATGGCTAACATCAACTTCCCCGCACTTCCTCGTGACGAGGCTGAGGCATGGTTGGGTCAGAAGATCCCCGCATCTGTCGGCGGAACTGAGTTCCCTCTCGCTAAGTTGTTTGACATGCGCCGTGAACTAAGCCAGATCAAGACGGAAGTCAAGACCTACTCGACAGGAGTGTACCTGTAGTGCCTTGTCTCACCGAAGAAGAAACCGTAGTCGATCCAATCAAAGAGATTCGCAGCAAAGTGATCGAGATGCTAGACAAGTTCAGCGGTCAGGAACTTTGCAGCAGTGATACGGTCTGCGATGACCTTTTAGACATACTACTGTTAACGGACGATTAAATGGGACTTAAAGTACTCGACAACAAAGTGCAGCCAGACGGGGAACTAAGTACGCTCTCCGAACTGGCTGCGCTTATCTTCGGCCAGTACGCTGTAAGCGATTACAACAGTAACTTCAGTGTACTGAACGCCAAGTGCTGTGCGCTCATGTACTATGTGCTGACGGGCAAGGAAGCACCAAAGCCAGTCTACAATGCCAATAAGATCTCCAGGTGGGATCTTGAAAAGGTTATGCGGCTTTATGCCATGGCTCCTGATGACATCAAGGAGAGAATGGATCCCCAGATCGAGGTCTGGAAGAAGGAAGTCTACGGTGACCCTTACGCAAAAAGTTGATGTCTTTTTCACTATCGAGATACACGATCGAACTAGGCCCTATTCCAGCGTGCATAACTGGGACTTCAAGATCTTGCTTGGTGATGTTGACCTCTACTACAGTGATCTGTATTATGATTCGATAGCAGACGCACAGGCCGTAGCAGAACGCCTCTTAGCAAAGGCAATCACAGGTCATGCTAAACTGGATCACGAATCAGAAAGAGAACTCTTCGACGCATGTACGTACAGGTATTTGTAGACGGCGCTTCCAGAGGGCAAGGTCAGAAAAAGGTGGGTGAAGCAGCGTGTGCTGCTGTGGTTTTCCGGAACCGCAAAAGAATTACTCACTATGCTCGGGGCTTAGGTAAGCGCAGTAACAATGAAGCAGAGTACGAAGCCCTACTCTTGGGTCTATTGATGTGTGCTATGGCAGACCTCAAGGATCCTGTAATCTATTCAGACTCTGCTGTAGTTGTGAACCAGGTCACCGGCAGGTGGGAGTGTAAGAATCCCAACCTGCTGCCACTACTGATGTCGATCAAAGATATCCAAAGTGAGTTCAGGTTTCGGCTGGAACAAGTCCCACGCAACATGGTCTATGTTGCCGATGAACTATGTAACGAGTTCTTAGATAATTTAGATGAGCAGAAGAGGCTCATCGTACCTAAGAAACAAATCATTAAATCTAACTAGAGGTCATGGTGTCTGCCAACCCTTACGCACACTTTGAAGACGACGACGAACTATTGGGCGTCAACACAGCAGCGACCCAGCACAACGGTGCTGTATTTGAACTCCGTGGCCCTCATGGTGAAGATCTTCCTGAAGAAATGCAGGAAGCGCTACAGAAATACCTGGGCTATAGCATCCCAGTACGATCAGAGACGGTCCCTCTGATCTTCCGTGCAATCACGGGAGTGTACGACTTCTTTGCGAACTTCGCAGACTATTCGACACAAGGACCGCTGCTAGCCGCCCTGGCAGAAGTAGTTGACGATCTAACAGACGGTAAACTCGGAGAGGTTTACAATCTGATCGAAGCCGAGCGTAAGATCCTTTACACTTGGGCCATCGAGAAGTTCCTTATTGCCATACTTCCCGAAGATGGGAACTGGGGTAAGGATCTCGCAGGAGATGCGAGCAATGAAGAAGTCGCGATGTATTTCGAGACTTACTTAGATGCTGTGCGCTTCGTTCGATCGAAGGCTAGTTCTATTTATTACAATCTATGTTCTAAACTCAATCGCCAGCCCGATGAAGGACTGGTCAACACTGGTATCTATTCTAAGCGTGATGAGATTCGTTACATCACACTGAACAAGCCACCAGTGGCACGTTAAAACACAAAGGAACAAGAAGATAAATGGCTAACACAGCATCGGTCCGGATCCTTCCGACCACAAACAACAACGCACGACGCTCACTTACTGAGGCTGGCATCAACAGCATCCTCGGTGACATCCTTGATTCAATGATCAAGTACCCCAAGCAGAGCACTGAAGAGCGTGCCTCAGAGACAGCACGTATCGCACGCAAGCGTAAGGTAACTAACCTTCAGGTTGCTGCCATCCGTGCCAACCTTTCACGTGGTACTTACGGTAACGTCCGCACTCTTATGAGGAACCGCAAGAACAGCCTCTCAGCATCTGCATAGAGCATCGTAGGTGACGGTGGATATCAGTTGGGAAGAATACAAAGATAAGCTGTATCGTTCTCGGTTAGACTGGCAGAACGATTCAGCCTGTCGGAGTATCGAAACAGCAAAGATGTATCCGTCATCTGAAAAGAATCAGGGGGTAGTTGCAGAGACAATCTGCGCTCCCTGCCCGGTTCGACTGAACTGTCTCGTCTATGCACTAGCATATGACGAGCAGTTCGGTGTATGGGGTGGCACTACGGAAAAAGAACGAGCCAAGTTCCAGAAGGAACTTAAGGAGTTCACCACCCTATCTGTAAGAAGGAAGAACCTAGAGTCAATGGCTGCGCGTCACGTAGGTATTGCAGAGGTCTCCTCTCTTGCGGTGCAAGTAGTTAATGCTTAATTAGAAGGATTGAATGTAGGTTAGAGAGTTATACATTTATACACAGCGGACTCATAAACCTCATTCAATCCGTCGACCTAAGTCTACTTTCTGAAACTGTAACTTCAACAGAAATAGACAGGCAACACATGGTCAACAATACAGAGCTGGAACAGACAATCAGATCCAAGATAGAGACCTACGTTTCTATCGCCTACAAGGCTTTGACGGCTGGTCCGGCTATCGGCGGAAGTAAGACGACAGAAGAGTACATCATCAGGTTCATCACTAGAGTGACTGAAGAGTACGTAGTGAAACTATTGACACGTTTTGCTATCAGTTTGAGTACTGCTTTCTGGTCTATAAAAGAACTATTTGACTACATTAACAATCGACGGGCACGGAAAGACTTAGTGCTCGTCTAACGAGAGTTGTTCGAAAGAGCCTACCATCATGAGTGGTTACACCGATACTCGTCCAGAGGATAGCGGAGTGATAGAAACGTTCACCTTTTCAACCAAGTTGATTCCAGATACTAAGGCAAACATTGACCTTCAATTAGAAGCGTTAAATGCTCGCCTTGAGAACCTGGTAGACAAGTGTAAGGTAGACTATCAAGACGGTAGGTACCCAATTCTCGCGAAAATCTTGGATGTAAGTCGCGATCGCACCGAACTGGAGCGCCTATCAAAGGGGCTCCAGATCGTGGCGTCGTTCATCGAAGAGTTTGACGTACTTCGTGAGCGACAGAATGTATTAGCAATGGCCCAGAAGGATCCAGGTTGGTTCGCTGCTGCCTTTGGCGACTTTGATAAAGACATCAACCATTTTCTAGATGTCATAACTCAAGATGATGAGACTTTAACTAGCGAGGAATAGTGAAAACTGAGATCGTACTAGGTGCTGATGGCGTCCGTAAGGATGTCGACATGGGCACGGTGTCACAGAGTGACTTCCGCGACATGGCCAGCACCTATAAGGAACTTTCAAAGATTGCTCTCTTCGATACTGGTATCCTACCCTTGCTAGGATCAGGTGTCCTAGCAATCCGCCATTGCCTCAATCATACACAGATTGTAGTCCAGCATGCTCCTGGAAAATACTACATCAACTGGTGTGACAACGAAGGTGATGAAGATGTACAGACATACTACTTGGCTCAGCCATGGCGTATCGTTATCGGTGATATCAAGGACGACGAACTCTTAGGTGCTCGTACCTTCTATTCGCCTCACCCAATCCAGACATTAGAGCAGCCGCTCTATCACGTCAACCTACCTAACATCAACTGTGAAGGCTACGGCTATGCCTCTGAGCCTTATGGTGGGAACGGTGTAGGTTGGATTTGCCTCTACCACACTGGTAGTTGGCACAACCTAACGATGGGTGAGAGGATCCGTGCTCTCATCGAGCGTGCCTCAGGCGTAGAAGTCTACAACGATGGCAACATGAGCGAGACAGACGGTCCTCGCTTTTACTTTAAGAACGAAAAGCCAGAATACGTTTGCTCCCCCGATGCCTGGCAGAAGAAGTCAGATGAAGAAGGATTTGAGTGGACGCTGGATGAGGATCTTTGGATTCCTGTCCTGGTTACTGGACGAGACAAGCAAGATCGGCACGACCCTGAGGGTGTACCGCTGACTCTAGAGATGGCAATGTATGGTGGCTATCGTGCGTACTACGAGGAGAATCTAGTACCGAAGCCAGTCAATGCATTTGGCCGCGACGATCTAGAGAATCCAACGGGCAAGGAACTATTCAAGCATATCTCAAGCGCAGTATCCAAGGCGAACATCGCAACAACTGGACCCGTCAAGCCACAGGTAGTCGCGGTAGAGGAAGTTCTAGCAGAGAACATCTGCAAGTGCTGCGAAGAAGACGAAATTGATGACTACGACTTTGTTGTCATCCATGATGGCACTAAGATCTGCTCCAGATGTGCGAACGAAGGTTGCTACGTACCTTGCGAAGAGTGCCATGACTACTTCCACTACAAGTCTGCTAAGCCCTTCAGTGAGGATGAAGAACTCTGGGCGTGTAATGATCACGCACACCTATTAGACACATGCTCTGGCTGTGGTGCATACTGGTGGAAGAATCCAGGTGCTGGAATTGATGACTGGAGACACTGCATAGACTGTGCCGTTCCTGTCGACTGTTCAAGCTGCGGTAACGTCGTTGCTGATTGTGATATCATCGTTGTAGAGGCTAAGGCTTCTCCAGACGATGAGCACACAATGGAGTTCTCTCTCTGTCACTCCTGTGCAGGTAGCACTAAGACCTGTGCATGTAATGTCTTGGTCAACGCCAAAGACACCGGCCCACTAAACGGCCTGTCGGTATGTCAGCCATGCGTCGTGAATGACGATGAAGGCATCCCTTCTTATGTCCCACAGTCTGCCGTGAATGTCACGTTGACTACTACTACTTCCTAAGGATCATTTAAGTGAGTGAACCATTCGTAGCAGTTCCCATGGAGGAACTCAATTACTTCTGGGTCATCGAAGATGAGGTACCTTGCTTCATCGGTGACGTAGAAGACATCACCAAGCACGCCGACACCTACGGTTATGAGATCTACTACGTTCTCGCTAACCGTGAGGTGACTACGAAGGGGGCAAACAATGTCGTCCATACTTCGTACGAGCCAAGCACCTGGAAGGTTATCAACACCTTTGTCGGTCGCGCCATAGTCCCAGCAGATGGTGAAATCGCTCTTACTACTCTTGAGACCAACGCATGGTACAGCCTGCCGAAGATCCCGTGGGAACTAGTTCAGCGCATCGACACATTCTTCCGTGCAGTTGACAAGAAGCACTCGACTGAGTCTATTGTCATCCTCACCTTTGATTCGACTAAGGACGATTCATCTGGTTGGGGTGTCTTGGTACCAAACCAGGAGAACTCAGCCGTAGATTGTGATTACGATCCCACCAGTGTGGCCGAGGCTAAGTCTGAGGCTGGCGAGCACATCAACATCGTAGGCTCAGTACATAGCCATCCCGATATGTCAGCCTATGCATCACACACTGACCACAAGGATCAGGCCACCTTCCCTGGTATTCACATCACGCACGGCTGGTCTAACAAGACCGGTGGCGTTACTGAATACCACATCGAGTTCATGATGGGTGGTTACACCTGGGAGTTCAAGCCAGAGCAGGTATTCGCCAACATGCCACAGCCCGAGATCGTCGTAGACGAAGAGATCGAGGAGTGGATGTCTAAGGTGAAGCCAGCGACGAAGACCTTCCCAAAAGCTGGGAGTGGCACCTTTGGCTCGACTTCTAGCCCTGGCGGCCACTCTTCGGGCTCTGGTAACGCTGCGCTAACTCGCATCACGTTACCCTCCGATGCTCCTAGCCTTGATGATACGATCATCATTGGTGAGATTGCTAGGGACTCGCGTAACTGCTTGCTTTGTGATGGGCTACTAATCGGTCCAGAACTGGACAAGCGTCGTTGCTTGTCTTGCCACTCGTATCTGCTTCTCCCAGAAGAGACCATCGCCAACCTCCTTGAGGTTCAGGCTGAGTATAAACTCTTCGCATGGGAGATCGATCCTAGCCAGAAGCCAGATAAGGCTATTGTCATTTGGCGGAAGACCGAGGATGGCAAGAACGTATACGAGAATGTCTACACTCCTGAATCTGAGTCAACCCTGGGAAAATCCTAAGGTGGCTCTCTAGGACAGGTGGATCCTCCGAGGGTCGGGAATATCTTTCCGGTCCCGGAGGGTCTATCCTAGACGTAGGCTTCTGCGTAGAGTGCGGCGAACTGACCGAAGGTGATGGTCCAGAAGACAGTCTATGCCCTAGTTGCTGGAAAGAACTACGCCCAGCACAAGAAGCATTTGATTGGGAGTTTCAGTGCGATGAATGTCAAGAGCCTGTGGAGTTTGCTTCACTTCTCTGTCGCTCATGCAAGTATGTATTCCCAACTGACCACTGGACTGGTTGGACTAACCTTAGTGCAGAGGCAGTAAGACAAGCAGAGCCACCTCCCTTCGAAATAGATCCATCAGAGATCTACGACTATATGTTGTGCTGTAACGAGTCCCAGTGGGATTGTCAGTGCGAAGGCAGACAGAAGATCTCCTGGGATATGCGGAATGATGTTCCCAGAGAAGTCATGCAGAGTGCATACAAACTAAACTCCAGTTGTATGGGGTGCGAGTTCTACTACACCCCAGCCTGCATGCCCTTCCGTGCCTGGATAAAGAACACATTGCTCACCGGCGAAGTCGGTGTACAAATCACTACTTGTAGCGCCTTCAAAGCAGATGAGACCTATGGTGCATATGCTTTTGAGTATGTATAAAAACTCAGGGAAGGCATTAAGAAAGGTACTCTAAACCATGCGCGATCCCTATCGTACCATTGTGGTAGGTTGTGGGGGTATCGGCACCTGGCTGATCGAAGGTCTGTGTCGACAGATCTCAGCATCAGCCCCTGGTTCTGGCATCATCCTAATTGACGGCGATTCATTCGAAGAGAAGAATCGTGAGCGTCAGTTGTTCAATGGTGCTGGCAACAAGGCAGTGGTGCTTGCCCGAAACCTCACACCACAATTCCAGAACCTCATGATCGTTGGTCAGCCCTGGTGGGTTGTCGGTGGTGAGGTATCTGGTGAGCCTGAAGAGGCATCAGATGACGGGACCGTGGTGACACGAGTACCTGCCAAGAAGATTCTTCAGAACGGCGATGTAGTCTATGCTGTTGTCGACAACAACGCAGCACGTAAGGTGTTGCTTGAAGCGGCAATGGAGATCGACAACATTGATGTGTTCTGTGCCGGTAATGATGACATGTACTACGGTTCAGTCTATCACTACCAGAGGCGAGATGGCCGTGACATCACGGTCAATCCGCTAGAAAATCACCCGGAGTATGCTGATCCTCAGGATCGGAACCCCGGTGAAATGAGTTGCCAGGAGCGCGCTGAACTAGATAGTGGTACTCAGCTCGTGGCAACCAACATGGCCGTTGCGGCTTGGCTGCTCGGTCGTAATCATAAGAGCATTCTTATGGGTGACGAACCGGATGTGACTCAGATCTATTTCGATCTAGGTCATGGGCTAGCCCAATCGAATGATCGACGTATTGAATACGCCACAACGGCATCCTAACCTAGGTTAAACTACAGGAGATATATCTAATGGAAATGGCTTCAGGCCCTCAGAAGAAGGCCACAGCAGCAGCGGCACAGCCGACGAAGATTCAGTTCGGCTTCTTCACACTGACTGGTAACCAGTACGCTGGCAAGACCATCGGTGAGATCCGCGCACAGCGTGGTCCAATGTGGCAGATGCCCGAAGACACCGTCGCTATGATCGGTGGTCAGAAGGTTGATGACACTCGCGTTCTAGCAGAAGGCGATCAGTTGGAGTTCCACCGCAAGGCCGGTGAGAAGGGCTAGTCTCTTCATTAGTAGGACTGAGGGTAGGGTTGGGGCGAATGGCAGCCCTACCCTCAGAAATACATATTCCTAAGGCTTACTATGACTTCACAATCTCTTGCTATAAATCGTTTTTTTAAAGAGCAGCCAGATTGTATGGCGCACAGTCGGAACGCAGACGAACTGAAAGAACGATTCGAAGCGTTAGTTGCAGTGCCAAAGAATACTACAAAGACTGGCACCGCCAAAGATAGGCTAGCAGTCTTCGCTAGCAAGGGACTAGCCGAAGGTACTCATTGGTTCAATATGGGTAAGGTGTTCGAACACAACTTCGCTCGCACATACCCTAACCCGACCATCAAGTACTGGCTAGAGAAACAAGTTGGCATTCCATCAGACCAGTGCCAACTGGCCTTCATGGACAACGGTGACATCTTCCTGTTTAAGATTGAACCCAAGAACATTGAAGCAGTAAAGATCAAAGCACTGCCTACGCTCGACGGCAAGGCTGTAGACTTCTCGGTGCAAGAGCGTCCTAAGAAGCGCGCCGCTGTCGACCCAAGGTTTGGGGACATGCCTGATGTATCTGGTATGGCAATCTGTATGCCTAATTATCATGGCGGTGATACTCCGTCTGATATCACGCGTCTCCATAATGCAGGCTTTCCGCACCGCCGTATCGTTGCGGTTGAGAAAGATAAGACAGTATATGGTAGACTTTACGAACAAGTGCGGGGGCTGGGAGTAATCACAGTCAACCAAGATGTCGAAGAAGTTGTATGGGATCTCGCTAACGACGGCGACCGTGTCTCATGCTACTACGCAGACTACTGTGGTCAGTTCACCAAGAAGGTTCTCCATGGCTTCGAAGGCTTGATGGGTAATCTTACTGACAACGCACGCGTTATGGCAACCTTCAGTCGCTGTCATGACTCAGTCAAGTTCGATGATATCTATGGTCCGCTAATGTTTGAGAAGTTAGCGAAGATGCGTAAGCGCCACTTCTTTCCATCAGAAGCATATGCTACACCAGCAGCGTGCTTGTGGATAACGCTTGTGATCAACCACGCACTCGGTTTAACAGCAGAGCAGTTTGCTAACCGTGTCACTATGCCTACTCCTAAGACTGGTTATTATGTAGAGGTCAAGTCTATTGACTACTATGCTGACTCGGTTCCCATGGAGTTTTCGACCTTCGATCTTCGTAAGGTTGACGATCCAGCAGATCATCTGCCAGATATGATCAGGGATTTGATGATTTCGTTCAGTGCATAGTGGTATACTAGACCTCACCACAAATATGAGAGGTTTAGTATGGCAACAGTTCAGAAGATTCTGGAGGCGAAGCGCGCTCTAGATGAACTTCTTGGTCCTGAGTTGACTGAGATCATCGAGGCTATGAAAGAAGAGCCCGGTCCAAAGAACAAGTACTTTGTTGAGATCCCTTCCGGTGAGAAGGTTGACTACTCCATCGAAGAGATGATGGCTCTAGTTGCCGTCACGTCTAACCGATATCAGCGAGCGGCTCGTGCAGCAGGTCTGGCAAGATCACTCTTCAAGATCTCTGAAGCACGGTATAAGTTGAAGTTTAAGACTTCACTCACAGGTAAGAACACAGCAGAGCGTGAAGCCAACGCAATGGAAGCTGCCACTCAGGAGTTTCTGGCACTAGCAGTTGTAGAATCCTGTGTTGAATTAGCTGAATCACTGGAGTCAGCAGCAAAGATGGCTAATGAATCTGCCAAGAAGATCTTGGATAAGATCCAGACGATGTATGTTGCTCAGCGTCGTGAAGAAAAAGGTGCCTACCGAGAAAGTGATTTTGGTAGATAACTATGCTACAATAGTATATGTATGAATACATGTATAAAGGTGGCTAATGGTGGTTAATCCTACTTACTACGGTGAATATCGGTCAAGCACGGTGTCTCAGACAGGCTGCATCAAGCAGTTCGTGACGACACCTGGTTCAAATCTACTCTTCCCGCCACAGGTCAGTTACGAATGTGATCTGTGTAAGAAGTCACATGGTTTCAGGCTGGTCCGAACATGGTCAGTCTCCACCGAGCGCCAAATCAAGCAATTTGAGAAGTATTGTCAAGATCACAAGATGGATCAAGACGTACCGCTTAACTAAGTCTTTATCTATAACTACAGCGAAGGGACCAGCATCGTCTGGTCCTTTTGTATTTGAGAGGAAGTTTTGTGAGTCTAGCAGAACATCTGCATGTTGGTACTCCCCTGGTCTGGGTTGAAACAGATGAGCCTGACCGTATTACTGACATGATCGTGGCTCATTCACAGCGCCCCGTATTCCGTATCGATCCTTTCGAGGGTGTACTGGTCTACAAGAGGGGTCAATGGCGCAAGGTTCTGTTCAGTAACAACGGCGCTATGGATCTCTCCTGGAGATTCGAGGATGCAATCGCACACGTCTACAAAGAGCGTGGTGTATTCATCATCACCAATGCTCACAAGGTAGCAGAAGAAATCCCAGACCTGCTTCTGGGCGGTACGGCACAGTATCGTAGAGCATTCTACGATAACAACAAAGATGACCTACCCTTGCAGTTGATCCTCCTCTCATGTGGTATGGATATCCCACCGGAGATTGCACGACACGCAGCAGTAGTGCCATCTTCTCTGCCTAACACAGCAGAACTAGCATACATCGTCACGCACATCTCTAATGAGGCTAACGAACCAGTTCTACCTGAGGCTGCTGACCTTACGCCTATCACTAGGGCTGGTCTAGGTCTCACCGAGTCTGAGTTCGTCCAGGCTTGTGTCCTATCTCTACGTGAGAGGGGCATCATCGATGCTGAGCACATCAACAATTTCAAGCGTGCCAAGGTTTCCTATGGTGGCATGCTTGAGATCCGTCGCCCTGAGATCAACTTCGATATGATCGGTGGCCTAGATCTGGCGAAGGAAACAATCAAGGCAGCAGTATGGGCGTGGCACAACCCGGAGCAGGCAGCAGAGTTTGGTGTATCACCTCTGCGCCGTATGCTTATGGTTGGTGTACCGGGCACTGGTAAGTCAGCGATCTGTGAGGCTACGGCCAATGAACTAGATCTAGAACTTGCAGTGCTCGGCGTAAGCAAGATGATGAGCAAGTGGATCGGTGAGTCTGAGTCCAACATGCGTCGGGCTTTCGCTCAACTAGGAGCACTGAAGCCTGTTGTAGCATGGGATGATGAGTTCGGTCGATCAATGTCTGGCGGCGGTACGTCGAACGACGGAGGAACCACCGACCGTGTACACGGCGAGTTCCTTACTGGTCTACAAGAACTACCTGACGAAGTGTTCTACATGGCCGCCGCCAACCAAATCACAGGTCTAGCACCTGAGATCCTTCGAGCAGATCGTTTCGATAAGATCATGTTCGTGGGCTTCCCTACCGAAGAAGAACGTCAGAGCATCTTCGGTATCCACCTAGGTGACCGTGCCTCTGAGCACAACCTAGAAGAACTTGCGGGGGCTACACGCTCCTTCACTGGCGCAGAGATCAAGGCACTTCTAAAGGAAGTTCGTAACAAGATCTCTGGTCCACAACGCCGACACATCACAGACGAAGACATTCTTCAGTTCGTTCCGAAGCAGAAGAACCGTATGTGGATCCGGCACAAACAAGACATCATAGCCATGTATCGACGTGCATTAGATGAATGGGATTGGGCATCCTCTGGCCAGTTGGCTGAGGCTCAAGACGTTATCAATGATCGTTTCGATGCTGGAGTACATACCAAGAAACTAGCAAACGTTCAAGTTAAGAGATGGGCATAGATGGCAGACGTAGACGAATTAGGATTTAGTTTAGACGGCTTGGACGATCCCCCTGCTGCGCCACCGCAACAGCAGCAGGCTTTTGAAAAGGATCTGTACAAGAAGTGGTTCAGGACCAAGGACCGTGCAGGTTTCGTAAGCCTTCGACCATTCTTCAAGGCCGGTAAGGTTGTTATAGATATTGGTAAGGCTGATCCTAATTCGTCTGCTTTGCTCTCTTCTTCAGAGGCATACGTAGACGTAGTTCAGTTAGGCACATACCTGCGTGCGATTGTTGAAGGTCGCGCCGCGAAACTGTATCCCAAGAGCGATTACCTCAAGGTAGATACTGACGAAGGTCTAACGATCTTCGGTGGTAAGGGTACATTGAGTCGAGTCTTTAAGGCTCATCACTGGCCAGGCAAAGATAAGGGCACCTATGACTCTTCTGCGTTCCAGTGGAAGGTTGGTCATTTCGAAGGTAAAGAATCCTCAAACGGTTTGATCATGCCTGATTGGCAGAAGCCGAAGTCTGTTGATAGTATTAAGGTTACACGCACAGATATCGCAGAGATCTCATACACTCTCGACATAGCGTTGCAAGCCTATGCTGTACAGAACAAGGATTGGTTACAAACATAATGAGTCACGGAGAAGACATCCCCGCAAACTTCAGAGACATCGAGGTTCTACGAAACCAGGTCACTGAAGCACTGAACAACTTCGCTAAGAACACAGCGAGTCGCTTCACTGAAATCGAAGAAAGATTAGAAGAAGCAGACAAGGTTGTTTCTGCTTTAGCCATGGGCTATGCGGAGATGGCTGTAATCCTCGACGCTGTAATTGCTCATGTTGGAACTAAGTCTCCCGATGAGCGTAAGGCTTTCTTGGAGTCGATAGAGTCAGGACGCAAGCAGATGCTGGGCGTCTTTTCGGAGTATGCAAATGTCGTGGAACGAACAGATCCAAGAACTGCCTCAACCATTCAAGACATGGTTAAGGAACAGCAAACTCCTACCTCCGATTAACTCAGTAGCACTCCTGGTGGTGGATGAGAATCTTAAGTTCTTGTCCACCTCCTTGGAGTTTTGTTCTGTTGCCTTCGGAGTAGCCAAGAAGATGTTCCCAGAGGCTAAGTCTATGCTGACTGTCTCTGGTCCTGAGTATCAATTGATCATGTCGGGCGAAATAGAATTGCACGACATCAAACTACGACAAGAAAAAGATGAAGTCAACAGTTCAAATAGCCAATGAAATCCTAACGCATCTAGTGGTGCGATCCAGTAGTTCTTGGGCTGCTGCCCTACACGATCTGATGCTGTCTGAGGAAGCCACAAAATACACCGCTGCCCTCGCCCGTAAGTACAATACAGAGAACGCCCGTACTTACACCAAAGGTTTCGCAGACCTGCATGCACAACTGCCCAATATCAGCAAGGAAGACTTCAAGGAGGCAACTTCTTTACTGAAGGAACGTGGCAAGATCGTTCAGTATGGCAAGGGTAAAGGTGTAGCCATCATCATTCTGGACAGCACTACAATCCCAGAAGAAGAGGGATGGATTAGGCCTGATGATTTCAGTGCGCTACTCAAAGCAGCAGCATCGTACGTGCCAGAGATGGAGCGGATGCAAATTGAGGTTACCAGGCTACGGTCAGACCTAGAAGAAGCAAACGAAACTATCGCTGCTCTACAAGAGCAAGTAAAACTAAACTATCTTACAACTTGGAGTTAGACTCTAATGCCTAGCATGGACGAACTCATCGAACTATATAACTCGGTGTCAGATGAGGAAGAAGTAGCAGCACCCAGCGAAGTTGACTGGGCCGCGATTCCTACAATCCTAATGGATGGGGCTGTAGATTATGCGGTCGATGAAGTAAAAGTAGAAGAAGAGCCTCTTCCAGAGTACTTCATCAATCCCATCTTCGATACCGATCACCCAGATTGTGGGTATGCACTAGTTGATGAAGAAAACCCTATGCTTATCCATGTCCATCTAGCCGAAGGCTATGAGAGTACGGGCGTAAATGTGGCTCGTCTGCATGAGAAAGTGCAGGATGGGCAGAAGAAGTTTTCATCGTCCGCAGTCCTACGTACAAAGTTCGACCCGGCTAAGCAGGTGTCCTGTAAGTGGTTGGTGCCCAGTGTCGAGGCAGTGCAGATAGATAAGGCCGTCCTACCAGAGGACTACCCATACGATCGAGAGCCAGACTACCCGATCTGTATGAATCCTGCCATCAAGAAAAAGGTCAGCGTCAACATCCCCCCGTGCATGCACGCTGATCAGCCGCAGAACCAGTGTGATGGATACGAATCATCTAAGTGGACTAAGGTTCGAGAGACCCAAGTCGCCACTCCATCAGGTCTTTACACCTTGACAATAGAAACTCGTCTAAGCGGTGAAGCGGTACCTACAGCAAGAGTACTCCATACGAACAATGGTGCCACGATTCCAGTTCAGATCGTAGTCCTAAGGGCATCTGACTTTGATGAAGACTTCATCACGGTAGTGAATCAGTTCTTCGATGGATACATTCTAGAAAGCGAACCTATCGAAACTCATGAGGTCGAGATAGAAACTACAACTGTTGCTAAAGAAAAGGTAAAGTACCTTGAATACGTTCTCTCCTTCTGACACGTCATTCAAACTCTCCATCAATCCAACGACTACAACTCTAGAGCACCCGATGGTAATGGGCGCTAGAGTTTCGGTTCCTACACAGTCGTTGGCAGAGGCTTTCTTTACGGCAACCGACCAGGATACTGATCTTCTTCCTCCTGTTACTCGTTACGTGTCGCCGGACTACCGTAGTTTCATCATCGAGCGCTCGCCCACGATGCAGAGGATCAAGGCCAAGAACGGTGTGCTCGATTCTGAGAGAGAGTACAAGGAATTCGAGATCCCAATTCCGTGGATGTACTACGCCATCGCCTTCTCTGATGATCAGCATCAGGAACTAGCGGAGTTCAGAATCTATTGCCGGACTGAGCAGATCTATCACCCCGATGAAGTTCTAGCATACCTCCCTCTCCCCAACTGTTACTCATGGGGTGAGGTGTGTCTTGGCGAGAACTACATCGAGGAGGCTCTTCACGATGCTCGCGATGGCAATCTATCTTCAAAGATCAACGCATTGATCACGGCTTTCTGGGGGTCAGGTTTCAACCTTGACACCATTGAGTTCGCTGAGGCAGGCAAAACTCCTGACGCTCTTGCTGAAGCAATGAAGAATCGCGACAATCCAGAACTAGAGTACCGAGACTATAACGACAGCAGCAAAATCTTAGACTACTTTGAGAATTGGTCTAAGATGTCGATGGAAGAGTTATTGTCGCTGGAATTCTACCAAGCTAAGGTATCAGTCATCTCTCCGGATAATGGTAACTACACCACTGAAGTAGAGCATAACAGTATCAGTAGTATCATTAGGAGATGGGCCAGCTCAAGACAGATAGGCTGGACTTCTGGCGAGACTCCGTTTCTAGACTACATGCGAAATCTGGTCGTAAGGATTCCGACACAATGAACATAACGGTCCAAGACAAAGATGGAGTGTCTACCATCACCTATGGTTGGGCTGATGGTGCTACCGAAACTATCTCGGTAAATTCAAGAGCATTGATGGTAGAGTGCAGCCGTAATCTATGGCCAACAGAGGGGTTCTTACCTGCTGCGGTTCGTTGGATGAGCAAGAATCGGGACATAGTCCTGTTCGAGCGCCCGCCAATGCACGTAACAGTGGACATGGCATACGAGCGGCAAGAGTTAGCCGAGATGGAAGGTACTCAGCGCGAAGTATTTCATCTTCCCATTCCTTGGACCTTGTATCTCGTACAGTTCAACTATGTATATGATCCAATTCAGATCAACGTGTTTACAAGACCAGGGCCTATTACGTCACTAGATGAAGAGATCTATCTTCTACCTCTACCGAACTTCTATATGAATGGTAAGTTGTGCAATCCAACTACACCTAAGGCTGAAGTTTTCTCTCCCGATATTCACACAGGTATCCAGAGAGCATTCAATATGGTATGGAACTCTGGTTACAACCAAGACCTGTACGATTTGATGAACATGGCACGAGATCTGCATCTCCCAGCCCATGGAGGGTACGGTGACTCATCCTACCTTCGTGCTTGGGAGTCCCTGAGTCTGTCTGAAGTTCTTGAGGCAGAATTTCCTTATGTGTTCACGTTTGATGATTTCGAAGAAGAAGAATACGACGAAAACGACGATCCTGTTACGGGCTACGGCAACAACGATGCTAAGTCATTGCGTGATATGATCGAATACATTCAGAACTATAGCAAGTCGGTCAACAACCCATACAAATTCTCTACTACGCTAGTGAACATCGCTAGCCAACTATCCAATACCTAGGAGTACAAGTGCAGCGTCAAGTAACGGTCTCTCGACCGGCAGGCTCTCGTGGTCTAAAGGTTGAGAACAGACTCCTCAACGGGACCTACCCTTCAGACGCTGATATGAGAGACGTAGTTGATGTTCCTGAAGTCCAGTTTCTGGAGTCACTTCAGGTAACACATGACGCGAATCTCCTACCCCCTGGTGTATTGTGGATGTCGGCTGATGGTAAGTCCTTACTTATCCATGAGCCCCCAGCACGCAAGAGAATCAGCATGAGATGGGGAGCACTGGGTGAGTTCACGATTCCACTATCGAACTACGACCTACCCATGCCAGACCTAGTCTATGGTATCTCGCCAGCATCAAATGGCCTGCCTCATGTGAGTCATATATGGGCTGCTGAGTCTCGACCAGAAAGTTGGGAGTCCAGACTATATTGGATACCACTCCCTAATATGTGGCATACTGGTGCTATCTGTACGCATACTTTGCTTGCGGCAGAATCAGATGCGCCGTATCACTGGATGGTTAACTTAGCAATCAATGAGTTTTGGTCCTCTATCTTCAACCTCGACGTAGAGGTCTACCGAGAGAACCCACTCTATTGCTACATGCGTGACATCGTCAATGAGCCAATAGACTATCATGGTTGCGACTGCGATTACGAAGACTGTGAGGATCAGGGTGAACCCATCTACGGTGAATGGTTCGACAATCCCTACAGATTCTGGGAGTCATTGGAACTCAATGAGGTCTGGCGAAGGTTCGATGGCTACTGGCAGAGAAGTCATCGCCTGTATCAGGCAAAAGAGTTGATCAAGAACAACAGCGGCGAGTATGCTTTCGGTGGATCCGAGGCAGAGCGCCTGATGGCTGTGATGATTGCCAAAAGTTACGAAAATACTATGGTCTAGTATTGACGTTTTTGCGCGATTCCTCTATACTAAAGATGTAAAGATTAGTATAAAGGATGATATAGATGGCGCAACAATCAAGCAGCAAAGAGCCTCTCTTCACTAGAGGGGATGTCGCCAAGATTCTAAATGTCACGCCTCTTACGATAGCGAACCGAGAGAAGACGAAGAAGTATCCTGAACCTAGGAGAGATCTGAATAACTATCGGGTCTATTCGTTGAACGACGTTCTGAATCTACAACTGTTAACATACAATGCTCTAGATCCCAAGACGGTAATCGCTGTCATGTTCGACAAAGGTTACAAGGATCTTAAGGAATCTATGAAGATTATCGACGGAGCATTAGATAAAAGAGTGGGGGCATAGTGGAACAGGTTAGTGATGAGCCAGAGGCTCAAACCTATCCAGAAGAAATAGAAACAGCCATCGTTGGCTTGGTAATAACCCTATGCAACCAAAAGTCCTTGTCCATTGGTATGGATGCGGCGAAACGAGAAGTGATCAATCTTCTCGAACGGATAGTTACGGGTTTAGCAACAAGTAACGAGACTGATAAAGGATGAATATAGAATGTTAGATCCAAAAAACAACTGGACCGGTGTTGGTGGCGTCGTAGCAGACCCAGAGGTAATCAACGGCTCGATTCTCAAGATTCGAGTAGCAGTCGATTACGCTGGATCAGAGCGTGACTCCAAGAACACCTCCGGTTACTTTGACGTTGTGTACTACCTGAACAACGAAGACAATGCACGCAATGCCAAGTGGGTTAAGTCCCAGGTTGAGGCAGGCAACATCAAGAAGGGTTCACAGTTAGCCATTCTTGGTCGTCTAGTTCAGGAACGTTGGGAGAAGGACGGTAGCAAGGGTCAGCGTGTGGTAATCACCGCAGAAGCCCTAACCTATGCATCAAGTTCTAAGCCTGCTGGTGAGTCATCAACAGCATCAGCCGGAACTTCTAGTGTAGCAAGCCTGCCTGACGACTTCTAAAATGGCGTCAGAAGAGTTCGATGAACAAGAGGTTATCAATCTGATAGCCCAGGCTCTGGCTGATGGAGGTGCAAGTGCTCTACAGCCAGAGCGAACTCTTCCACTAGCCTTCAATGACAGCAGGTTATTGGAAGTTCTGGCAACAAGGCTTCCTAAGTATGTACCTGTTCCAGACGTGCAAGTCATACTAGATGAACTACGAGATGAACTGTACTCGGATGTAAATCTAGGCACATTGAAACAACTCCATATCATAGCGAAGAACTGTAGAAGATGTCCCGCTATGATCCCAGAGCCGCAAATGCCACAATGGAACCTAGTGGATCCAGATGTGGTTTTTGTTTTAGATCAGCCAACTAATCACAAAGAGTCTATAGATCTCTTCGTATCAACACTGAAAAAGGTTGGCTTCTCCTCCTCGCGAATTATGTTGACCTATGTCAACCGCTGCTCGATGCAATCACGACAGCGTCCAGGCGCTGAGGAAATCAAGAAGTGTACTCCGTATCTGTTTGCTGAGTTGCAAATAGTCCGTCCGAAGTTGATCATGCCCCTAGGTCTTGTGCCTACAGCGGCGATCCTAGGAACAGATGTCAAGTTAGCAGATGAGCGAGGACATCTCTGTTGGCTAGGCCCTTGGGCGATTCTTCCTACCGTCAGTCCGTCTTACGTACTGAAGGGTGGAGGACACATCAAGGAGAATTTTGAACAGGACATGCAACAAGCCTTTAACTACCTTTACGGAGAGAAATAGTGTCAGAAGAAGAATTTAATGCGTTAGTTCAGAAAGACGTACGTCATGGATGTACAGAAGATGAACTTAACGTACTCAAGGCGAACTTACGTGAGTGGCTCTCAGAACTAAACGCACTTAAGCGAGACGTTGAAGTCCAGTTAGGCGCACAGAAGTCTAGAGTCTCGGCCACCCATGCAGAGATGCTCGAAAATGGATCATCTAAGGCTGATTGGCTGAAGTATAAGTCCAAAGAAGACTCATGGCGAACAAGCGCAGTTCGATTTATGGTGTCAGTAGAGCAACGGATGCTACACGTCAAGAATCTACGAGCCGCAGCAAACGGTAACACGAAGGTAATGACTGCTTAATGTATAGACTGTCTGACATTTCAAAGAGTGGCAATACAGTGCCGTCTAATATGTCGGACACAATGTACAATGAGTTGAAACGAAACTCTATGGGCTGGCGCTACTACTCAGGCAAGCCCATAGAACCCATAGCGGAAGCATTCATAAACATGCACGCTGCGCTAAACTCTTCTCTGGGTTATGTCTATGGCCCACGTCCTGCTTTTATAATAAGATCTGATAGAATTGAAGGCTTGATCTATGCCAACGGAGCAGTTGTGTTAGGTCGCCACAACAATTATTTAGAGTTCTGGATCGCAGAAGATACCGCAAAGCTGTTCAGGTATCCAGACCCAGAATCTTTTACTAATTAACTTCATCCGGGTGTAGCTCAGCGGATAGAGCAACCGCCTTCTAAGCGGTAGGTCGGGGGTTCGAATCCCTCCACCTGGGCGCGAAACTAGAGGAGACGCGAATGGTATATGATTACGACGAACAGTATGAGCACGGTAGAATCTCAGGGCCAGTGGTCGTGGATTTCTACGCTACATGGTGCCCGCCATGTAAAGCAATGTCGCCCATCTTGGAAGAGTTATCTAACGAGATGAACGAAGTCACATTCCTCAAAGTGGATGTTGACACACACGAAGACCTAGTCAGACAGTATGAGATTCGATCTATGCCCACGTTCGTGGTACTGTACGATCAGGTTGAGATAGACAGGATGATCGGTGCAACGTCAAAGGACAAGTTCCAAGAGTGGATAAGGGACTGCATCGACATAGAAGAAATCACACCCAGCCCAGACTTTTAAAGGATAAACTTAATGGCTGACAAACTAACCAAGGCCCAGAAGAGCGTCGATGGCGCTCTTTCTTCATTCCGCAAGGCTCACGCTGCACTAGAGAAGGCAGAGGCTTCACTCGATACTGAGGCCGAGAAGATCGCTGCCCAGATCGCAGACCTTCAGGCCAAGGCAGAGGCTGCTCAGGCACAGAAGGAGCGCACTGCTGCCGTCAAGGAAAAGATTGCGGAGTTCGTAGTCTAGTGCCACAACCATCTATCGATATCGGTGGATGGGAACACGTCGGAAACTGTTACGTAGACGCGGGTCTCATTTGGATAGGAGACCCGTGCTACGTAATGGGCGACGATGCATCCAGCCGCGTAACTGACTGGTCAGAGTTTTGTGACAAATTGTTTGCTTGTGAAGTGGACAACGTCGCAAAACCTCTAGGCGAAGGCACTGGCATTACAGTCGGTTCTGGGTATGGTGATGGCGAATATGCTGTCTATGTCCAGCGCAGCGACGGACGTATCGCACGTGCAATGATTGAGTTCATTGGTATGGACGACTACTACCTAGAGGACGACGAAGATCCTGAATGGGATCATGCTAAATGCGGAGAGTGTGGTGACTACCTGGATGAGGTAGGATACTGCCCTAACTGCGAGCCAGAAGAACAATTCTAGTTCTCGTCTCCGTAGTATAGAGGTAGAACAGATCTCTCCTAAAGATCAGGCCTGGGTTCGACTCCCAGCGGAGATGCTATGATAAAATGTGACTGGAACGGCCACCACGACAAGGGATATGATCCCGACACCCTTTGTCATGGTCAATCTATATTTGAATTGATCGATCCACCCATGACATATCAAATCTGTATAGATCACGCAGAAGCCGCCGAAAGGTATGTGGAACGTTCTGGTGGTAGATCCCGCATCGATAGCAAGCCTCAGTGTAGACGTGCAAAAGCCTAGAAGTCTTTCAGATCTAATGAATGAGAGAGAAGAACTAGAGTGCTGCCTGCATTGTCAGGAAAACATCCTTGAGTTCTTCCGCCGAAACCCTACTTTCCTTGAGTATTTGATTACCGAGTGTGAGACATGAAAACCGTAGGCTACGATTGTACTTATTGTGGACTATTCATCCCTTCACTGGACGTACATTGTCCTCATGATGAAGAGTGTCCGAACCACGACTGGTGTCAATGTGACAACTATGCCCATTCTGAATGTTGCCCCGAGTGCATATGAGGATACTAGAAGGCATTAGATACTGCTCTATCTATGGCGGCATCGTGGAATGGGAAGAGGGCGAAGAAGCAGGCTGTCACTGGTGTGGCCCTGATACTTTCTTTGATCAGAATCATTCTGAAGTAGCAGTCCTAGAGTAACACCCCGCCTCCTTAGTATAATGGCTATTACAGTTGCCTTGTAAGCTCCAGATCTCAGTTCGATTCTGGGAGGAGGCTCTCCCTAGTAAGAGAAAGATAGTATGCAAATACTTGTTGTTGAAGACAAGCACGACACTTCTTATTATGCGGCTGATACTGAAGAACACCTTTATGCTGCGGCCCTTAAGATAGTTAAAGAACGTTATAGCGATGGATGGTATTACTCTATGGGGGACGAAGTAGCATGGCTGCATAAAGCTCTTGATGGAAATAATCCACAAGAGTGTGGCATGGCTGCTTGGAGACTCCTCAAGGCTCGCAGGGATTATGAATATGAGAGATGTTATCTAGATGACGTATTCGTGGTGGAACCCGCAAATGTCTAGGCGATCCAAGCGCAAGGCAGCAGAGAGAGCAGCAAGAGAGTGGGATAGGGAATACGAGAAGTGGTGGATGGAGCAGTTTGCTCAAGGCTACTCTCTCGGTCCTAGCATTCCCAAAGAACAGCAGATTGCAGAAGTGAATGCGATTGCTGTAGAGATTTTCGGCGGAAGATACTATTGCATCGGAGATGACGTTGAGTTCACGCTTAGTTCCTAACGAACCCACGTATGATGAAGTCCCAGTAGACATCTATGACCAACTAGAAGACATAGATAACGCTCCTTATTTTGACGAAGACGGAGATTTGATCTACTATCCATATGAAGACGATTACAACGAGTACTTCTCGTACGATGACGATGAGTACCTGGGCGCTGAGGATGACTATCCTTACGACTGGGTCGATCCATATGGAGATACATAACTAATGGCATTCCTGGTTAGACTAGAAAAAGAAGATGCAGAGTGGCTCGCCAATCTAATGGCGACAGGTATTGAAAAAGCCAGTCGGCTAGAGGGCGGTTGGGCCAACCACATCGAACGACTCTTGGCTATCCAGACTGCATTAGAAGAGAAAGATAAGGCAGATCATCAACCTGGCGATAAGGTTGAGCGAACTCGCCGGACTAAAGAGGAGATCGAGGCAGAGAAGCGACAGGCACTCTGCCCCGATCATCCTAAGAACCAACTCAAGAAGCGCCCTAGCACGGATTGTGATGGATGCTGGAGTGCCTACGAGCGCCTAGAGCCTATGAAGTATGAGGCCGCACGCAGATCCTACGAGGCTTCAAAGAGGAAATGATGAAGAACTATATCGTAGATGAAGAATCCAGGAAATGGATCGAAAGCAACTACGGTAAGGGCTGCGAATATGCCTCTCCTGCCTATAGGGACAGTGCTCCTTACCTATTGGAGCGGGTTAAACAAGATCCCTATGGATACGGTCACGTCGGAATGCGGATGTGGTATGACACTCTACCCGGTAGCCAGAGTCAATGGAAATTGCTTTACGACGGCGGAACTGATACTATCATAGAGCCTTTCGATATTAAATTACAGTGTAGGCGTAAGTAAGTTCTGCGGCATTGGTGTTAATGGTTAGCATGTCAGTCTTCCAAACTGAAGGTAGGGGTTCGAATCCCCTATGCCGCTCCAAAGGAACAGGTTTGTGAATAATATAGTAGAATTAAAGGACACTCTTAGAGAGTGTCTTTCTTTTTGCCCGGACGACTACAGGGGTCCTGTATCCTTACATTCGAAGCCCGATGGTGCGAGTCTGTTTATCGTTTGGAATGGCGCATACTTTCCCACTATGAACCTACGCAGGGGTGTCTGTGGCTGGATTAGATCATATGATCTCTCCAATAATATCTGGAATCTCATCGGTCTCTATGACGAGAAGACTGGCCTTGTCAAGTGGACGGATAGCCAAGGTTATGTATATGGTTCTGTAGACGCATTCCACAACATGGTATTCGGTAAGGGTAGACTGTCATGCAAGAGGAAAGTAAGTTAGTTAAGTATCCTCGTACCATGCACCTACCGTGGTCTCCTGGCTTACAAAACGATGACAGAGTGATAGAAGATCTGTCAGTCCTAGAATCTTGTGACGATGTAGTAGTCACAGAGAAGATGGATGGAGAGAATACTACTCTCTATTGCGATACGGCTCATGCTAGGTCTTTGACGAGCGGCCCGCATCCATCTCGCGCCAAAGTCAAAGAACTCTGGCAAAGTCTCCGTTGGGATATTCCCCCAGGTATGCGTATCTGTGGTGAGAATATGTACGCAAAGCATTCAATCTATTATGACAGCCTCAGATCCTACTTCCTCGTCTTCAATATCTGGCTCGGAGATGTATGTCTCTCCTGGGAAGATACAATTCTCTGGTGTGGACTTCTCGGACTCGATACAGTCCCTGTCCTATACCGTGGCAAATGGAACGAATCAGTCTGGTCCGATCCATATCATGCCGAGCGGTGGATTCGTCAAGGGCGAGATGATCATGACGGTGGCTCCGAGCGGGAAGGATTTGTTGTCCGACTGGCTGAAGAAATACGGCTTGACGACTTCGGAAGAAGTGTGGCCAAGTATGTACGCAAAGGTCACGTACAAACAGACGAACACTGGATGTCGCAGGAAATCACGCCAAATAAACTAAGTGCGAACGTAGATAAAGATATCTACTAATCCTACATAAACCTATCAAGGCGGTGATGATATGGAATTTGTAGGAACTTTTGGTGTTGATGACTATAGCGCACGTACTATCGAGGAACGTTTTGAGATCGATGGCTGGTTACAGTTCCATGGTATCCTGCCACTCAAAGTGCAGAGTATTCGCATCGAAGATAACCACATTATAGTCAACGAATATTACTTGTCATCTGAGAATAAGATGATGTACGATCGTAAGACTAAAGAAGTCGCTACTACTGAGCGTATGTATCGACTTAAGAAGGACCCTCCATTCTGGAAGGAATGATATGTTCAAGTGTTCTGCATTGGGTCATAATTGGGTACCATTATGGTCAGGTATGGGTAGGCGTGGATGCTTGAGGTGCGGTAAGATATCTGAGGAGATCCCTAATGCACAGAAAAAACGCAAGTAACCAATCGCAGGGATCGATTTAATCCCACTCATTCCGGGGTAGTTCAGTGGTAGAACGGGTGACTGTTAATCACCATGTGGGGGGTTCGATTCCTCCCCCTGGAGCCAAGTAGAATAGGATAGGTATGTCTGCTAGAATCCATGTTTTCTGTAAGAAGCATAGCTGTTATATCGTTACCCATGAAGGACAGTTGAACATCAAACATCCGTTTGACCTACAGGACAGACGAGATATGTGGTGTCCTTACTCTACCGAAAAGAACATGTGCGCCAACGATCCAAACGATTGGCGATTCATAATTACATAGATCAAGGTCCAGTGGTGAACTGGCGTATATCACACTAGTCTGTCGAACTAGAGTAGGGGGATCGATACCCCTCTGGACCGCTTGGTATTGGAAGCATTAAGCGTCTTCCGACTCGAAACGGAATCTTATCCAATACCATATCAAGCGGGTGTATCTCGGCGGTTAGAGCAACTGAATTTTAATCAGTTGGTCGGGGGTTCAAATCCCTTACGTATCGCGCGAGGTGGCTTATGTTTATGAGAAACTTACGAATGTGGTTTTATGAAACTCTCATAGTTTGGGCATTCAAGAAACTTGGCTCTGATCAGTACATAAACTACAAAGAAAAAGTAAAGATCACTAAAATCTAGCACGTGTAGCTCAGTGGCTAGAGCAGACGGCTCTTAACCGTAAGGTCGCGGGTTCGAATCCCTCCACGTGTACCAAAAGAACAGGAAAACCATGTCGCAACTATACGATCCCACAAGAATCGACCTGAAATTAGATCCGTTCGAGATGCGGATGACAGGTACAGCAAGGCACGGAATGGTGCCCTTCGATGTACCTTACATCTCAGAGATCGCAGACAATCTATTCCAGGGCGGATGTGCTAACGATCTACTACTGCCTGAGAACATCAAGCATGTAGTGTCGCTGTACAAATGGGAAGCATATTCCTGCGAACATGAGTTAGATTCTGTAACTGTCGTTACTATGTACGATTCAACGTCCACACCAATCAATAGAGATCAGGTTGTGGCACTGGCAAACTGGGTGAATGTCTGTCGTAAGACTGGACCTACCTTAGTTCATTGTCAGGCTGGTTTGAATAGGTCTTCTTTGGTCGCGGCGCTTGCCCTGATCTTGGGGGATGGTTTGACTCCTGAGGAAGCAATTGCTACCCTCAAGGAGAGGAGATCACCTGCTTGCTTATGCAATCATGTGTTCACTGAATGGCTACTTGAAGAGAAGTATAAGTAGTCAACACGGGCTTGTAGTTCCAATTGGCAGAACAGCTCCTTTGCACGGAGAAGGTTGGGGGTTCGAATCCCCCCTGGTCCACGGGGTAGTAGTCGATGAAAGCAGAGCGTACGGCTGCATGAGGTTGCTATACCCAGTATTTCTTGGGCTAGTCGCATTGGTAAATACTAGTTGTTGCGGGTTCGAATCCCGTCTAGTCCACTGTGGTGCCTTTAGGTTGGAGTCACACAAGATTAACCGAAGCACAATTGCATGGTAAAGTGACCTGTAAATCATGCAGCCACACAATACGGGTCGATAAAGTTGCGGCTGAGATCGACAGTTGGCGGAGTCCGCAAAACTCACGGTCAACAACATGGTCTATTCGTCTAGTGGTTAAGACGCCAGATTCTCAATCTGGAAACGGGGTTTCGACTACCCCATAGACTGCTTATGGAAGAATATGAATGCGATCAAGAATGTGCCGTCCACTTTGATGGGTGTGACGGCTTTTGTGATCATCTCGACGGTCACGTAAACGGATGCTGGAGAAAAAGTGACTAAGGGTACTGGCAACAAGACAGAGATGTCGATAAACTGGGACTACTCAGAAAAAGCAAAGCGATGCCCAAAGGCATACAAGATCGTGAAGGGTCAATACCTTCGCGGTGGCCGCGGGGTAAAGAACATCTTCGGAAAGTAATACAATGCGAATCATGATGGCAGGCGACACACATAGCAACTTTGAGCAGTGGGAGTACCTATTCCCCATCGCTAAGGACCTTAACGTTGATGTCATCATGCAACTCGGAGACTTTGGATACTGGGCGCACACCAAGGGTGGACTTAACCACCTTGATGCTCTACACGATCTTGCTGTAGAGTACGATATCCCAATCTACTGGCTGGATGGCAACCACGAGAACCATGTGCACCTACGGGTGAACAGGATCGCAGTATGGAATATGTTCTGTCTTATGGCAGGCGTAGATCCTGGGCCATTCGTCCCGATCCGCGGCACGCATATTGTGCACACGCCGCGGGGTGCAACCTGGGAGTGGGACGGCGTTAAGTTCCTAGCAGTTGGCGGTGCGTTCAGTATCGACAGAGGCTGGAGAGATGTTGGGGAGTCCTTCTGGTTTGAAGAGGAACTCACTGACGCTGAAGCAGACTATGCTTCTAGAGTTGGGAAGGTCGATGTGCTGGTGTCACACGACGTTCCGATGGGCACGGATATGGCGTACATGTTCATCCGACAGGGTAGGTCGTACAGACCTATTCCGCAGGCTGAACCTAACCGCCGACGCTTGAGGCAGGTGGTCGAGGCCACGAAGCCTAACTACATATACCATGGCCATTACCATATCTGCTATAAGAACTACCTCGAACTTAATAGCGGACACACCATTGTCGTCATGGGCCTCGGTGCTGATGGGATGGAACAGGATTCCTGGACTATTCTTGACACTGAGGACTTGACAAATCCGGTTGGATAGTTTACTATCAATAGACCGATGAGAAAAGGAAACACAAGAAATGGAAAACACGTAGATTTCTAAACTGTATGTCATCACAAGATCAGACTTCAGTTGCGGCTATCAAGTAGCACAGTCTGTTCACGGTGGCATGGCATGGGCTATGGAAAAGTCCCATTTGCTAGATGAATGGTCAGGGACTGTAGTCTGTGTAACAGTAGAGTCTGAAGCCGATCTATATTGGTGGGCTTCTGAACTCGAATTACGTGGTCAAGAGGTATCCATTTTTAGAGAGCCAGACATTGGTGATCAACTAAGTTGCATTGCTGTTCTTCTGAATCAGGAGCAGGCACAGTGGCTTTGTAGGTTGCCCTTGGCTGGCTCTTGTGGTTTACCACCATAGGTATCGTCTCCGAAAGGAGGTGATACAGTATGACTGAAATGGAACTTAAGGCTGAAGTAGCATCACTCCGAAATGAGTTAGCAACACTTCGTGACCTGATTGCAGGCGGCGATCTAGCGTCTGGCGTAAACCGCCTAGCACAAAAGATCGAACGTCAGCGTCAGGCTCTTGATAGACTGCACACCCGTGTGGTCAATCAGCGTTTCCACCTTCGCACTCTCGATGAGTTAGGCCGCGGTCTAACCAAGGATGAGTACGAAACGGCTCGTGCAGCAGTGACTAACGAGCAGGTTAAGGATCGTCTAGTAGGCGTCATCGCTTAACCAATAGTGCCAGGTCAGACAGATCTAACGTAAAGTCGAGAATTGTAACTGCTGGCACTCTCGCCCCGGTAGCTTAACGGTAAAGCAGCGGATAAAGAGACTCAGTATCTCACGGTTTGGGTCTCTCCGTCGATGGTGGTTCGAATCCACCCTGGGGCACCATGGAAGAAATAGTGTAACCCGGTAGCACAGGCGACGGCCAGGCGAGGTTCGAATCCTCATCTTCCACCACGCCCCGATAGCTTAGTGGGAAAGCCTCTTTCTGGATCCTGTGAGGCTAGCAGGGAAAGGTTAGAGTAGCGCGCAAACACGGAGGTTCGATTCCTCCTCGGGGTACCAAGAGCCTGTAGTGCACGCCGAAGCGTGACGTAACATGAGTAGCCATACGAATCCTAGGCCACCCTTATGGCGAGGGGTGTTACGGTAGTGGGAGCACGACCGCCAGAAAGCGGTTAGGATGGGTTCGAATCCCATCAGGTTCACATGAAAACTAAAATAGACAGAGACCTTTTATCAGAGTTAACAACCAGTACAGAACTTGAAGGCTGGACAGTGCTTCAGGATAAACACCTTCGCAACAAGAGGTGGACTGAACAGCGGCGCATCGTCCTAACCAATCCAGAGTTCCCTGGCATATGGGCTTTCGATTATGAAATTGGACTTACCGAGATGCAGGACTTCTCTTGGTATGACCACTACCCAGAAGAGATAGAGTTGTTCCAGGTTGTACCTAGAACAGAAACGGTAATGGTGTATGAAAAAGCCCCTGTGGAAGAGCACGATAGTAATCTGGACTGAGTTCGATCCATACGATACAGAGATCGACACTCTAGCGTGGCACGCAATGGAAGGCGACGGGTATTGTTCGCGCCACATTGCAGATCACATAGCAGATCCAGAGTCAGATCCCGATTGGGATGGAACAGAATTCTTCTGGGATCCAGAAGAGTAAGGCTTGAGGTAGGGTGTTCGGGTGTGTGCGCCCTGCCTCAAATTTGCTTCGGTAGTTCAATGGTAGAACAGCGCCCTCTAAAAGCGTATGTTGAGGGTTCGAATCCCTTCCGAGGCGCTCAAGATCACGTAGCTCAGGTGGATAGAGCAGCGCAAAAACGGAGGCGTGGTATCTAGAGAAGGTTTGCGGATGCACCGGGACCGGGCCGCATGCAGTAATGTATGTGGTTGGGGAACCTTAGCCCCCGGCAGGGAAGCGCGTTATCCTAACTCTAGCGTTGCGGAGGTTCGAGTCCTCCCGTGATCACATGAAAACATATCAAGATATATTCGAAAGCATTGTCGCATTACTTGATGCTCCTGTTACAGATGACCCGGTGGACATTCTCAAGTTAATCGCGGCAGAGTGTGAATATCCAGGTGAGTACACCTACTTTGATAACAAGGGTCAGTGGGTAAGATACCCTATAGAAGGCGAGTAAAATGAATTTAGTTACCTGCACATGCGGTAATGATCAGATCATAATCGTAACTCCCGCAGTTCATAAGTCTAGCGAAGAGATTGAAATCGTAGACAACGGATATCAAGCCTGGAACAGTGACTCTAGTTGGGAAATATCTGACGAAGACGGAGCAAGGTTTGTTTGCGAAGAATGCGACCATTCTTGGAAAGTTGATCGTCCAGTTACTTGGGAGTGGATTAACTAGATGAGTATGTCTACTAGAGTAGAAGCCTACAAAGATCCAGAAGACGAGAAGTACATACAGTACAAAGCCATCTGGGATGCATGTAGAGAAGCATACGTTCAGGTCCCTGATGAAGTGATGAGTTACTTCGGATATGAAACACCTGATGAGCATGGTGTAAGGGTGAACTTAAAGCATGAGAAATTCTCTGATCGTGATTCGGTAAGTGATGGTATTATCATCAAGGTAGCAGACATACCTAAAGATGTAACTGTCATTAGGTTTGTGAACAGTTACTAATTAGTGACAACCGCTGGTAGCTCAATGGATAGAGCGTCTGACTACGGATCAGAAGGTTGGGGGTTCGAGTCCCTCTCAGTGGGCCGCGCAGGGATAGTATAACGGTTCATTACATATCTATGGTACAGATATAATCAGGGTTCGATTCCCTGTTCCTGCTCCAAGGACCAGTAGCTCAGCCAGGCTTAGAGCATCCGTCTGATACACGGAAGGCCGGGGGTTCGAATCCCTCTTGGTCCACTTGAAGGTCACGTTTATTCGTGGCCTTTTTCTATTTGTCCCCGTAGGTTTCTTTTTTAGGGCGCACATTGACTAGCACATTTGTAATCCCAGACAGGTTGTACTTCTACTCTGAGCGTGTAGCGACTCAGAAGGTTGACGAGAAGCAGAAGTATGGCAAGGAGAACATCTCCGATGCGGTAGATCCTACTGAGGCCAACCTTATATCTTCTCTTCTTGAGAATGGCAATCACGCGCCGGTCATTGATTTCGACTACCCGATCGAAGTCATCCCAAGCACTACGCTGGGACACTTCCATCTCTACATTCATAAAGAAGTAGAGTGGAACAAATACAAGAACGTACTTAATGCACTTGCCAATGCTGATCTTATAGAAAAAGGTTACGCCAAGGCATCAATGCATAAAGGTTTTAGTGCAGTGCGCCCACCTGGCGTGCAAAAGTTGAACGCACCAGAGGTATCAGATACTCTTGGTGAGTTGGCTAAGGCTAAGCGCCGCAACTTTGAACTAGAACTTGAACTAACCAAACTGCAAGGGCAAGTAGCAATGCTCAAGGCTCAGTTGGGCCAGCAGGGTGAGCATACGTGCAAGTGGGACTGTGGCTACAGTACAGACGTGCTGACAGATCTCAACTACCATTACTTTGCTTACTGTCCTTTAGCAGAACAACAAACACCACCACCTGGAGAGGAGGCGAAACGCAATGGCACTATACAGGACGCTTTTTAAGGGAATCTGTGGGTCTATAGCCTACGGATTAAACCACGCAGACAGCGACGTAGATGAACGTGGCGTGTTCGCCTACCCTACCAATGTGGTCCTCGGGCTGGACATGCCAGCCGAAACCATCGAAGTACATGAGCCTGACGTGTGCCTACATGAGGTTGGGAAGTTCTTGCGCCTTGCAAGGGCGAACAACCCTAACATCCTAGAGATGTTCTGGCTCGAAGAGTATACAGAAATGACCCCTGAGGGCTATATGCTTCTCGGTGCTCGTGACATCTTCTTGTCTCAGAAGGTTCGTAAGACTTATGCGGGCTACGCTATGTCCCAGATCCATAGGCTAGAAGTCAGAGCAGAGAAGGGTGACGCATCCTTTGGGTCAGACCTTCGTAAGCGATACTCTAAGCACGCGCGACATTGCTTCAGGTTAATTCAACAAGGGCGTATGATCCTTGAGACTGGTAAACTTGTCGTCAAGGTACCTAACCGAGATGAACTGTTTGCCATAGGTGAGATGGAACCAGAAGCATTGATTGCGCGATTCAATGAAGAGTACGAAGACTTCAAGAACGTCAAATCTGACCTCCCAGAGGAACCAGACAGCGATAAGATCAATGAACTTCTTCTGAAGATCAGGCGACTGAACTACTCATGAAGCGCATCATACATATCAACCAGCACAACATCAAGGCTAACGCTAAGAACGGGAGTGATCTACCCGTGATCACAGTCAAGACATACAAGTCCAATGACTATGGTCACGAGGTAGACATTCTCGACGCCGTGGGTAGAGTTGTGGCTAGGATCGTATACCCAGATAAACCTTTAGCCTGCGGCGCTAGAGTGTGGATAGAGACCGAGAACGATGTCAGAATCAGAACAAGAACTACCCAATCTAAACAACTGGGTAATGACAGCAGCATTTCGTAAAGAAGTTGTAACGATTGGTACGAAAATCTTTTGGCGTGATTACGTCTGGGAATCAGAGCAGGTAACTCTCTTCGATGACGGCTCCTACGAAATGGATCAGGTCATCTCCACAGTCTCAGAAGTAAGTAAGAAGTTCTTGCCTGGGCATTGCTGGTACAGGGTCAATACCGAATGGGATTACGATTCCACCTATAGGTATGAATATGTCTCTGGATGGCGAAAGCAGACCGAAACAGAGCACAAAGATTACCTGAAACGCCTAGCCGCTCAGAAAGAGGCCGAGAAGAAGCGTGCGGCCAAAGAACGCGAACGCACTAAGAAGGCAAGAGCGCAACTAGAAGCAGAAGAACGAAAGACGTTAGAAAAGCTGCTAAAGAAATACGGAAAAGAAATACAATGACCATATGGTTTACCAGTGACCTTCACTTCGGTCACGCTAACATAATCAAGTACTGTAACCGACCGTTTGAGTCTGTGGATCACATGAACCAGGAACTCATCCGGCGCTGGAACGAGAAGGTCCAGCCAGAGGATACGGTATGGGTGCTAGGTGACGTGGCTATGGGCAAGTTGAAGGAAACGGTTCCACTGGTCGCTCAACTAAATGGCGACAAGCATCTGGTTGCTGGTAACCATGACGGCTGCTGGAAGTACCACAAGAAGGCTGACAAAATGGCAGCCCTCTACTTCGATGCCGGGTTCCGAAGCATATGGACCGAAGCATGGTCGACTCTTCCTTTCGGGGATAAAGACATAAAGTTTCAGATGCACCACTTCCCCTTTGTCGGAGATAGTCACGACACTGATAGATACAGTGAGATGCGCCCGATCGATAAGGGTCAGATACTTCTTCATGGTCACGTACACGATGCCTGGAAGGCAAAGCCACGCATGGTGAATGTGGGCTGTGACGTATGGGGCTACGCTCCTGTTACATTCGATCAACTGATGAGCGCAATCGCAGAATGTGAAGACTAATGATAGTAATTGATATCGTGTTTATGACTGTAGTGCTAATGTTCTGTGTTGCTTTCGCCCTTGGTTTGGCCATCTTAATCAAGATGCTCTGGCAGGAGTTGATGAAATGAAAGACTTGTATATGGTCGTCTGGTCTGGGGGGTATGAAGCCCCTCAGTACCAGGTGCTAGACACAGACATTGCTGCTTGGGCACTAGCACAGTCGTGGGCAGACGATATGGACGACGAAAGTGATTGGATTGATGTTCTACGCATCAACGGATCAGATCTTTCAGTAGAACGATTAGGTGAATTCCTTGAGCGATAAAGACGATTCATTTCAGGTAATGTTCCCCGGCAGCTACAGACCTGCCCTAGAACGTTGGCTTTCTAGCCTCAACAGAGAACTGGTCAAGTACCCTTTCACTGAAGATGATGACCTTCCCACTTACTTCCTGGGACTGCCAAAATGACCTGGGTTGTCATAGAACAAGATGAAGGGCTAATGGTCGACTACCGTGCCCAGGCTGATATTGAAGTTCTGTTCATTGACTACGATGAGTCAAAACAGAACAAAGAGTACGCCAAAGAGAAGATGATCGATATCTTAATCGGGCACTACGAAGAGATTCCTTCCTCTATTCTGGATGGAGTTGCCAAATGCTTAGAAAAGCAACATCCCGGACTCCGTGCGGAAATCTTTAGAGAAATAGAAGGGAACATATGAATTACTTTGCGTGGTTTGATACAGAAACTACAGGACTGGATGACGACGCAGCACTCCTAGAAGTTGGCTTCGTTTTAACTGACTCAGATCTGAACATCTTATGGCAGAAAGACTGGCTCACGGAGACTATTAAGACCTGTATGTTTGGTCCTGTCGATGGAGTCAGAGAAGAGCAGGCTCTCTGTAATGACTTTGTGCGAGAGATGCACAACAAGAACAATCTATGGGGCGATAGAATGACCAAGCCTCTAACAATGCCAGGAGCCATGCAAGAAGAGATTGCCACCAAGATCTACGAGTTGGGCATCGAGGCAAAAGAAGTTCCCATGGCAGGCAGTACGGTCGGATTCGATCGCGCCACTCTCAAAAGAGAGATACCCAATCTAGAATCCATGTTTCACTACCGCAGTATAGATGTATCAAGCATCAAAGAACTAGCCAAAGTATGGAACCCAAGCGTGTATCGGCTCCGTCCGGGCCAAGACGAATCCAAGAAAGAACACAGAGCCTTAGCTGATGTGTTAACCTCTATCGAAGAATTAAAGCACTACCGTAACCTCTTCTTCTTTCGTCAAGTATCTAGCGTATTAGGAAACTAAATGCCGCAAATGATCTATATTGCATTCTGGTGTGACTATGGCGACTGGGCTTTTGATACAGATGAAGAGACCGGTGGTTGGCTAGGCTTCTCAACTGAAGAAGCGTGCCAAAAGAGGATCGATTATCTCAACGAGCGTGACGGGACCTATCGTGGTTCACCTCGCTGGAGCATTGAAGAGATAGAGGTTCGCAATGCCTGATATCATCAAGCCTACAGGAGACTACTTCTGGCAGTGTGGTGAGTGTGGTGTTCAGAGTCCTGAGGGCTCTGGTCTCTCCACCGAATATGATGCACAGCGTAGTTTATGGGCACACTACGATGAAGAGCATGAACTTCTTTGCGAACGCTGCGGCTACCCCGATAGTGGTGAATGGGGCGGACTATTTCCCCTTACCGTAGAAGTAGGTGCATCGCATGAAGAAGGCTGGGAAAAATGGCAGCAATTCATGTGCGCCGACTGCTGGGATGAGATGCGAGATGAACTAGAAAAGTTTGTCTATGAAGTATGGGGCATCGACAAGAAGAAACGCTTCGGCGGATGGTCTTTCCATGCCGAGTGGGAAGAGCGTGAGAACTCTAGGTACAGATTATGAGAATATCTATATGGTGGCATAAACTAAAGGGCCACACCCTAGAGATGCGTAAGGTATCGGTGCCGCTCTTTGATATTTCTGCTCGTGGCGAACTATGGATCTGCTCGTGTAAGAAAAGATGGGCGCTATGACCTTCGAAGAAGAAGTCGACGCAGTCACCCCCGAAGAAGTGGGTATGGCCATCCTTAAGATGTTCAACGCTCTTCTGTTACTGTATAAGTTCGACGGCACGGTGCCCTCCTGGGATCCCGAGGCGGAACCAATTCAGGTCCCCTTTGCGGATACTGTAGACGAAGCAGTAGAGGCTTTCGATAAGCCTGCTCTTCGTCGCAAGTTAACACAATTACTATGGCCGAACGGATACAGGAACAGTGGCATACAAAGTCAAGGATCTTAAAGATCTACTAGAGGGCCTACCAGACGATATGATGGTCGTCCTGTCTAGTGATGGAGAGGGAAACTCTTTTAGTCCCTTAAGTGGATACTGGGATGAAGGTTACTACATCCCGGATAGCACTTGGAGTGGCGATGTTCGTTCCCTTGAGGATATGGAGGATGAACACGACGAAGATTATTACGACGATGAAGATCAGCCCGAGTTCAAACTGCCAGAAGACGCACAGAAAGTACTGGTCCTATGGCCTACGAACTAACTGACGAGGATCTACTTAGCCTCAAGTACACAGCCATGGACATGGCAGAATACGAAGATGATAGTTGGTCATGTTGCGGCGAAGAACGTAGAGACCGAGTCTACAATTGGGAAGAAGTTGTTTCAGTTGTCATTAGGGAATACGAAAACATCAAGGCTAAAAATGCTGGTTGAGTTCCTGATAGGCACTGTGTCTTTATTGGCCGGAAGTCTTATATATGTTCTCTGGATGCTATATCAGATAGCATCCTTGAAATGGCATCGACACCCACATGACCCAAACACCTACAGATATATTCAAGGACCACGATGAACACACCTAATTGCCCAGAGTGCGGTAACCCCATGGCCATCATGGGTAAAGGCGGCAATGAGAACAATGGCATGATCTGGTATTGTGACGGACCCAGTTGGGAACCACCGCGGCCAGGATGCTACTACACAATGAGCGCCATGCAGGTTTCAACTTTCACTGGTGAGGTTTTCTAATGACCAAGTTCATCGAACTAAAGTGTCTTGTTTCAGACCCAGGAACCTTCAATCAAACCGAGAGAATGGTTTTAGTGTCTTTGGATCACATCTCTCACGTATTTCCTCATAGGAATCTCAAGGATAGATGTGTACTGGTCCTGAATAGTAGGATCAACATGGCCATAATGGAATCTTACAAAGATGTCACGAGAAAGTTAAAGAGGCTATCCCCTACTAAAGTCTAGGGGATAACCTCTTTTTTTATATAAAACGGGGGGATGATATTTACTCTTGCTGTTTATTCTCCTCGTGCACTAGCACCTGTGCGCCCACGACAATGCCGATTCCTGTCATTGTGAGAGCAAAGGCACTCATTTCATAGATGAGCAATTGTTCGCCGCTGAAGGGTCCGTATACCATGAGTGGCAATGACAAGAGTACTAGTATTACACCCATCCTGAGTTGAGCATGGGCCGATAGTGAATGTAGGAGCCAATTACCAACCTTGTCAATATACTTCATCATTAGAAACAGACCCCCATCATACATACTACTGTACCGTCTGGTTGTTCTGGTTCTTCTGGGTCATCCGGCGCTGGCTCAGGTTCTGGTTCTGTCACCGGCGCTGGCTGCGTCGTCGGGGGAGTCTGCTCTTCTTGGACAGGAGCAGAGCGGCCAGAACCACTATCACTGTCCCTGACAATAAAAGTGACGTTGGACTCCTCTGAATCTTCTTCCTGTTCATCCGCAGTTTCCTCCTCTGTTGGGTTTACTGTGGTTGTGGTAGTTCCGATACCAACTTGCTCTAGTCTGTCTTGCGCTAGAGCAAGATCATTCTTGGTCTCTGCGTACCGGTTTCCCACTATGTAGGAAGATACCATCATGAATATGATGAAGATAACTATCGCCAATTCTCGCTTTGGTGTCAGTACTGCGTGAGCCATAATCGTACCCTCCTACTATGACTAGTACTAACTAACTACCAATTCAATAGTTTTTTTAAACCTTCATCTTAGATGCCTGGCTTACTTAAAGACGTATGTGCCACCATCTTCAGCAAAGAGGACGTATCCGTAGTATACCCCAGAACTATTTGTCAGTAACTCGAAACCACAAATAGGCTTGTTTAGGGTAATTCCCTTTGATGGAACGTCTCCTCGTAGCACATTGTTTCCTGCTACCTGATTGTAGGCATGGACTGTTCCGTCTGGCTTTACAGCGATGAACGTAAGCCTTCCATTGCTCTGTAGTTGTGCTCCTGGAACCATTCTAGCCCCAATGTACTGTCCTGTCATCATTGCCTCCTGTGGCGTCTTTGCTAGTCTAATTGCTACTTCTCTGCGGAAGTCGTTCATGTCGATACCATATGGATCGATTTTTCTGGTCGGTGCCCATTCCTTGTGGCCGCATGTATAACTGGCATCGTTTCCAATTCCATCCAGCATTGCTGCTACAATTCTGTAGTATGCTTCCAACTGAACCAGTGGCCAAGGCTCACCCCTACCGTCGTTGGCTGCTTCGATCCCTAGCGCCTGAGTGTTTAGAGTGAAGCCCTTCCATGATCCGGCACCGGCATGGTTTGCCTTACCTGATGCCACCATGTAGGCGGTGCCATCGCGACCTAGATACACCTGACACAGCGGTCCTGGCAGGTCAGACCTTCCGACCGTAACCAGCCTCAAGCCTGGGGCGCTCGCTGGCCCTGCGATAGCGTCATGGTGTACAATTACTACTTCTGGATTGAGTGTGGCATCGCCACGGGTCGTCCAGCCATCAACGAGTTGTACTTTAACACCGTACTCTCTCATCTTATCTGGAAGCCATAAAACTCTTCCGCTCATATTTATCCCCTTCGTTCGAATACACTACAGATAGTAACCACAAAGGTGGTATAATGGTTGACATGAATACACGATACTTTGACCAAGAACAGCCAATTGTTGTGGGACTCTTAGGTAATGCTGGTGCCGGGAAGACTAGTACCGCAGATGCCATTGTTCCTCAATCTCTTATCGCTTCTGAGGGTGTCGTAAGGTGGGATCATTTAGTATTGGCTACGCCACTCTATGAAATGGTTACGACCAAGCGAATGACCACTGGAGAGATAAAGGGTAAAGAGAGGCAACTATATGCTCTCCATGACCTACTGGTAGATCTATTCGGTGGCAGCCCACTATATGGTGCACCCGACTATGACGATTTAGTAGATCTAGTCCGCTACATCCAAGGTGTCCCAGTGCCACTAGAAGGCAAACCCAGGACATTCATGCAGAGTGTAGCAACCCTGTGCCGAGAATATGATCCAGACTGCTTTGCTAACAGAGTTCGCAAGACAGTGATGAAGCAGAACCTCCACTATCAAGAACAGGACCTATTCTATGCGGCGCTTGTTTCTGATGTCAGGTTCATCAATGAAGTAAGCATGATTAAGAAGCAGCCAAATGGCGTAGTTATCAAGTTAGATGCTTCGCCTGAAGTCCGTGCTGCAAGGATCGAGAAGCGTGACGGTAAGGCTATGACTGCCGAAGAGTTGAGCCATGAGTCTGAGAAACTCGACATCCCCGAAGAGATGATTGATCTTCATATTGACACCGATCCGATTGGGATCCAGGATGTTGCCACCGCCGTCAAAAAGGCGTTGTTTGACATCTTCCCTGGTTTCCAGGATCTAACCGTAACAGAGGAAGAATTAACGAATGCCTAACCAGTCAGTAGATGCAGCAGAGCAGGTAGAAGGGAACTTTGTAATACAAGAGTTCGAACGTGTTCTGCCTAACATCGTAGTGTCAGGTGTGCCGATCCTTACATCGGGCATCAACCGCAAGATTAACATCGGCAACTATGAGAACATCGATGTGTTCGCCGCTATTTCATTACCACTCCCCGAGACGAGCCTAGAAGAAGTAGAGGCCCTTAAAGAGATTGTGGCTATGGCTGCGGAACTAGGATTCTCTATGATGGCTAAGGAAATCAACGCACGTTATGCGGCCATCAAAGAACTACAGTCGCCACGTAAGACAGAGGATGAAGCGGCTACTTAACCACTACAACAGTATCAACCTTCGTCTTTAGACGATTAGTTGTTTGCCTAAGGGAATGAGTTACACTTTCTAACTGTTCCCTTAGGCTTTTTAGTTCTTCTAGGTCTTTTTCAGGTGACTCAGTCTTAGGCTTATTCCAGATAAACATAAGGTTATACTCTCTTTCTGAGTTCCTTCCGATTATCAGAAATTTCCTCGACCACGTCATGCATCACTTGATTCAACTGCACTAGGGCAGGAACGATTTCTTTTCTGATGTTTTCGTTTAGAGTTTTTACTTCTACTTGAAGTTCTGAGTTCTCTTGGCGTAGGCGATCACGTTCGCCTGTGGTAGTGAGTTTGTCGAAGATAACGAGCAGGAGCACAACGCCAAATGGGCCGCCATGTGTAATGTATGTGACCCAATCGATGTCTGCGGGAGAGCTAGCCTGACCAAGAATTGAGACTACTCCCCAAACTGCTGTAATTGCTAGCGAGATAGCATATACCATTTGAGGTTCCTAACGTTAAGGTGTCTTTGGATATATTCTGAAATTTACTGTAGTCCAACTACGAGAGACACCATTCGGCTCATCTGCTGGAGTTTCAACTCCCGTTATACGCCAAACAACATACTCTTTACCTTGTTCAAAGAACACACTAGAACGTTCTTCCACTTCCTTAGGTATAACGTTCTGATATATTTTCTCTACACAGCCCGGATCTCTAGTGCCTATGCCTTCTCCACTCGCATAAGCACCACCCGGAGGCTCTACCGAAACCCAGGAAGAGCGACCTTCTACAGTTACTGGGTTGTTTGTATTATTACACTTGGTACCCACAACCTCTACTGTATCTCCCAACCTTAGAGCAGGAACATCCACGCCTGGTAACCTGTTCATAACTTCTTGAACTGGATACTCTCCAAGTGGGTCATACTGATCTGGTTGCGCGCTTAGGCGCAAGAAATAAAGTTGCCCCACAATAAGTAGGGCCACCAGGAAGAGTCTCAGTGACCAGTTGGTTGCCTTTGGTGTAGAAGGAGTGCTGCTCTCCTTGCCACCGTTGTAAATTCTGTTGTACACAGCCTCTTCGGATGTTGCCCCTAATGACATAGAAACTCCTAGACCAATAAGAAAAAGAAACTACATACAATAGTAAAAGGGACAAGCCAAAAAAGAGCCTGTCCCTATATAAATCTATCTAGCTATGACATGACTATTTTAGTAGAATCACCAAGATAGTACTGTCCCAAGTCTAAGATTTAAGCATCTGCCCTAAGTACGTCTGCCGCTGACCTGTATAGCGTAGTGCCCGATGGCGACCCATATGTAACAATTGGGTTTGTCGAGGAAGAATTAGAGGTCGTCCAAATTGCATTGGCATTCAGTGTACCTGAATTATCAATGGTAAAACCTGGGCTAGTCAATGTCTTTACACTACCGCTAGGAGTTGCGACAGACCTCTTTAGAAAGGGCGAACGATTACCTCTACACGGGTTAGATCGTCTACGTACTCTTCTGGAATTGCACGTGCTGCCAGCAATGTTGCGGCATTCTGGTCAGAAGCGAGAACGCGGGTTACGTCTACGATAAGATCTGACTTACCCTTCTCACCCTCTTCTGGATGCAGTACTACTGCGTATTCAAATAACTTCACTTTGTTTCCTCTTTTTGCTTTCTTTATACTGTCCCACCAATCAGGTGGCATAGCGTTCAATGTCTGTAGGAGTATGCTAGCCTGTAAAGCGGTTGCTTCACGGTCTCTTTGGCGTTGCGTAATTGTTCCACAAAACGACATCTACTTAACCCTTATATCGTGTGGAGCAGATTCTATCACACCATGAGGGGTTACACCAATCAGTTGTGCTTTCTCTTTGAACTCTGGGAGCGTGTGTGCACCCACATAAGACATTGCACTTCTTAGTCCGCCCATCAGGTAGTTGATAACTTCTTTTACTGAGCCTCTATATGGTACAAATCCACTGACACCCTCAGCATGTTCTCTGCCGCTGGCTTCTGTAGACGCCATGCCACGGTAAGCCTTGACCTTTTCACCATCCAGTTCGATCACCTCACCAGGGGCTTCATCGGTCCCTGCAAATAGACTACCGATCATAACCACATCTGCACCAGCGGCAAAGGCTTTGGCTAGGTCACCTGGGTTGCGGATTCCACCGTCAGCGATGATTGATACATCAGCAAACTTTGCGGCCTCAGCGCAATCCATAATAGCAGTAACCTGAGGCACACCTACGCCAGTCATGACGCGGGTAGAGCATGCTGCTCCTGGGCCAATGCCGACCTTAACAGCATGAGCACCTGCACTAGCCATTGAAAATACGGCCTTGCCTGTGGCTACATTACCGGCCACAATCCAGACATTGTCTGCGTACTTGTTTGCGATGTACTCTATTGTATGCAAAGCATGCTGGGAATGGCCATGGGCAATGTCGAAGACAATAGAAGAAACCCCAGCATCCACTAGAGCATCGATTCTGTCGTAATCTTTAACCCCTACGGCAGCGCCTACAGCGAGGCCATCGTCGGCTAGGAACTTAACCTTCTTCACTTGCTTCGCTGCGTACATGTTCCTATGGATAATACCTAAGCCACCGTTGTAAGCCATGGTTGCAGCCATCGCCCCTTCGGTTACTGTGTCCATGTTAGCAGAGATAAGTGGGATCTGAAGATGAACAAACTTATCGCCTGCCTTCATCTTGGATGAAACGTCGCAATTGCTTCTTGATGCCACGGTTGAAAACTCGGGCACGATAAGAACGTCATCGAATGACAATCCCATACGTAGTGACATAGTTCTTCCTCTCTTTAACAGAGGTAAGTTTATCAGATGAGACCCTCGGCTACAAGTGCTTCGCGCACCTTTAGTCCGATCTTCTTGAAGTGCTCACGAACTGTGTTGGGATGCTCTGTGATCCTGTGTGCTATGTCGGATGATTTCTGACCATCTACATACTTCCACTTAAGTAGCTGACGCTCCTGCATATTGAGAATGTCGAACGGGAACATAGCAGTATCGCCTATGACCCAGAACTCATCGATGTCCTCTGCTCCTATCAGATCCTCCGCTGAAGGCTCTGACGGCCCCTGGAAGCCCTGTGGCTTGTCGTCTGTCTCACCGTCGCCAAAGTCTTCATCTGTTATTAGTGGGAATGTATTACGACCGTTCTGGTCGATTAAGAATACGTCTACATTCCTCTTCAGCTTGTAGAAGAAATAGCGGTATAAGAATCCACTGAACGGTACGTGACCTCCAGCCTTAGATTCCTTACGCTTGTAAATGCTCACACATTCAAAGAGTGTCATGTTAACAGTCTGACGGATATCTTCTTCGTCACCGTAACGCTGCACCATGTAATGGATACCACGTACTGTCTCGTTTACATGCTTGTGTCCCTTGGCATTGAGTTTGTTCTTGCGAAGGTACATACCAACCATCTTATCAGTAACATACAGGCTGATGAACTGGCGAGCATCGTAGTCGGACAGTTTGTACTTGGCGTAATAGATTAGATTGACCCATTTGGTCAAGAAATTGGCGAAGATGTCGAGTAGTTGCTGTTGCGCTACCCCATCCCCGGCTTTCACCCTAGCGATAAGAGCCTGCATCTCTTCTTCTTCTAGGTTGTAGTAGGTTTCCTTAAAGGCTGGCTTCTTTTTGACTTCGGGCATCCCTGTATCCTTGGGCGTTAATGCGACTACACTCTCTACAGAATCTATGCCGCGCTGTATTGTAATAAGTATTATCTTCGGTGTATTCGTGCCCCTTAGGGCAGTGTGTGATGAGTCTCTTACCTCTAGAAACATTCTCTTTGCATGTTACCGCTTCTAGATGCTCTGGCCTTACACACTTCCTGTTCCTGCACAAATGATCAATATGCAATCCGTCTGGTATGGGTCCAAAAGACAATTCATACGATACTCTATGAGCGTATTTGTTTTTTGACTTCCCATTCTCACGAACCATGAACTGACCGTAACCGGTAGGTTGACATGACGCCGTCCAAATCCAGCAGGCATCTGTTCTGTCTACCTTAGACCAAAATCTATCTGGCTTAGGCTTAGTGGTAGACATTATTGGCCTTCCCATGTAGGTATACGATCTTTGTACTCTTTCCTCATATCCTGGTAATACATAAGGATTGGAATCCCTAGACGCTTGAAGAACTTATCTGCCTTAGTGCCCTTCTCGCAGATAGCATATAGTTTGGCAAACTCTTCGGGGTAATTCTCTTTAAACCCCATCAACTTAGAGAACGTGCCTGGCATAACGCGACCCTTTACCTCTACCCAGATCTCTTCTCCTTCATAGTCGAGTATGTGGAAGTCGGGTAGATAGGCCACAGCAGAATTCTTAGGTCTGTCGAATTCAAATAACTTACTCTCGTATTCCCACTTGATCTTATTCAACTTCAGAACTCTTGCAAAGTTCCTCTCCCATCCGCTACGATACACCGTCTTCCCCAGGTCTGGGGCAGTACCGGCTCCGATACGTCGGGGCTTGCTAGAAACTTTTACGGTTTTGATTTGACTTTCCCTAGAGAGAGCGAGTATTCTGCTCCGCACTGAGGTTTCCGACCGGTTAGGAAGAATGAGGGCCAGATCTGAGACAGTAAGAAGTCCCGCATTTCTGCGGATGATTTCATCTTCTCGTTTGGTCCACGCCCTTCTTCTAGCCATAGTGAGTATCCTTAAGTGTTAGTTAATATAACTACAGAATACAGTAGTCACAGAAAAAAGTCAAAAAAAGATACATTTCAACTTGCAAAGACCCATATAAAGGTAGTAAAGTAACCGACATGAACACATTAGACAACTTCACATCATCAATCGCAACCGAAATCCTAGACAATGTCTACACGACTTTGATTGACGCAGGACTCGACCCAGGTGTCGCTTACCAGCGTGCATTCAACTCAGACTATGACTTTGCTCTAGACTTGGCAGAGAACCCAGTCTCAGCAGAAGAGGCCGAGGACGAGTTAGACGCTTGGGTTCCTAGCGTCTAATCTCTACCCTTGAAGCCCTAGCCGTCCCTGTCGAACATACCCCGTTGTTAAAGTCACACCAGGAGCAGATTCGTTTATTAGACGTGGTATGAAAATGCCGTTTGTTTACAATCTCGGCAGTAATTTCCAACAACCTAGACTCAACTTCATCAAGGTCACTCCTGCTAAAGGTGTGGCCTTTTTGAGCGCCCGAGCGCAAGTAGTAAAGGTTGGCCGTAACGGGCTTGCCTCCGAAGATCTTGTCTGCTGCTAGAGCATAGATACCTAACTGTAGATTCTTGGGGGCTCCTTTTTTGGATACCTCATGCTTACCGGTCTTGTAGTCGGTGATGACAATCCTATCGTCGTACTCGTCTACACGGTCGATAAATCCGTTGATAAGAGCAGAGCCTACCACAATTGAGAACGGCATCTCTTTACTGTGAATGGGGATCTCATCGTCTTGATGGCGATCAGCAAACTCAGTAAGGATCTGCTTGCCTACCTCTATTAGTTCTTGGCCTACCTGATCGTCTGGATCCCACTTAGGTACCTGGGCTTCAAACTCTTCCATCAGTTGTTCTAGAGTGAACTTCTCATTAGGCTGTAAACGTTCCTCTAGGGTGCTATGAACTATGTTACCAAGGGTAGCAGCAGCGCCGAACTGACGCGGCTCCTTAACGATGTAGGTGTAGTAATACTTAGCCCAGCATCCAAAACTACCGTAGACTGTCTCGATCCTCGTGTTGCTCATGTCGATCAGGCTCAATCGCTCCAGATCGCTTACTTCCTCCAGCAGCCTTACTGCCATATGTTCTCCCTGTTAGGTACTCAACTAGTTTTGGATTGTTCTGTAGCGCATTTAGTAGTCCTGCTGTCATCGTGGATACGATACGCTCTTCTAGGCCCGAATCAAAGTTCTGTGGACCTCCAGCCTGCGCCCATACAACATGCAGTGTCTCATGCAGTAATGTATCCTGCATACACTCATGCGTCTGGTCTGGATCTAAGAGGATTCTTCCTCCCCTGTAGTCCATGTATCCAAAGACCTCATGCTCGTCATGTTTACGAGCGAACTCATAGTAGTCTTCCTTGTCGGAACTTACTTCAAACTTCATAGGCCCGACAACTAATGTCTTTGGGTGAGGTAATACTTCCTGCTTAGGCATTCGCTTTCTCCAACTTCTCCTGGATGCGGTTGATCATAAAGTTCAAATTGAAATCTATATGATCTCGATTTGCTTCAAGATAATCACAGATCACACCGTGCTTTTTCAGCAGGTTTTTGAGTGCTTCGTCAATGACAATTGCCTCTTCTTCTGTCTGTGTTCTACCTTTTGGATTGTAGGTCCTACTCTTATGTCTTTTCAAAAACACGTTGTAGTTGTTAAACGTATTGAAGGTATGTAACACAAACCTCTCAAACTCAGGACCCCAATGCTTGCCGTATTCTAAGAGCAAGAAGAGTGGCGAGTCTGTAACGATGACATCTACCTTGTCATCTAGAATAAACTGCTTATGGTGCTGCTTCCCCAAGAGGTACAACTGATCCTTAAGGACTGCTATACTCTCTTCCCAAACCTTATGCTTGGCGAATTCCGAAACTAGCTCGCAGTTATAACCGCGCCACTTGAGTTCGGCAAACAACTGTGCTGCCGTAGTGCTCTTCCCTGTTCCGGGACCGCCATATAGGTTAACTACTAGGGCCATCTTCGTCCTCGTCTTCGAAGTCTTCGGGATCTAAGATCTCGTTGGTCAGAGTGTTTAGGTAGCGGCCATCCTCTAATGCGACTAGGCCAGTTTTACCAATTTCCATGTAATCTTTTTCCATTATATCACCACCGATCCTAGCACAAGTAGAACACCGAGTAGCACCACAGTAGCAATGAATATCATTAGCCAATTGGGTCCACCACCCCCGAACATGCTGTGCTCTTCTTTTTCGTATAGTTTCATAACTTCCCTAAGGCCGTGGAACTCTGGCTCTCTAAACTCTAAGCCACAGCACCCTCCAGCCCTAAGGAAGTATCTGTTGTGCAGGTGAGGCTTGGTGTAGTGATAGATTCTCAACTGCACGTTAGACTCATCTGCGTCGTAATACGAGATTGAATCCGCTTCTACCTGGCTCATTATTCGTTGTATACCTTGATGGGATTCCAGTTGGGATTGTCCAACTTCTCCTGCATGTCGGCAACATACGAATCCCAATCGCGTTCGTCTTCGGTCTTAGATTCTCTCTGAATCGATCCTCGGAACGGATTGCGACCATACTTAGTGATGATGACGCGGCCTTCCTGAGTCCTCCATCGGAGAACGCCCTGGGTGCACTGACAAAAGTCATCCAAGTGTGGATCGATCTTGCCGTTCATGTCGAATCTACCACTGCATGAGTTGGGTAGTGGGCATGCTGAAGTGCCCTTCTTACTGCATCTACCACACGCTGTGCAAGTCTCCCAGCACCCCCGTGTAGAAGGATCTCTATATGTGCCTGGTGCGGCCATCTGTACTCCTAAACCATATTCTCGATGTTATTGAGGGCAACGATGGTTTGCAGCCTATCTTCTACTTCGATAGAAGTGCTAGCCTTAAACTTGATCGTTACCCTGTGAGTCCCTTCGGGGTATTCGTAATACACCGGAGAGTCACCATTCACGCTATTGATTATAGCACTTATCTTGTGAATCTGCTGCTCTGTCAACTTAGAATTACCCTTCAAGAAGATGGGCCTGCTACCCCTTAGGTATGCGGCGTCCATCTTAGAGAAATCCAAGTAGTATATCTTGTAGATCGCACTCTCATCTTCGCCCTCCTTAGCAACCGTACCTTGTAGGATTCCGATTTCGCCTGTCTGGAAGAAGTCCTCTGAGACCTTGTCGGCATTGTTGGGGAATACGATTACCTCAACCTCGCCGGTAAGATCACTGAACGTCAAGTAGTACATCTTCTTGCCGCTCTTGGTTGTCTTCTTCTTTACTGATGTTATGATTCCGGCGACCTTCACAATACCCATCGTCTCTTCTAGGTCAGACAAGACTGTGTTGGTCTGGTTCTCTAGGTAATCCCACACCTCCAATAGAGGATGGTCTGTTACGTAGATGCCCAACTCATCCTTCTCGCGATTCAAGAGATCAATCTTGATCTGCCTGTCTACTCTGGGCTGCTTGAACCAGTCAGGAATGATTTCGTCAAAGGCACCTGAGCCTGCAAGGTGGTCCATAGTTCTCTTATTGAGTAGGACTGGATCACACTTACGTAGGAAGTCATAGATGCTCGTGTACTCCCTGTCTTCTTCTCTCAGCATGGCGTTAACCATAGCGTCACCCATACCTTCAATAGCGCCAAGACCAAAGAGAATCTGCTTCTCTCCTGAGACTGTGAAATCTCTCTCTGAGCGCCTGATAGATGGCGACTGAACCTCTAGACCTAGCCTTCTGCACTCGTTCAAGTAGAGCGACAACTTGTCCTTACTGTCCGTAACACTAGACAGTAGGGCGGCCATATACTCTTCTGGGTAATGAGTCTTCAGGTAGGCCGTAACGTAAGACACCATAGCGTACGATGCTGCGTGAGCACGGTTGAATCCGTATCCACCGAAGTATTCGATGTCTGAATAGATCTTGTCAGATATATTCTGAGCAACATCGGCCACCGTTTTAGCACCCTTTACGAATGCCTCACGGAACTGACCGATCTTATCCATTTGTTTCTTGCCGATAGCCTTACGAAGATCGTCAGCCTCACCCACCGTGAAGCCTGCTAGTGTCTTGGCTACATTGAGTACATCCTCCTGGTAAAGCATAACTCCATATGATGGATCTAGCACTTCCTTAAGGATTGGATGAGGATATGAGACCTTTTCTCTGCCGTGCTTACGGTTGATGAACATCTTATCCATGTCTGATCCGAGCGGACCAGGACGATATAGTGAGATGAGTGCCATGACATCAGAGATGTCTGTAGGCTGTAGCGCAAGCATCATTGATCGCATACCTGGCGACTCTAACTGGAAGATGCCAACACAGTTGCCTTGTTTTAGTTGCATATACGTTGGCTCGTCATCAATCGGAATGTCGTCAACTTCGATATCTATACCACGATACCTCTTAACATTGTTAACGCACATGTCGATGACACCAAGGTTACGTAATCCTAGGAAGTCGATCTTAAGTAGACCGTTCTGCTCTACTCGGTTCATATCCCATTGGCTTACGATGATGTCTTTGTTCTTGCCACCGACCATTACAGGGACGTAATCTGTGACTGGATCACGAGAGATGATTACTCCCGCAGCGTGAATTCCAGGTTGTCTATATACTCCCTCAAGGCCTTTTGCAACATCAATGATGTGTCTGGCCTCAGGGTCATCTCTGTAGGCTTTAGCCATGTCTGCGGTTGCAAGTGATTCTTCAATGCTCTTAGTGACTCCAAGTACCGGGTCGGGCACCATCTTGGCCACCTTGTCACCGATTGCATACTCATATCCCAATACCCGTGCTGCGTCTCTAATAGCAGACTTCGCGCCGACTTGGCTGAAGGTGCAGATATGTGCGACGTGGTCAGCACCATACCGTTCGCGAGCATAGTTGATGACCTTTTCTCGGTGTCGATCATCGAAGTCGAGATCGATATCTGGCATGGACTTTCGTCCCTCCACCAAGAAGCGTTCGAACATGAGTCCAAACTTAATAGGATCAAGATTGGTAATGCGTAGTGCGTATGAAAGGATACTTCCAGCAGCGCTGCCTCGACCCCATCCCACTCGGATACCGTTAGCCTTAGCCCATCCAACCAAGTCTGAAACCACAAGGAAGTAGTCTCCGAATCCCATTCGCCCGACAACACCCAACTCATGAAGTGTTCTCTCTCGTACTTCGTCAGGGATGGGATCACCGTACCGTTCTTTGATGCCTTCCCAGACCTTTTCTTCGAGATATTTAGTTCTATCCACCTCCTTAGGAAGAGGGAATTCGGGGAAGTATAGTTCTCCAAACTTGAGATCGACATTTACCATCTCTCCAATTAAGCAGGTGTTCTCTAGCCACTCTTCATCGAAGGTTCCTACCATTTCTTCGTAGGACTTCAGATAGAAGTCTGGTCCATTGAACTTGAAGCGGTTCTCTTGGTCTACAGTAGCGCCGGTAGACACACACAGCATGGCATCGTGCGCCTCTGCGTCGTGCTTGTGGACGTAGTGGCAGTCTCCCGTAGGAACAACCTTAGCGCCAATCATCTTAGCGATTCTTAGAGTATCTTCTTTTACTCTATGCTGCTCTTCTAGACCGTGATCCTGGATCTCGATGAAGTAGTTCTCTTTACCTACGATATCCTGCATCTTACTAGCCACGTCTAGAGCGGCCTCAAAGTCGCCACGAAGCAACGCCTGCTGGACTGCCCCATTGAGGCATCCGGAGAGCACTATGAGGCCCTCAGCGTGCTCTGAGAGCAAGTCTAGATCAATACGAGGCTTAACGTAGTAGCCTTCTAGGTATGACCTGGACGAGAGTTTGATGAGGTTCTTATAACCATCCATATTCTTAGCAAGAATGCTGAGATGGTACGGGCCTCTCTGGTCCCATTCGTTACGTGCGGGACCTGCACGTTCTTCTTCGTCACGATCGAACCTCGTCTTACGTGCCTGGTAAGCCTCTAAACCAAGGATGGGTTTGATATCATGCTTCTTGCACGCATCATAGAAATCGGGCCAACCATGAAGGTTGCCGTGATCAGTGATCGACAGCGCAGGCTGACCCAACTCTTTTGCTCGCTTGGCATAGGATTCGCACTGACCGTGTCCGTCTAACATACTAAAGACGGAATGGTTATGCAGATTCACCCAATTCTTCAACGAATACTTCTCTCTCCTCGACTAACTTTGCCCACCATTCTACCACAGCAGGGACTTCTGTTGGGTATGGAATCGTATCGTGCGGCCAGAATTCTGTCTCGACTCCAGCAACTAGGATTCTAAAGTCGCAGGCAAAGACCTCAGCAGCACTGTTATGCCATCTGCCGGGGCTACCATGTCCATTGTGGGTTCCTGTGCGTAGTTCTGAGTAAGCATCTTCGAAAGGCTGCTCGTCCATACCGCGGATGATCTCTGCCCACCACTGAATATGATGCCCGTACTCATGAGCAACTAAATAGCGCGTCATGGCTGGATGAAGTGGGATCCTCTTGGCGCACAAGTAGATGTGGCTAGTTCTTGGGTATGAACCATCTTCACGCTGATTCCTATAATCCCAGCACCGCTGAGAGAATCCATTCGTACGCCCAAGTTCGTCCTTGTTGGCGAGCCATAATGTTAATGGATTCAACGGCGGGAACTTCTCCACGCAGATATCTAAGATAGGCTGCGCGTGCTCTCTCTTGTGAGAGTAGCTTGGGATGGGGTCTAGTTCTGCTTTGCCACTCCACCCAGCATAAGCATGGTATGGTACGCCAGATCTATAGTCCCAGAAGAGATCCTCATCCCGAACTTCTTTAATTTCAACTTCAAACATGGTTACTTTTCTTGCTCGGTTTCCAGAACTAGCGTCGGCCAGTCCTTGGACATTTCGGGCATTTCTTGTCCCTCTGGGACTTGAATCTTTGGATCTCTGGTGATGAATCGTATGATCTCTCTACTGGGGTCGATGTACACCCCAATGACCTCATCCTCTAGCCCAAGCCTCTTTGCAACATTCTCCCAAGTGAACGCCCAAGCGCACCTATACTTAGGTTGGCCCTTGTATTCTGGAACGGGGTCCCATCCTTCTTCTATCTTTGCCATTACTTGTTGTCCGTCCTATAGAATCCGCTACCCTTTAGGATAACTCCACCAAGCGAAAAGACTCTCTTCAGATCCCCATCACAACCTAGATGCTCACCGAATATGAGATCCGGTTCAGCATGCTCCACTGAAAGACCGCACTCTTTGCACTTGTATTCGTAAACTCTTGCCATCGCCTTAGTCTTCGTCGTCGTAGTTGTTTCTGATGGTTGGATCTACTTTATCATGAGTGATGCCGATTCCACGACGTGAGTCCTGACGATTTAGATACTCATCACGATTTGCACGGGCGTCAATGATATGCACTACCCCACCACAGTACTTGCATGATGGGCGCATGAAGGAACTTCTCTCCATGTAAGACGCTGGCTGGTCTGACTTACACTCGATACAGATACCGATATATTCTCTTCCGTCTGCCATTACTTTCTCTTTCCTTTTCTCTTTCCACCTGGCTTTATTGCACTAACTGTTTTGGTGCCCTTAGGTGGCTTGACGTATTTAGACTTAGATGGGCCAACACCGAACCCCATACCTCCACTGGACACAGGCATTACTTATTCTTCCTGTCACTTTTCGTCCCATCCTTGATTTGCTTTAGATGGGTCTTAGCATTACTGTCAGTGGTCTTGGGTGTGTATGATTTGGCGTAACCGTTTGTCTTAAACGGCTTCCAAGTTGGACTCTTTGCTTTAGCCATGTATATCTCCTTAGATAGGTTTATACTAGACTAGTAACCTAGTCCTTACGTTTATACCCGAAACGTATAGGTGATGGCGAGGCTGTCTCGTCTGTCTCTAACAGTTTACCATTGATCTCTACCCATTTCCTCTTGGCTTCAAGAGAACAGTCTCCACACCCTACGCCTGCACCGTTGGCACGTTCGCATGAGTATGGTCGCCCACCGATACCTAGTTCGCGCCGCCTAATCCAGTCCTGAATGTGAGCGTTCGAACGCTCCCAACTGTAGTCGGAGCAGTTCTTTAGGATTTCGTGGAGGTAGAAGAGGGCTTCCTCGTTGTACGAAAGGATTGATAGAAGGAAGAGTCTTGCCTCATGTGGGAGATCCTTGTTCTCTTCGGCATACTTCCACCAATCGAGAATAGCGTGGCAGCCGTCGAAAAGAGATTTAGGATCGAAGTCCCTATCCTTGTCGACCTTCTTGAGCATCTTTGTCCCATGCTTTGCAAACCTCTCTAGTAGGTCTTGGGTTGTGTAACTCTTGCCTTGCTTTTCTTCCTCTAACCGATATGTAAATTCCCTGTACCATTCGTTAGACTTATAGTCGAAGGACTGCTCTGGTACAGGTATTGGGTCGGGAAGTCTTGCTCCCTCTTTGATTGCATCCACAGATCCAGAGAGTAAGAGATCTTCGGATAACTCAAACTTATATAGTCCTGTGACTTGATGTCGAGTGTAGGGGATTCTCCACATTCTTCTAGAATCGTACACTTGGAAGTCCAGAGTTTCGAGTCTAATCTCGTCTCTAACCCGCCCTGCAATAAATCTAAACACGCTCGCAAGGTTCGGTCCTGGGGTAATACCCAAGGCGATAGGCTCACACTCAATATGGAATCCCTTATATCCAGTGAAATAAACTCTAATCGCGCTGGATGGAATTGACTCGCGAAGTCTCTCATACAGTCGTATGGCATCGCCCAATGAGGCTCCAAGGTCAGGTGAATCGAGATCGAAGTAAAGTGGTCCAAGTGGAATACTATTGTCGACGCTGGGTCGGTTGTATTGCCATACACTTGTATAGACTCCCGTGTGATTATACTGTTCGGAGAATCTAGAAATGTCTCCAATATCCCAGAAGACTGGGGCTTTATCATTCTTCGGTCCTTCCTGGATCCTAACCACACGCTCAAGATTAGGCATGTATGCCATGACCTCTACGTATTTGAACTGGCTAGTGTACTTACTCTTGTCATTGGGAAGCCTCATTCGACCTCGGCCTTACCTTCTGTCTCGCCCTCTTTCCAGAGGACTTGTTTCTTCCATCTAAAGTTGTCTTTGTGAAGTTTGGCGTATGTAACTTCCAGAAGGAATTGCTCCATACCTCGGAGCAATCCCAACCTCTTACTTAGTCTTATCTCTTTTTCCACTTATCCACCAATGCCATCGCTAGTGGTCTCCATAGTCCTGTGCGCTTGCACTCAATGCAGACGTATGAATACTCCACATACTTATCGCTCAACTCTGAAATGTAGACGTAGATCGGCTCACCGCAGGAGCAGTTTATGCCAACCTTCCATCTTACTTCTTCTTGAGAAGCCATCTCTCTTCCTCTACTTCTTCACCATCTAAGATGTAGTGCAACTTAGAACAAAGGTGATCAGCAATATGGAGGATCATTTCCATATTATTGATTGGAACTGTCTCCGGGATTGGTGACCATGGCCCTCGGTGAGTGCGAATAAGTCGGAGGATATTATACGCCAGGTCATCACCAATGTACAAAGTAGAAGACTGGCTTTCATTGGCAAATGCTTGATCGTCTGCTCGGACTAACCTAACCAACTCATCCACGGTGTATGGATACATGGGATCATATTTGGGAAACTGACCCTCTGTGCCATCGTCAATGAACTTTGTCACATCGTGAAGAATGGCAGCCGCAATAAGTACGTCTTTCTCATCTTGAGTAGTGCTGTAAGAATCTGCCAGCAGAGATACTGCACGTACCACCCTGCGGGTATGAAGAAGGAGTCCGCCATAGTCTCCTTCGTCTGGAGGGAAAGTCCCATCGTATGTTGATGGAGCATCCCAGAAGCATCCTGCTCGTAGCATGATCGCACGGACGAAATATTTGACTCCTTGATCTTCAATAAGATCAATCTCATCCAACAATGGCATGAGAATGTAGTTCTCTTTCTCAAAGTCAGATAGTTCTGTTTCGTCCGTGTTAATGATGTCATCTAGCATCTTACTCATAGTCGCCCTCCTGCGTCTGGCTTAGTTTCTCATACGCCCTGTACATAGTGGCTATGGATTGTCTCATGAGGGTGTGTGGCGAAACTCCCTGATACTGTGCTATCAGAATAGCCATTTGGGTAGTCTCTTCGTCTAACAAAAATCCTAATCGCATACTTCTGGCCATGCCTTCCAGGTAGAACAAGGTTTGTCGAACGGACATCCCTTACAGTACTGAATCAGTCCACGACGCGAGGCGAATACTTTACGTCCGTGCACTTCTGTCCACGCTTCGTTGGCCCAATAGTTTAGAGCGGCGATATCCTCTGGGTTTACATCCGCTATATTGAACCCCGGATGAGTAGAGGCTAGATCATATAGACCATACTGGACGTTCAGAGTCTTTCCCTCGTTCCGGTAGTCGAAGGCTACCTTTAGGGCGGCGAAGTCCAGAATCATTGACCCTGGTGATGGGCGCTTCACCTTAGATGACCATTTAATAACACGGTACTGATCCTTGGTTCGTAAGACTAAATCGAACTCACCAGTAAGGTGTATGTTCCTGCGTAGTGGCACCGTAAAAGACTCACCAATTAGAAGCGGGATGCTTGGATCGTTGGTGAAGTCTTCGTAGAAGTTAAGCAGTGCTGCGGCAGCATCAGTGCTGTACGATGCCTGGTTCTTGTAGAACGATTCGTGCTGCTCTACAGCGATGTCATAAGCCGTGGTGTCCTTGTTGAACCACAACTTCTCCCATCTGTTAAGTAGAGCAGAATATGATGGTACTGAACCGGCCTGCTTCTTGTAGAAGAAGAATGTAACGACCTTCTTTAAGGTATTCTCAAACCTCATCGCCAAAAGATCACGCCCGTATATAGGTTCGTACTCTTTCTGTAGATGGCGATAGTCGTACAACCTCTCGCATGTCTGGAAGTCCTTGATGCCTTCTACATCGACAGTCAAGAGATCTTCAATTACTAACTTTTTGTTCATGAATGAAAGCCCCCATCCCCCAGGATGTCTTCAATTGATATTGGCCCGCTCTCATAAGCGGCGTCGTCAATGTCTGTGTCGAATTCGATGTATGATTTGATGCTATCGTCGTATCTTACTAGTGGCGGATTCAGAACAAACTCCGAACCTGTAATTCGATTCTTTGGAACTTGCAATTGCATCACTAGATCGTCCTCTGCTTCGTCATCTGTGACGAGTTTCTTGGGCGTGATCATGATGATGACGGCACACTTCTGTACGATGGCGATAGAGCCACCTACATCATACTGTTCGGCCACTTCGCGCTTCTCTTTTGCGGCCATAGTGTTCTGTTGTGCTGTGATAATGATTACACAGTTCATGTCCCTAGCCAGGCGCTCAAGACGAATCATCATCATCTCGTAGTCAGCCCAGCGAGGACCATTACCCTTACCAAGCAGTGACTGAATAGTGTCAATAACTACTACGTCAGGGATAACTTCGTTGTGTCCAATTATATCACGCAACCATCGCTCAAGGTCGTCAAAGTAGGAACTATCTGGATCGTGACGGACCATGAATTTCTTGCCCCATTGAGTGAGGCGATCCTGAAATGTCTTAACCCTGCTCTTCTTCTCTTCTTCTGTCCACGTCTCAGCATTGGCATAGACGTTTTCCTTGATTACCTGAGTAAACAGGATGGTTTCCCAATGGGCTTGTGCCTCTTCGTAGTTAACGAATAGCGTGGTGTAGCCAAGATCTGCCCAATGGTTGACCAAGTTCTTGGCTAACGTAGACTTACCTTTGCCGGATGGGGCCACGATAGCGTGGACAGCACCACGGAAGAAACCTCCGTTGTCTCTATAGCCCATAGCCCTATTCAACGATTTGAATGGTGTCGGCAGGAAGTCTGGCAACTTAGTCAACTCCCCTGCCCTAGATGCAATATCTATGGCGGTGGTGACAGGAGCCAATGGATCGTAATCTAAATCGCTCTCTAAGGAGCGAATCTGTTCCGTCAACTGAGAGATAGACTCAGCGTCTTTATCGTTCTTGTTGGCCTTCTTGGCCAGGAGTAGTTGCAACTCCTGTACAGCGTTTAACTGCTCTCGCTTGTTCGCTCGGTATCTGAGAACCTTAATTACAGATTCTACAGTTGATAACTCTTGCTCTAGAACAAAGTCCATGAAGGCACGTACTCCCCCGGCACCACCGAGGGAGTCTGTGATCTCTGTCTCTGAGTCCAGCCACGATCGGAAGGCAATAGGATCCACTGGATCCAGACCAGTCTTGTCGTGGAAGGTTAGCAACGCTTGATAGAACTCTCCTAGACCCGTATTGCCGTGGATCGTTCCCACCATGTGTGCAGGAAGTTGTTCTGCGAACGTTGAGATAGCCCCTTCTTCCTTAAAGGCCAGAGCGAATGCCTGATACTCCAAGGGGACTTCTTCATCTAAACTAATCGTCGTCTGATTCATTCTTCCTTTTATTCTTCATCTTTCGGTAGGTCTGTTTGCGGTAGTCGCTATTGCGCTGCTTCATTTTCTCGTAGAAGGGGTTGCCCTTCATAGTTCTTCTCTCCATTTTAGGTGCTTCGGGGGCTGACCTAATAGCCTCCAGCATCCTTTCAAAAACTGCATCGTCGGTCAGTTTATCACAGTACCTAAATACGATCAACGCAATGCCCTGTTCTTTGCAGAGTTCTATCTTTCTCTCATCTCTTAACTGTCCCTGCTCGAAATCATACTTATCCTTGTGGAACAAGTTAGAGTAAAAGAAGTGCTGCCTTCCGTGGTATTCTGCTGCCAACTTATATTTAGGGCAATAGATATCCAGCATGAGGCGCTCACCGATATGGTGCTCATTGATGACTTCTTCGCCTGGAAGAAGTTTCTTCATGATGTCAGTTAGAGCGGCATGACCTCTGGATAACTTGCGGTCCTTCCTTCGTACCCACTCTAAGCCTAGTTGTTTGATTCTTTGTGATGTTTTGGCGGTGTTCCAATCTAGTTCCTTCGCTATGTCTGAGATTGACATGTTAGTGGTGAATAAAAGGTCTGTAAGGACTGCATCTTCGTCCCAGAAGTCTCCTGTATCCATGACTTCTTCCTTTCGATTAGTCTTAAGTTAATCTCCCCAAGCAAAGGGAGTTTTAGGAACCCTACCCTCCATTACTTCTACGAACACCCTCTTGTATACGGGGGCGAGTCTTTCCCATGAGATCGATTCTGCTATTTGATTAGACCATTCACTGAGTTCTTCTACTAGTTCTGGTCGCTTGTAAAGTTCATCTACCTTAGTAGCCATATCCAACTGATTGATTTCATAAACGTCAATCATACTCTTGGTCATTATCTGTTTGGAGTGTGTTGCGTCGACCAATAATTCAGGTCTTAGGAACCCGCTCTGCGGAGATACGTTAGACATGACTGTCGGCATACCACAGGACAGAGCCTCGTTCAAGGGTAAACATAGGCCACCGAACTTCCGGGGCATGATGAAGACATCGCCCGATTCATACAGTTCTGCACTGTCTTGCGTAACCGCACTTACGATATTGATACGGCTATCCATATTACCCTTAAACCTGCTCTGCGTTCTGATTGTCAATTGAGCATCAGACTGAACGTGTCTCCACGCCTCCATTAAAGCAAGTGTACCATTCCTGTCTTCCCCCGTAGGGATACCTCCGATATGGAGGAAGTGGTTCGCTTCTGTTCTCTTTTTGAATGGAAACTGAGAACGATCTACAGGCACAGGGAGGAAGGTCTTGTTCGCAAAGGGAACATCATCAAAGCGCCATAGGCTGGGTGCCATAAACAGATCAGGCTGCGGCAAATTATGATCCCTGACGTGATCCAGGAACTCAAAGTTATATTGCAACACGGTCCTAATACCACGCTTACGTGCCTCTGTTATGAGGTAGTAGTCATACGGTGTCTCACAAGTAAATACTAGGTCTACACCGTCCAAGAACTCATCAATGATTCGTTTAGACTCGGCACACTGGCCTCTGGTGGGTTCTGGGTACGGAGTGTACTTTAGAACCTGCGCCCCAGGGTATCTGTTCCAGTCGTTTTTCTGATTGTTAAGATGACTAAGATCTACCACCAGAGTCCTGAAAGGATTCATATGCCGGTAGAACGCATGAGTCTGCATCCCTAGCCCTGTGTAGTCCGCACGGGCTATAAGTCCTACTCTAACCATTCTCCACCGGCCTAATATCCATATCGTACTTAGGGTCTTCACCGCGACCATCTAAGTGATAACTGCGCTTGATATTTCCCTCCGGAGTATACATCCACAACCTATGGATATACCAGCCGTCTAAACCATTATCCTCACAAACACTATGAACCCTACCATGCATTACATCCTCAATCATGGTCTTGCTCTCTGGATTGAAATAAGTCTTTAGCATGTGTTTGTAGTAGAAGGTGTTGGATAGGTGCGGCCTCTGACTCCATTGCATAGTGCGGCGCATAGGTACGTTATTTACGATCTGAGTCTCTTTGTCGAACATCATATGATCATGGTCCGGCAAGACTAATGCCTCGTGATGGAAACGAATAGTATACGCCTCACCCATTCTAATGGTTGTGATCATGTCGTCCCATGGTAGGGTGAAGTCTGGACACAATGGCGCATCGTGCTCTACGAAAAGAATCGTGTCTGTCTTGACTAGATCCAAACACACACGAGTCATCTTAGCCTGGTGCATATGCTCTTCAAAGACAACAGGTAGCACGTTATGCCACTTATGATGCGCCATCCACAGAACCCTGCGAACATACTCTTCGTAGTCTGCGACCCTGTTAGCCTGTTCTTCTCTAACTCCATCCAGCATGAGAATGATTTCACTCTCGGGTAGATGCAATCTGATGTCTGCGATACATTTCTCTAACATCTCAGTGCTGGGGTGTGCAGGGATGACGCTGCTCGGCATCAGTACAGTTACGGTGCGGCGTTGATCCTTGCAAGGATCTAAGCCTCTAACGTCCCTGATATCATCGACCAGATCGTGCGCCATCTTACGCTTCATCTTCATCCACCACGCAAAGATTCGATTGGAAAGTTTCTTCCATTGATCTAACGCATCCATGGTGTACGGGATAAGATCAGAGTAGTTCCTGATGACAGGGAATGGAACTATCTCCCCGAAGAAGAACTGCCAGTAGTCATCACCAAAGTCATCATTGTTCTTCGATGATTGAACTCGGGTGTCAGCCATCGGCACACACCCTGCTTCTAGTGCCTCAAATAGGCGAAAACTATCAGGAGTTTCAGGACCGGATGGAGCATAGGCTATCTTAGCCCTAGCCATTTCACGGTAGTAATCTACTGGATCTAGCCCCTGCGTGAAACCGGGCGTAGGTAAGTAGTATCCTTCTACCTCATCCTGCTCTAATAGTAACTCCAACTGCTGACCCAATTGCATACGTCGTTCGTGTGTAACTTGACCGGCGAAGTACCAGTCGTTGTCCCTCTCAGGCATGTCGATCTGTGTTAGGTACTCTCTAGCCTGTGGCGGATAGCCCGTCCCCAGAAAGCGCACGTTGTTGTATCTTTCCTGGCGACGTGGCGACATGACCCACAACTTCATGTTGGGATGGGACAGTTTCTCAAACGGAAACACTGCCTCTTCGTCTCCAGTCAGCATGAGGATGACCCAATTGAGAGGCTTGATCAGTTCGTTTAGTTGATCTATATAATGTACCTGTGCCCTAGCGGGGAAGACGATGATTGCACCGTCAGTGATTCCCTCTAGAGACTCAGTGTGTGTAAATTCTGGAAGATGAGGGGCGTCCCATAGTTCGTGACTGAACAGAGACTCTAACATTCCCTGATCCCAATACCCCCTTCCCGGAGTTGTTGGGTTCAAACTTAGCCACACAACTGGAATCATTATGTCCTCACAAAAAGTAGATTGAACTGCGGCTCTGAGAAGTCATTGTCCCACGGCCTCTTGTCGGCATCTGCATAAAACGCCTCATAACCGCAACTAAGAATATAGTTTACCATATCTGGATAGGTGTCGTTGAAGCACGGTGAGATTTCTATCAGAGCATAGTTGATAGACTGAGTCTCAAACATGAAAGAGCATGTCTCTACGGCGAATCTGTCATTTCCTTCCAGATCGCACTTCATTAACTCAATGCCATGGGTGATAGAAAGGGTGCCGAGGGAGCCATCTATCCATTTGTGTTGGACAGAAACTAGATCCTCCACTCCGTTCATGCGTGCGTTATCTTCTAAGGTTAGAATATTCTCTTGGTCGCCCTCGTATCCCCACGCTACATGCCCATGTAGTGCGGCCAGTATACTGAACCACCCAATATGAGTGCCGAAGTCTAAAACAAGACTTTCTTCCCTTGCGTTCTGTAGAATCTCAAGCACACAACTGGTTTCGGCTGGCTCCCAAATACCATACAGAGACAACGTGTTACTTATGTCATCTTGTCCGGTGCAGTAACCCGCAAATCCCTTGTACTTATCGTAGTCGTACACAGACATATCAAAGGATAGATCCCCCGCATGGCAGGGGACTATCTTTCTATCGTGTCTTTCGTGGCCTGCTTGACAGGTGTTCATCTTAGACCTCTGGCGTGTATAGAACGTGTAGTTCGTGCTGGTAGTCTAGGATTGTTTCCCTGTAACCGAAGTCCTTGATCCATCTACGGAACTCTGCTGCGTACTCACCGTACTGATGGAACATAAACTCAGGATGGACCGAGCCAATGATCAGTGGCTTATGCTCTCTGACCGTATTCTCTGCACCCCTCATAACCTGCCAGTCACTACCTTCGCAATCGAATGTAATGATGGTGGGGACAAGCCCAGTGCGCTTTACGTAATCATCGATCTTGATCTGAGGTACGGCGCTTGATTCTTGATATAGTTCCCTGAATCCATGATCGCCAATTACTGGACCATAGGCGCACACTGGCCAGCCGTCACGATCGCCAACTTCAAAGTCTAGGTTTGGTGGATCTTCTTCGGTGCTATTGGAAGCAAAACCTACAAAGTATCCAGCAGGTGGGATTAGGCCATTTGCGTCCCAGATAGCACGAATGTTAGGCCATACCTTTGCATTAGGCTCAAAAAGAACAACGTCTGCTCCCCATAGGCTACAGAGTGCTGGCATCTCGCCTTCCTCTGCGCCGACATAGAAAACCATATGATCGTCTCTCGCGCTGATGTACTCGTACATCGTGGCTAGTCTCTTCTTTTCCCAGCCTTCTGGAGTGTACCACTCAGGGCGCTGTGCCCTGTGCATGGGCAGGATGATATCAAACTGTCCATTAAGTGTTGCTAAAACCATCTCTGCCATTAAAATACTGTCTCCAAAATCTGCTGTGCTCTGTTTACGTAAGTGTGATGTTCTGCGGTTTTCTTGTGGCAGTAGTCGCGCACCGTCTCTCGTTTTGCGTCATCTTCCAAGAAGTACTTAATTAGGCTTTCGAGACCACCAAAATCACCCCATCTATACCATGGGATCATATCATCATACATTTCTCGTACTGCGTCAATTTGAGGCATGATGAGAAATCCACCTCTGCCGGTGGCTTCTGGTACCCTGTCCGACCAGTAATGGGACTTCTCCTTCGGTAAGCACAACGAGTCACCAACTGTGACTTTGGAACTCCGGTAGAAGTCGTTCATGTTGTGGTCGCGGTCGATCTTCTCTTGGTCGCCACCGGGATTCTTGAAACTCCATCCATTGCGAGCGCACATGTCTCGTAGGAAGTTTACGAGTTCCTTCCGGTACATCCAAACATCCTCATGATAACCGACTCCATTAGATCCAACAAACGCCACATCGCACGCGTACTTCTCCTGGAAGGTACCCGGCGTGGTGGCATCGTGTCGTACCGCTGGAGGTAGCCATATGTGGTTCTTTCCGAATCGTTTCCACTCATCTTGATAATCTCCGTCTGCCGTGAAGATGTATGCGGTGTGGAACATAGGGTTCCTCCACCATTGTCTGTTGCCTCTGCTTGTGCCCCAAAATGTATCTAGATGTAGAGTGGCAGTTGGCTTGTTATTCTTGGCGCACCATTGGAACACGTCCACCATGTCCACCAGAGGTAGTGCCTCGTCCCACGTTGACGTAATCAACAGTAGATCAGCACTCTTCATAGTCCCCCAAATAGTTGCGGGATCTGTTACGTTCTCCTGTAGTTGAATGACCTCATGACCTAAGTGTTCAAAGGCTTTACGGACATCATTCTCTGTACTGTATGGAGGGCCGAAATTTCCGACGTATGCTACCCTCACACTCTTCTCCTGTTTCTTGCGTCGTTCTTGATCTTATGGTACCAGTAATCTTGCTTGTTGAAGGTGCCAGTGTTGCGGCCTTCTTTACCGACCGAGATTCTATACACTGCTTCCGGACACTGTCCAATCGTAGCCCCGGCTTCTTCCATTCTCAGCCACAATGCCCAATCTTCAAACATGGCCTCGGGACCAAAGCCACCCACTCGAAAGAAGATATCAGCCCTACACATAGCGCCGATGACAATATAGTTTCCTTCGACTAGTGGCTTAGATGGGATGAGCGCTGGTTCATCATCTTCTGTACCATCAGGCCATACACCCAACGTAGAAGGCTGACGAATATCTCCTGTTCCCTCTAGCATCTTCTCGATATATCGAGGGTCAAGAGTATCATCGGCGTCCAGAAAGATGAACCAGTCCATTTCGCTCATCTGTATGGCTGCTGTATTACGAGCATTCTGAAGGTTGAGGCCGTGATGCCAAATCCAGTTGTCTGGCATTCTGGTCTGCGCTTCGATTGACGCCCATGCCGGTTCCTTCACCTTCTCCCAATGCTCCTTGTTGCCATAAGTAGCAATGATGACTCCGACCTTATCCATTACCAGTTACCCCACGGTTCTAGCACCGGGTCAGGATCTATGATCGACTGGATATGCTGAAGTGAGTGGAAATTACCCTGATCCAAGGTCATGTACCTCTCATACTTTGCCTGCTTATCCTCATCCTTCATGTAACCTAAGTGTTGCATAACTAGCGGAGTATCTCGCATGAACTTACCGCGTCGAATCAGAGTCTCTACATACATAGGTTCCGAACCGCATGCCAACTTCTTGTCCTTGAACCTGCCGCCTAGGAAGTATCGGTACAGCCTGAAACTACCTGATGGCTTCCATGCCTTGTCAACCCTATAGTGAGTATCGTTCCACATATGGAAGAATGTCACGTTGATTACGTCAAACATGGGCTGGCTCATTAACTTGTTGATGTTGAAGTTTGGTTGCGTACACCACAACTTCTCGTCACAGTCAACAGACAGAATCCAATCACCTACGTCAGCGTGCTTCTGTAGGTTCTTCCATGCGGCAGTGCGGAGCAGCCCCTCATCCTCAGTGAAGAGTGGGCGCTCGTTCTTGTAGACAGTAGCATACTTGGCGGCAATTTCTGCCGTGTTATCATCAGAAGCATCGTCGGTGAAGACGATGTGATCTACGATCGACCTCAAGTGATCTAATACTTCTTCTAAGTAACGGTCAGCCTCATTGCGACCAACCATTTGCGCCAGGAGCATTACCTGTCCTCATTTTTATCTAGTTCTTGCTTAACCATAGAGTGGAGTCTCTTCGCTTCCTCAAGAGTTTCTTCTATCGTGGCGGCAGGATGTCTCCATTGTCCCTCGGGTACAATGGTTTCGATTCGCTCTACCAGGTACGCCGTATAGGCTCGTAGGGCGGCCTCAATTGTCCGTAGTTCGTGCGCCCTAAAGCCATAGTTTGTTTCTACGTGCATTACAAATCCTCTTCTTTCAGAAGGTATCTATTCAATTCTAACCTTCTATTAGCAAAGTTGCAATAGGTTGGTACCTTTTCAAAACCAACGTACTGCCGCTCTGATTGCTTCGCTGCCCAAGCGACTTGTCCAGAACCCATGAATGGATCTAAGATCAAGTCCCCTTTCTCTGAAGAATAAGCTAAACATTTATCTACTAATTCCAATGGTAATCTTGTGGGAGTCTTAATTGAATTGGGCCAGTACTCCCGGTTAATGACCCATACATCTTCCATGTCTTTGTATCTCTTCTTCGTCCCATCTTCATTCGTGTCACCTGCCGAAAAGCGTGCTTCGTTATCGAAGAACCTCTTAGCCTTTGGTTTGGCTACGTACAAGCAGTGATAGTGGGAGGATACAAACTTGCGACTAGTGTATACACCAAACTGATATTTCCAGATGATATGGTTGATTGTCTCTAGTCCGCAGTCGTCAATGGCGCAGAGTATATCCTTGAGGTTATTCCACCCCGAAAAGATATACATTGCGCCATCGTCTTTTAGAACCCGAGTGCACTCCTTGAGCCACTTCATGGTCCATTCGTAATAGTCTTCCTCGGCCTCTTCGTAACCCTCTAAGACGTTCTCATCGTTGCGGTTATAATTAGCCTTCTTTGCTTCGAACTCGATACCAAACGGCGGATCAGTTACGACTAGATCAACGGAGCCAGTCTGGAGTAATTTCAATCCAACATTGACTGAGTCCATGTTGTAGATTCTGTTGGTAGATAAGTTCATGTTGCTCATTCCAAAATGCACAGTCTGGGTGACCACAATGCGATGGGCCGTAGTCTAGCATATGAATACAGTCAGGCCTAATCAAGGTAGCCAAGTCTATCAATGCACTCTATCATAGCCACACAGCATGCTGCCACCTGGACTGCTTCGTATCTAAGGTTTTCGTCTTTGACCCCACCGAATCCATGACGATTAACTTCTGTAGCCAGTTCACCTAACTCTTCAGTGATGATACTTAGCCACTTAAAAACATCGTGATTTTGCTCACCCCACTGCTCGTCTTGTGCCTTGTTTTCTTCTAAGATTTCGCAAGTTATCTTGTGTCTACGAAGGTGCCTACCAATTTCGTATAACTTCTCTTTTATCTCAGTAAACTCTTCATATTTCTGCTCTAAGTTAGTCATGTTCGATGCCAAGGGTATCACATGCCTCTCTAAATATCTTCTGGCTCTTTAAGAAGAGCGGTCTTAGTTTTGGGTCGGGGCCATTAGTTGAAGCCATCCACGTGTGACCTATTGAAATGTTTCCGTCGTACCATACGTTATACCCAAGATGGCGGGCGAAGTATGAACACCACGTTTCCTCAAAGTAATGGGGAGTAGGAAGGAATGCACCCGTTGTACCAGGGAACATATTCTGATACCTGGCGTTGTTGGTCATGGCATTCCACACGGAACGCTTGATGAAGTATGCAGATCCTGAGATGGTTACGCACTCAATACGATCCTTGTATAGTTTATCTTCTGGATCGTGTTCATTCCATCCACGATGGCGTGGCTTTGTGTTCTCTCCGATTATCCCGGCGTGTCGGATGTAACCGTTCTCGTCACGTTGTTTGGGTCCTAGGATATGCTGGTTTGGGTATCTCTCGAATGATAGGAAAACCTCAATTAAATCCTGCTCTGTCAACCATACGTCAGCATTAAGGAGTCCAATGATCCAACTCTTGCCTTTTGACGCCAACTGATTACATGCTGCCGAGTAGCCAATGTTCTCATTGAGATAAAGGTCTTCCTCATCTAAACACAAGTAAGTCCTTGTAGCCTCTTGTAGAAACTCTGCTGTTCCATCAGTAGATCCGTTGTCGGCAATACGCAACTTGTACGAGGGCATGCAGGCGGTGGTTGATTCTAGTGTGTCTAGAAATCTCTCAATTTCATTTCGATTGTTGTGAGAGACTACACACAGATCAATCGCTGTCATATTCTAGTTCTTCCTTGCTGTAGAACTCATTCCAGCCGCAACTCTCTTCGCAATAATATGCGTCGAAGCATACGGCGTACTGTAGCGCATTACTGCATCTTGGGCATAGGCGCTCTATCATGAGTTCACCACCTGATGGAATGCTTTCTCTGGATCCATTCCGCCCAACACCAAAGCACTGAATCGCTTAGTTGCTTCGGCCACCTTATCTCCATCGATGTACTCAATAAAACGGTTGTACCACTGCTGAATGGTAGGTTGTGGGGGCTGGGGCTGAACTGCCCACAGGAACCCCACAACTCCACTGAACACTAGTGTCCCGATAATCAATTTACCAATCATCGTCGTCATAGACCTCTTCTTCGACAAGGTTCTCTTGTGCGCTTTCCCAGATATACGAAGACCACTGAGCCATAAAGCCCTCGCCACCTTCGTGCTCTAGGGATAGATCACCCAAGAGTCCCGCTAGCCATTCCCACTGATCTAATGACATGATTACAAAAGACTCGCCCGGCTCTAACCGGACCACAGCCTTAGTCTTCCTACTCAACGGACACTTCTTTCACTTTAGGTTCTTTGTATTTGATCTCTGCATTCAGGACTTCTTCTTGCGGCACTTGGTAGACAGACAGCACTTGGTTGTCTGGCTCAAACGCTAAGAAGAACACACGCTTGTCTTCTAGTTTAGATCCCTCGGGCGGCGGCGAATTGAGCGCCACGTCCTTCTTCTGGGCAGCGTAGACCTGACTATCGTTCATATAGAGTACGATATAATTGGTCTTAGTTGCTGGCATTAGACGGTCACCACCTGCTCGTTAAAGCGTATATCAATGCCGAAGGTACCGGGAATCAAGCGGCGCTTGACACCTGCTTCATCTAGCATAGTGTAGGCGATTGCGATGGAATCTAACCAACTCTGTGACGCACCGTCGTGAAGTGTAGTCTCGTGTCCTACCACCTCAGTAATACCTGCCTGAATAATAGCACGGGCACAGTCTGTGCAAGCAAACCAAGGACAGTACATCGTAGCGCCAGCAGTCATTACTCCATTCCTTGCGGCGGCGAAGATAGAATTGCGCTCAGCGTGCTCCACATACGAATACTTCAATGGTCTTACCCAACGCTCAGATAGATTCTGAACGCCGTATGGGAAATGGTTAGCACCGCGAGCAACGATTAGTCCATTCTGCACCAGGATTGCACCGTTTTGTGTGCTGGGGTCTGTACTGAAATCGTGCGCTACTTCGTATGCTTCTCTTAAAAACTCTAGTTCACTCATTACTTTCCTAAATATTGACTACAGCAACTATGCTCCACAGGAATAAGATTAAACTAAGGACAAATGCTGTAGTCCTTGTTGATCCTTCCGAACCAGTGGAGAGACTTGCTAAACATGCGGCCCAGAAGAATCCGAAGGTCGCTAAAAACAGTAACAGGGTATTAACTATCATTCCTCTTCATCCATGCTTCGATGGCGTTAGGCCAATGTGGCTTGATTAGTTCGTGCACGGCTGCCGCATACAACTGAATCTCTTTCTGGGCGTCATGCGCCAATCTCTGATCTAAGAAGTGTAGCACACCTTGTAGCGAACAGGTCCAGCGCCAGCGAACGTATAGAGCGTAGGCAGGAAGAAATAGGCGTGCTTGCTCTGCGGCCACACCAGCCTCTAGAGCCGCCTCGTAAGCACCTAAGCACGTGCCGTAGATGCTATTAAGCCAAATGGTCCAGTCAATACCATCTTCGGCAGGGAGGTTCTCACCTGATCCTTGCTTGGAATTTGCTGGTGCGCTGCGCCATTCTGTGACACCAGGAGCATAGAACTCTGGCTCTTCGGTAATATAGCGGCGACTTGATTCATTCCATGCGAATACTGGATCACGAAATGACAATTCCGCACCGATATCCTGATGGTCGCTACCAATGACATACTTGTACCACTGATTCTTTACGATCATCGGAGCGTAGACTTCAAATTCAATTACGGAATGTCGGAACGGAGAGGTATGATCCTCTCTTGCGAGGAAGTTCAGTAGGCCCTTGTCCCTCTTGTCTAACTCCTCAGACTCCTTATCGTATGAAACGCGAGCAGCGTTAACTACGCTTAAGTCCCGGCCCATATGCTCGACCAATCTTACATAGCCGTGATCTAATACATCTATCTTATTCATTAAATACCCCTCGTTTCTACCCATCTAGTCCCTAGGGTTTGACGCATTGCTAAGAGTGCCTCATAAAGGTTACCGTCTACATATTCTGATTCGTCCACAGCAATCATGTCCACGTTTTGCGCATGTGTCGATCGACTATTGCCATTGCTAATGAACTTGATATAGCCCCCACTATATCGAAGCATGTCGCCGGTAAATGTCAAGCCTGGCAGATCTTTCAGTTCTTCTACTAGCATATCTTTTAGCATCCTGGTATTGGACATCATGGGAGCAACCACAAGCACACGGGTATCTGAATTGCATCTTACAAACTGAGCAACATGGCTGACCAACATGGTGCTTTTACCTGTACGACGATCACCCGCAATCTCTAATCTACTCATCTTCTTCGTCTTCCTCATCTTCATCGCAGTCATCACAAGTACAGATGTCTGCTGTCAACTCAATGAACTGAGTGCCTAGATCGTGGAACATTCGGAAGATGCTGATAGCCTCTTCGGGGAACTTCAACTTGTCGTCTAGGGCGTCCACAATCATTGCGGTAACCTGTAGTGCCACACTGTTTATGATCTCTAGTGTGTGAGCCATTTCCTCTACTTCTACAGGCTCTACCTTGAAGTCGTTGTTCGCAAGAATGTCTTGGAACTGCGACTCAAACTCTTCTTCTTCCATCTTCTTCCTTAACTAGAAGGGGGAGTATTTCAACTCCCCCATTCTATCTTCTAGGTTACTTTACGGGCAACTCACAGGTGTCATTTGAGCAGAATTTATCTCCGTCTGCGTCCTGTGCGTCAGGATTATCGTAGAGCCTATCCCAATTGATTGGCTTTACTTTCTTGGTTCTGACGTAGAATTCATCCGTAGGCATTGCTTCGTATGGCATCTGCGGGTAAGCGCCCTCTTCCCTCATAGGAAGGAATGACACTGACTTTAACTGACCCTCTACTGCACGCAGTAGTGACTCAATCTGGTCTGCCTCGTGCTCACCAAAGGTTAGTGTAACAGATACTTGGTTGTCGCTCCAATAACGTTGGGCGAGAATGGCAAGATGAGCCTTCTCCCAAAGTGAGACTTCCTTCTCGGTTCTGACAGCAGGACCAAGAGTGGGTAGTTCCACTACAGAAGTATACTCGGGTGTCATAACGTCGTCTTCTACGTGGTAGCCTGCGCGCTTTAATTCCTTGATGATTGGATCTGTGTGGCTTAGGCGCATCCTACGAATGTAGGAGTCGAAGACTGGCCAGTGGACACCGGGGGTAGCGCCTGCGAGGAGGCTTACGGTTCCTGAAGGCTTTACTGAAGTGGTCTTGATTGACTCACGTACAGCGAGCCACTCTGAGTACTGCTTGTCCCAGCGAGTAATTTCCTGGTAGCCCAGGTTCAACCAAGTACGCAATTCAGTCCATCCACGGCTCTCAGCGAACTGAGCAACGCCAGACACTGAACAACCGATACGACGGTTACGCTGCATGATGGCATTAGTCTCGGCCCAATGAGTCGGCAGTAGGGTAACAGTCTTGCCGTAGAGGTAAGCGTACTTTAGGGTGCGCTGGTAATCCTCTAGGCTCTCATGTCTAAATGGGAAAGTCTCTACGAGAGTGCACATCTCATTTGACTCTAGTGACTGTTCAGAGCATGGGTTGGTTCCGGCTACTCTGTAATCCTTATAGTTCGGTGGGTCAATCAATCGTCCGTAGTCGCGGCAGATGTCTAAGTAGAATAGACCTGGCTCGCCGTTGTCAGCGATACGATCAACTAACCAACCGTAATCCATACCTACCTCTGCGAAGATGGAATTGTTTGAGGTCCATCCCCACTCAGCACGATATGGGTTCTGCTCGTAGTTCTTTAATTCTAGGAAGTCCTTGTCGTCAGCATCGCCCAGAGCAATCTCTGCTGTCCTGCGGCGACCGCCTGACACTACACAGCGACCGATCATATTCTGCAAGTCTACGATGTCAGCAGACGTGATCTTCGTACCCTCGCGACCAGTGAACAACTTGCGGATGTTGTTGTGTAGTTCGATCAGAGGATTCGGTCCTGGCGCAATGCCACCGAAGGTCTTGATTGGTGCGCCTTCTGGACGGATCTCGGAGTAATCAAAAAGAACAGTTGGTCGACTTGAGAAGAAGTACGACTCAAGTAGGTGACCCAATGACTCAGCCCAACCTTCACGGCTGTCTGGAATAACAAAAGTCCACGACTCAGTGGTGGGTTCGTGGATCTCTAACTTACCTGCTCCCTTTGTATCGAATCCAACGCCAGTACCGAGCATGGACATCTCCATAAGTCTGGTGAATGGATTGATTGCCTCTGTCACATTGCGAGAAGAAATCTTCTCAGTGCTCAAGAAACTGCAATTCTGTAGTGGTGATGAATCCTTGTACTTGTTAACCAGGATTGTGCCCATGTGCTCAATGCCACGGCCAGGTGGTAACCACTTGAATTGGAACATCCTCTCATATGCTTCCTTAGCAGAACGCTGGCCCTGTGCCTCGTTCCATGGTAGACGCATAGACTTGATGTGGTCTTTCTGAATTGAGTACATACCCTCAATAACGCGGCGGCATGTCTCGTACCATCTTTCTTTGGTGCCATCTTCCTTCTTGCGGCTGTACTTGGTGAAGAAGGTAAGTTCACCCAGAGTGTTGCCACCCCCAATGCCGAAACCCCAATCAACCGGACGGGTTCGAAACTCTTCGATAAAGTCTTCGGGTAGTCTAAATGATAAGTAATCATCACTCATAGTCTGCTGTTTGCTCCTAGTCGCTTCGTAGTTGCTTGACCAAACTCTGGTTGGTCTTGGATAGTTCTGCCTTCTTGATCTTCAATACCTGCTCGGCAGTATAGGTCTCGAAAATAATTCGCTCAAAGAAGTAGCCTGTCCTCCAATTGAGAACTTTCTTCAAACGATGCTTTTCCTTGATAAAGATGCTGCAAATTACGTTACCTCCATAAGCAAGGACTAGGTTCTTATACCTGCGCTCCATATCTTGCTTATTGTCTGGCGTGATAACTCCTGCGTGATCCGCCTCAGAGTAAAGCCAGTTGAAGGCTTGGCGAGTTACAGGAGAGTATTCGATAGGATGGACTACACCGAGGCTCAGGCTCTGATTTCTCCACTTTTCGATCTCTGTATCTCTCTCGATAACATCCTGTAACAGGCTGAACCAGTCACGCTCGTTGAACTGCGTGTAACTAGAAACCCAATACAGGAGATTCTCAGGCACCTCTGGTACCTTAGTCTTGTCGTATGAGGGAAGTAGTATAGCACACGAGAGGATCTTCCTCATCATGGCCTTCCTATCTTCGGGTGAATATTGCTTTGATGATAGGCGGCCCCACAGTTGTGCGATGTGGTGCTGCCAGTCGGCCTGACCGACATATAGGTTCAGATACTTTACTGCGGTATCTACATCTAGACTGTCTGTCTTCTCTTTTACAAGTACCTCTGACACGTTTCTCTCCATATGCCTCTTTGTATCTAAAGATATAAAGATGACCCCTTAGAATCGAAGCGGCCCCACCCCGTATGAGGCAGGACCGCTTCTAGATTTGAAACTCTCTTAAACCATGTGGAGAGTATAGCACCCCCGAAGGGGCCAACTCAATTAGAGTACCTTGGTATTCTCCAACTTTTCGTTTGCGAGTAGGTTCTTGAATTTTAGATTGTAGAATGCAGTTGCTGTTGCGAAGACGATTGGGAGAGTCTTTCCGAGGTCTGCCCAAAAGGTCTCATTGAAAGCCAACTCGCCCGTTACGGCTAGGCTGGCTACGGCTGCGATAGCCGATGCAACACCACAGATAAGGGTCTTTAGTTCTCTTGACCAAGAAGGGTTCTTGAGAAGAGACGTGACCGGTGTGACTACTACTGCACCCAGGATGACTGCGAGAATTTCTGGTGTCATATTATCTTCCCCTTGCGTGTGAAATAGTTGCGGCTAGGATCCCAATTAAGTGGAATGGGTCTAGCCACGGTAGGAACTTACCAAAGAATAGATGCTTAGTCGTCAAGCCCCATGCCAGAACTACCAACCACCGTGACACTGGGTCTTCCAGGCCACGGCGGAAGGCTTCGGTAAGTAATTCTTTATCGTTCAGCAAGCCGTACAGATCATACCCAACGACGTAAGCCGTCAGTCCAATCCATGCTTTAGTGCCTGCTGGTAGTTTATTCCAGTAACTAAGACTAGATGTTAAGGGCCTTAGCAGAAGGGACGCCTCTCCATTCATTAACCCTATTGTGTCCACCGACATTGTCATATCCCTCCGGCTTCAACTGCCCCGAATCATTTAGAGGACGAGGCGTTACTCCCTTGTAAATGTGTGGAGCAAATGCGCCGAATGAGTTCGCCGTACCTGCTGCATCGACGTTGCGGTATGTGTGTCCTGGATCATTTAGCGGACGAGTGGTCACGCCTCGGTAGGTCCAAGGATCTAATAGCGAGAATGAGTTTACACGATCTACGTGCCCAAATCCATTCTTAAATACTGCCTGGCCATCTTCGCCACGCATTGCCATTAGGGTTGAAAGCTTAGTCCACCATGTTAATTCAGGTCCATTGCCTGAATTCTCTAGAGGGTAACGTGTATCAAGACCGGTGTAACGGCGTGACATCTGGTACCCATGTGGATGGCGGCCAGTACCGGGGGTGTGATCAGTATTTGGAGCGCCGTCTAGAACATGGCTAGTGTTGTATAGTGACCAGTTAGAATAGACGCCTACACCCTTGTATGGGTGTACACTATCGTTTGAATTACGTCCCTTAGTGACTGGCCTTGAACCCTGGTAAAAAAGTGCCATGATTGTCTCCCTTGTGTGTAAAATACTGGAGACCGCAGTCGTTCGTAACTACGGCCCTAAGGTAACCCTAGACTCCAACTGCTCTGCCTCGGGTTCTGCGGTCTCCGCTAGGATAAATAGTAACCTTCGTACTACGTATACTCCAGAACTAATCCCGACAAAGCCGGTGTACCCTTGCCTACGGTCTTATTGAGGGTAACCTCAACCCAGACTCGATTGGCTGGTGCGCCGGGAGGGGTAGTGACATAGATTCCCGAATTGTAACTTGTCTCATATATCAGCCTATAACTAAACACGTCGTCTAGTTCTGCGGCTGAGACATTCCAGATCTCAGGAGTGATTGAGTCTACTGACGTAATAGTCTCACCCTGTGGGGCGTCGAAACGGATGATGGTCTTGCCTTCGGCTAGGAACTTCTCATACCTGGCATCGAGTTTAGATAGCCCATATGAGTAGATTACCTTGCTGGCCTCACGAAAGTAACTCTCCTGCTTCAATGTAATCTTTAAGCCGGTAATGGGCTTGGGATCGAAGTAGAACATCTTAGGGCCGCAATCTTCGATCGTATCTCCAGACCACGCACCTGGCGCAACCCAACCTACTGCATCTGCTTCTCCATCATACAATTCGTTATTGTTAAGAGGAAGCCAGTTATCTGTGTCGTTGAGAAGCAAGTCGGTGTCGGTCGTGTAGTATACACCTACGAGTTCTGCGCCCATCATTGGGAAGGGGTTGATATAAACGGCGTTTGTGTCCTCTGTTACGGCCATATCGGTAGGGAATCTGACGTAAAGATCCACAATAGAGTCTGCGCCATGAGCACTGTTTACGATAACGTTGCGCTCCCACACCTTGCCAACGTGATTGACAACGGCGAAGTAAGGCTCTGAAGTGTCGATGACGGCGACTGAATCGTCTGCTGTGCCCGAACGCCCTCTAACTACTGTCTCGAATGTAGAAGGAACTGTAAAGGATCCGTCATTGTTAACAAACTTCAACTTAGACACAGACCCACTAGCCACCTTAGGTAACACAAGAAGTCCTGCTTGGGACTCATGGTAGCAGCGGTTGACTGATGGAATTGCAAACTGTGTGCCTTCAAATCGTGCGTTATCGATCTGAGATGATGAGTGGAAGGTGAGTTTGTTTTCGCCCGCCTCAAGCACAGAGATGCGATCCTCTAGGTGGTCTACCATCTCCTGCATACCTACCATATCTTTGAGTAGGCGCTGATATGCACGCGCTAAGTCTTCGTCGGCTAAGCCGATCTTGTTGTAGAGGTAGATGAGATCCTTGTAGTTCTCCTCGATCCTAGAGTTATAGTCGTCGCTATTGGTAGGACCTCTACGTTGAGCCGTTCTCTGTTCGGTATATAGACTATCTGGCATTACCCCTCCAACTTCCTTACACGTTCACGGAGTGACTCAATGCGTGCACTCAGATTATTTAAGCCTTCCAACACAAGATCTTCTTCTCCCGGAGTTGCGTCTAGTTCCCACGCTACTTCCACTCCGGTCATTGCCCCGCCCTCAGTATAGTGGCCCGTAATATAGTCGAGATTATCTCTTACTATGTCGTACCTTATCTTGAGGGTCTGTATATCATAGTAGAACTGATCCATCTCTAAGTTGATTTTGTAACTCTCGCGCGGACCACGAAGACGATGACGCCAACGTGTGAAATTCGGCTGATGGACTCGGTTTGTATTGTCTACCGGCTGAAACAGTACACTTTCTGCTGTCTGTGCATTTACACCCGGACTATAAACTACTAGAGGCATTTTTGTATCTCCCTTACAACTTTATTCTATCATACTTAACCGAGTATGGCGATGCTGCACCGTGGGTGTACACAAATCCGATACCGTTAGTAATCGGGAAGGCGTTTACATACGCTGGGTTAGTGCTGCCTGTGAATGAATCGAGAATCGTACGCGACCCAATCGACAGTGTCGACCCGGATCTTGTGATCTTCCGATAAGCCACATCAACGAATCTGCTCGTATTAGTGAAGTAGGCACTACCGAAGACGTAGACATCTCCCGTTGCAGCCCAGATTGCTGCCCCAAACCCATAAAGACCCGACTCGTAAGCGGTCGTGAGATAGCTGACGGATGCTCTCTCCGTAAATCCAGTAAACGAGGAGGAGTCCCATACGATAACGTAGTTATTGGGCGTCCCGGCCGAATCTGTTAAGTGTCCGACAATGACGGCACGCGTTCCGTCCCACAGCATTTTCACACCGTGATTAGCCGTAGTTGTAATAGCATAACCAATCGATACCTCTACCTCCGATGCCCACGTCCAGGCCCCTCCTGAATAGGAGGCCGTACGATATCGAATCCCTTTGCCCGAACCAACAGCGCCAGCCGACCAAGAGGCGTGAACCCGTTTCGTACTAGAGTCCAGAGCTACGGACGGGAAAGTGTGAGTACTGGTTGCATAATCGCCACCAATGACCACTTGCGAAGCGATAGAAGAAAGGCTACCACCGGCAGAGATAGTTCCAAGGTTATATACAGCGTAACAGTCCGTCGTGCCTTTGTACGACCGCACAATATGCGCTCTACCGCCGGTACTTTCGGCGTGAACTACTAAATCTGGATAATCGTATGCCGCGCCAGCCTCGGGCATCGGAGTGGAACCAAGAGGGTCCCACGTTAACGTCGTACGGTCAGAGCTGAAAGTCCCGACCATACCGTAAGTAACTCCGTCTGTACGACCCCCACCTGTTCCCGATTGTTTCCATACGGCCACAAGTCTCTCTGTGCTACCGCTATCCACATATGCGGCGATCGATCCGTTAGACCACCCAAGAATGTCAGCGGCGTAATATGACCAAGTTACACCGCCATCATAGGATCGATAAAATCGAGCAGTAGTTCCAATATCACCTACGACAACCAACGTTCCATCGGAAAGCTGAACGGCCTTCTTCTGGTTACTGTACGCGGTCGAGGTAGATAGAATACCGATTGAAGAGTCTGAACGAACAGGGAACACATTCTGTGCACCGTCGCCGATAATTGCGTAGAGGAACTCGTCCGCTCCCGGCGCAGCGTTCCATGTTGCACTCATACTGCTTGTACCGTAGGACATTGTGGCGGTCTGGGGGCTTGAGCCGAAGCTTGGGTTGATCAACTCGTAGTCTGAATGCCAAACGCTATCAACACTAGTCGGTGTGACATTATCGTTTTCGGAAATAGCTGAAAGGCGTTTGGTTGTGAGGTCTGTTGCTCCGAGCATCCAGATATTGCTCGCAAACGGATTTATCGTTTGGCGTTGCGAGATAGTGCTGAAAATTGCAGCCCTGGGTGTAAGGTCGTGCCTCGACTCAATCGTCTGGGAGGTTCCCGTTGTCCCAACGAAGGCCCCGAGTTTTGACGAGATCCCATCAAGACATAGCGAGATAACACTGTACTGTGTGCCAGCCGTCTCTGCGAAATAGATCGTGAACCCATCAGAGTCCATCGATGAATATGCCCCGCGTTGAGATACGGCCTCTGCATCGGTGGGGAGTGCGATGCAGCAGTCGGTGCGCTGCCATCTAGATGCGTCCGAAGATGCCTGATTGTCCTCCGACCAAACACCATTAGCCCACTGCTGACCGAACTTGTTCATGGCTCCAAAGCCAAAGTTCGCATTGATGGACGAGGCGGGGAGAGATTCTGAGCTGTTAGCATAAGCGTGCAGGACGAGGTCCGGCGAAAACCCGACACCTGTCGCACTACGGTTTCCGGCCGACACTCCAGTCGACCAACGAACCACCTTCGCTCCAGTGAGGCCGGAGATGATCATGTAGTTAATGACCTGACCACCAACAGCGTTGGTCGTCCAGTTCAGCCGCATCGACGTAGATGACGGAAAGGGAGTCGCCCCCATCTCGGCTTCGAAATAAGCACCCGCCCCTGTATTCAGGTCCATGGTGATCGCTTTAGCCGCTGTCCGCCGCGCCGTCGCACTTGTCGCCTGGTTGTCATCAGACGTAGCGGAGACAGCGTACTGACTGACCGTACCTCCTCCGTTGGCAGCGAAACCGAGAGACACGTAATAGTGCGGGTCCCAGGTGCCGGAAGCACCTTGATCGTTGGACGTCCAAAAGACGACTGCCCAAGATCCCGCTGCGGCTGAAGTCAGATCCGTAGCAATGGTGATGTCCTGATTGCCCGTGGACGCCTGTTTCGTGAATGAGCCGACCTCGACCTTAACGGCACCGAAGTGTGATGCTGTAGTTCCTAGTGGTTTCATTATGCGATCAAATCTCCTACCAGTACCCAAGTATCAGTCGAACGCTTGATGAGCGTAGCGGATGACCACTGCGTGCGAAGTTTCAATCCAGGAGTAGCGTTGATGGTTACGCCTGAACCGGGAGCAACAGTTACCTGACCTGCTCCTGTCTGAAGAATATCGATGACAGTTCCAGTTGGGTACGCTACGGATGAGTTCGGCGGAACAGTTAAAGTAATTGCCGAGGCATTACTGCACTCGACTAACTTTCCACGATCAGCAAGAACTAGCGTATACGATGTACCGCTCTGCTGATTAAACGAGGTTGTTACGGAAGTCTTTCCAGATACTGTTAAATCTGTATCAACGATTAGAGATCCCGCTGTGCGTAGGACAGCAGAAGAATCTACGTAAAGAGTTGCCTGTGGACTAAAACCAATCTGGATGCCAGCCTTGCTAGATGGCCCCACATCACCCAAAGATACCTCTGTTGAGAGGTTGTACATTGCGTAAGACCTTCCTACAGCCCTTACTGTCAATGCGCTCGTGAAATGGTCATCTGTATACAAAGAACTGGTTGTAGCGCGATAGAGATTCGTATCTGTTCCGAATGCAATGCCTTCAGCAGCGGTGGTTCCTGACTTTAGGTTAAGACCCGCAGTGGCAGTTGATGTAGATGTCCCGACACGAACAGCAGTATCAACCTCAAGGGTATTCGGAGTCCGAACGATGCCCGCCGATGACCGATAGATCCACGTATCGTCTGCTGAACCCAGGGAAATAACCGGCCTAGGACTACCGATGCTACCGATTGTGATTGCGCCAATCGCAACTGCATTAGTGGCGTCTAGAGCATGCGCCCTAATGATTCCAGTTGTAGTAAATCCCGAGGAAGCCTCAACATGCAGAAGATTGCTGCCGTTGTAGTACATCGCCACGTTCGTTGCGGCAGATCCTCCACCCCATTCAAGTTTACCATTGGCGTTGATGACGAATCGGTTGTTGGTGTCGCCAGTAACATCAAATGTCAGCCCGTCATCCGTAGTTGCCGAGAAGGTGTTATCCAGAGGGAATGTATTGCCTCCCCCTCCCCCTCCAGCCCCAGCCGCAACCCAACCGGTATTACCCGAGCCGGATTCCTTGACGTATAGGGTTGTAGTAGTTCCACCATCGGTTCTTAACCATAGTGACCCTACGGGTGCGGTAACTGCATTCTCAGGAGCACCTGTTCCGGTTGCGATCTTGGTAGTGTTCAGGTAGAGAATCTTGCCTGAAGCGATAACAAAATCATCATCCGTCTTGAGGGTATCCGACGCCGAACGATAAATATTCGTATCTTCACCAAAAGCGATACCATTAGCTGCGGTTGTTCCGGCTGCGAGATTTATGCCTGACGATGCGGTCTGGTGAGAGTTCTCATGGGTATCTCCAACGAACAACCAACTGTCTGACTGAAGCGAGTTTCCTGACAACAGGGAGTCAGTTTTCCACATGCTGACGCCCGCGTATTCCGCCCACAGCGAAACTCCATTAACTTCAATTCCAAATCCACTTCCGCCAGCGGATGACGGCGTGCCAACCAAGATACTTACAGCACCAGAACCGGGATAGAAGTTAAGTCCAGTACTATCGATGTAGAAAATTGGTGTTCCGCCTGAGTTCTGTACTTGGAAGAAGTCGGCAGTTTGCGAAGCATGCCCTTTAACGATCAGCCCCACATTGCTGCCTGAGGATGGCTGGAATGTCTTAAGCCCGGTAATCGTCTGAGCACCTGTTTTCAGTACAATATCCGAAGTATCAGCAATGCCATGGACACCTGTTGTGTCAGATGTGTGTGCATCTAACTCTTCCTGAGTTGCGAGGTCAGTACTTAACTGCCAGTACCTGGAGTCTCCTCTGGTGGTATTTAGATACTGAGTATGATCGTCATCCTCCAGGCCATCAAGGTCTCCGTGATCCGTGATGTTGACATCCGCCTCGTCTGGGTCGATCGGCACCTGGATTTTTATGATACTTTGAGGAGTTCCGTCAATCGTAACGCGAAGATAATAAGTGCCAGGATTGGCGTAGAATGTGAGGTTGCTAAGGCTGTCTGTCAGAACGGGCTGCGTTACGGTTGCACCCTTGGTCCTGTCCGTGTATAGGGTTGCGAGAGTAGTAGCTCCAGAATCTGTATAGATTCGAACTTCTCTACCTGACCCAATAACAAAACCGTTAGTCCCGAGAAGTGCCTCAGGACCCCACTGACCGGCAAAATCAAAAGCCATAAGTCAACTCCAAGTCACATAGTCATACGACAACTATGTACTTAGTAGTACCTTTTTAGTCGTTCTCCCCGTATAAGAAACGCAAACGATAGGAGTCTAAGGTGGGCGTGACGTTTGGATTGAGGATTGAGCGGCCAAACTCTGCCTTTAACCGTACTGCTCCAGGGGCTGAATTTGTAGCCTTGGCATAGCGGAGGCGGAAGTTGTCTGTTGGTTTCCTGCGCGATACAATCTCACCATTGACAATAGTGAACGTCTTTGGCTGCCCAGTCTCGTTAAATTCCATATGGAATGGATCGATATACTTCCAATTGGCCAACTTAACGCTACCAAAATCGTATAGATCCGAGGTGGACATAAGGTCCAATGTTCCATTGTGGGTATATGGGAACTCTCCTGTGTTCGCTGGAATGTTAATCATGAGGCAGACGTGATTAAGCCCCTCATTGAACTTCCAAGGCAAAACAAGATTGTCTGTGCCCTGCGGCAAATCGCCAATCTCCCTACCGTTCAAGAATACCTTTACATCCCACTGCTGAGAATTGCTGTCAGCCTTTCTGAATTCCTTCAGTAGAAGATCCTGCTCTTCTGCGGAGTCAAGATAAGTCTCTACGTATACGCTACGCCCAGCCATACCTACATCTCCACCCCAGAAGAATTCGTTTCCACTGTCAATGGTTCCGTAGGCTGTGCTTGCTGTAGCAGTACCGTTGATGTAGTTTGTCCAGAATGACAGGCCAGTCTCTAGTGCCTCGGCATCCAGCGCAACGTGCATGATGCGGGTGGTATTAACGCCCTCTTCTAGGACGAGAGATTCTTTAAGGACATCTTCGTTAAATGCGGCGATTCTATAAGCCTCATCTACACCCTGGAATACCGAAGGGCTAGGATTACGCAATCTCAAATCGTTATTTGTCGCATCCAGAGGGATAAGAGGAAGATAACTGCCGTCCAACTCTCCTTCATCTGGAGTGCGAATAAACTTAGAGAATGACAAGGCACCATCGAAGCGGATGACAGTATTCTCGTTATTCGTTATCCCATTGCTGATAGGGTCAATGCTTCTCCAGTTGAAGTCAGAAACCTCTGGCTCCTCTTCTTCTACATCTGCGGCTACGTAGTATTTGATGCTAGTATCTGCGGGTACAGACTCCTGAACTACTAGCGATACGGCATCGATTACATTGTCGTCTACGAGTTCCTCTGGAATATATAGTGGCTGAGAAACCCAGATAGCGTTATTGTCGTACACATGTTCGGTTATGCTGATTTCCTTAGCGCCAAAGATGTACCTGTACTTGATTGTGTTGTTCTGAGTACGGGTGTAATCTGGGGCTGTCTTTCTAAGCGTGATGAACATCCTGTGCACTTCGTTGGCGGGATGGACAAAGACCATCTTGTTTGCGCTGGTCTTGATCTGATCACCAAAGTCGAATCTTGTATTAGAAGATGCCTTAGTTGCCTCTACGAAAACCTGAACTGGAGTCACACCGAACGGGTCGAACTCAAGCCTAGAAACAGTCACGGGTTCCTGTGCTGTACCTAGTTGTATAGCGATCTCACCAATTACTTCTACCGGTTCTGATGTCTCTACCTCAACGCTCCAGGCCGTATTAGTTAGGCCATCTAGCGCGCCAGTAAAAGGCGAGATTACCTCAGCCCTTACTTCTTTGCCTGCTACAGTTGCCTTGAAACTCGTGCTGGTTACTCTACCTGCGGCCATCTTCTTGGTCATATTACTGACCGTAGGAAGTGTCACGCTACCAGTCGTAGTATCAACGAACGCGGTAGTCATGGAGATGTCTGTGTAATCTAGGTCATTGAACTGGTCAGAAACACTTAGGTAATATCCGTCAGTGTTGTAGATACTGAACATGTAGTCATCAATAAGAGTTTCGATAGCCACCCTACGTACACGTAACCTCTCCAAGTAGGCTCGGAGAATAGTCGATAGTGTCATAGATTCGTTTAGGTGCTCTCGGCATACCTCGTATAGAATGTCGAGGTTGATCTGAGAATTTGTGAACAGTTCGTTAGCCTTGTCTACATTAGAACGTAGGCCGTCACCAAAGTATTCAAGTGGCAACTTGAGTGGCTGTCCTGCGGGATTCTTAGCAAAGAAACGAGATACCTCAGTCAGGATGTCGACTAGGCGTGGCTTCTCGCCCTTCGAGAATAGGATCTTCGAAGTTTCTTCAAATACTCTTTCTGTCTGAATCTTTGAAATGCTCACTAGCGCAACCTAACTTTCAACTTGTAAGACCTAACAATAGGACTAGACGAAACCTTGTCTGCTGGTCTACTCATTTCAATCTTCAGTCGAAGAGAGTTCACCGTGTTCTTAACCGTCCTATAGTCAACGCCATCCTCTCTAAACTCTTCTGGGAGAGGATCATTGAATGAGATGACTTCCTTGATCCCAAAGATATCATCTTGAACTCTTGAGATCGGCACCCAAGTAAGACCGTCGTCTGGGCTGATATAGAACTTTACCCAAATCTCATCCGTACCGAAATTACTTGGGATGAAGATGTCTGCCTCAAGAGCAACTCTGTCAATTATACCATTGACTCGGAAGGGTTTCGTAACAATGTAACTTGTTTCGTTGTATTGAACTTGCTCAACTGAGCAATCACGTATTCCGATAGCCCACCTCTGACCATTGAAGTATTCAACCTTCTTAATCAGATTGCCCTGTACAGCCTCACTATTCTCGTGATATCGGGTCGGGTCCGTAATCGGTGGCACTGGCCCTAATACTCTGCGATTTGAGTTCTCGCCCTCTACATAGTAAACGTGACCGATGTTAGAAGAAATTGAGTTAGGCTGTTCGATGCTTAATCTAATATATCTGACTTCCTTCTGATCGAAGGGCCAAACTGCTGTGCCGATTACAATCTCGTCGCTAGCCCGAGCAGCCTGGATGTTAGCGTCTGTGCCAATCCACACCGCCTTACTGGAGATAGATTCCCAGTTGGTGTTGTCGCTAGACGCATGAACTCTAGTCACTTTTACGGGATGATTTTTGTTGTCAGTCAAACCATAAGGCGTATAGGAGATATTGTTAATTGTCTTGACGCTACCTAGATCAAACTCTAAGTCTAACTTCAGCACGTTGCCAGATGGCCCAAGTGCCCAATTGATTTCAGATGAGTCTGTTCCAGTCTCTTCATCTACGTTGGCATAAGTGAAGTTGAGATTCTTGGCACGGTTTCTATCGGCTTCGGATACGAAGTAATGCTCGTACTCAAACCATGTGTTAGGTTCGCTATCGATGACAGAGTCTAGGTCCGCACGGCGATCTGTAAGGGCCACAAATCGGTAATCCTTCTCGTTGGTGGTAGGATTGGTAGTGGCCGTCATTGGGTCTTGGATCTCTTGGTTGTTTCCCGCGAAACCATTGGACGTAGGTAGTATTCGCACTTCGGCATCATCGATGACGTTAATCGATTCATTCCTTCTGCCCAGGCTTAACACCCCAGCAGAAGTAAGAGAAGCCTTACTCGCGGGATCGATCATATCGCTATCAATAAACTCTTCGTTGATGAAATAGTCACCGAAGTTGACTAGGTTAATATCACTAGCCGTTGAGTATAATTGAAGTGTCTTCATCTTGCCAGCGACACGGGCATTCTGATGCTCTGCCTTCTGAATCTCAGTTGAGATGAAGTTATGGAGAAATACTGTAGAAGCCTTTAGGAGATCAACCTGATTCTGCATGAGGTTGACATCATGCTGGATGGATTCTGTTATCTCATTCATACGAGCACTTAACGCAGGCTCGCCCTTTACGAATGGCTTAAAGTTCATGATTGGGGTTTCAACGCCAGAACTGTACTTACTGATCAACTCGGTAATAGCATGGCCGATCTCTTCCGCGGTCTTAAACTCGCCGGAAGCGTACTTCTTTTTGAACTCCTCAAGAAGAACTATGGCCTGGCCATACAGGAGTGTGGTAGGGGACAACTGGGTCATGGAAACCTCTTAGAAACTATATCTTGCGTCGGGCTTACGAGTCTTTGCCTTGATCTGGAAGGCGTCAACTTGTGGGCTGACGAAGTTCTTGTCATTTACTCTCAACACGATACGTACCCTAACATTGCTGGGCTGGTATTGATAGTAAACCCTAAACGCCTGAGTTATCTCCTTATTGAAGATAAGACTGTTGCCGGTGTGTAGGTATTCATACCTCTCTGCTGAACTATCTACTCCAGCCTGGCTTCCTCCCTCATAATTGGTCAGGTTGGTGGCGATTGTCCCGTCCTCTAGCCTCACGATGATTGGCTGATATGGTGTCATACCATCTGCGACAGTATATGAACTATCTGCCACTCTGTCCCTGTCCACGTAAGGAGTGTAATCTAGAGGAATGATAAGTTGTCCATTTGTTCCAGTAAACCCTTCTCCTGCACCGCTCTCGTCAAAAGATGAAACTAGTGGAACATCACGGAACCCTGACTCATAGAAGTTAACCACGGTGTGGTCTACCGCTGGAGTGTAATCCACAGTGAATACATCCTGAGAAGTGTAACCAATAGACGTAAAGTTGACAGACTCAAATGCTGTACGTGAAGAGTTTAGGCTTAGGATGTTTGCTACATCGGTTAGAACATACCCGTTCTTGTAGATGTTGATAGGACTATTGACTCCAGCCTCAAACCTAAACACAGCCTTACCTTGAGCGTCTAAAAGTAGGCGCTCCCCAATAACTTCAGTCGTACCTACTGGCATAATTGGCAGCCAGTCTGTTTCCTTCATTGGGTTAGATTTGTTTGTCACTGAATATTCGACAGAGGTGATTCTGGTTGAGTCACGATCGGTGTCTAGTATTGAGTAATTAGAATCCTGTGCCTTTAGTTTGATCTCGCCTACGTCACCAGGTGCTGGGATGACATTAGATACAAAGACAGCCTTGAATCCCTTGGCACCGCTGCCAATCTCAATTGTGCGGATACCGAGATCGTATTCATAATCGAATCCTGGCTCGTCCTTTAAGTACGATGTCTGATAGGTGCTACCAGGAACGACTGGAGAACCTAATGGGTTCGGACCTGATACTCGATTAAGTAAGTTTTCTAAGTCTTTCAGTACCGAGTCAAATAGTTGCGCCGAGGCTAAACCTGGTGCTGTCCCCATAATCTCTGGGTTATTCTCAAACAAGTTCCGCCTTATCAACTGAGACATAATCTGCGCTGGGCGACTGTTATTCGTCCACACGCCAAATGAACTCTGTCGGTCCTTACGGAGTCTAGTCACTAGATCCTGTAGGCTTACTCCACCGTGGCGCTTCTCGAAAGAAGTCCTTGGAATGGAGTTCTTGAACATCTTGGCAAGCGTGCTGCTGTTATTTATGGCGTTCAGAAGCATTGTAGCGCGGATCATACCGTTGCGCTGGCTCGTGTAAAAGTGACCATCAAAGTCAGATGCGTTAGAAGCCTCTCTGTGCTCTTCCTCTGATGAAATGCCCTTCTCTGAAGTGCGAGTATAAACTCCCTGACGGAGATATACCTTGAACTTGTATACAGACTGCATCGTGAAGAAAATGCTAGAGGCACTATTTAGAGTCATTGGCTCAGATAACAGATCTTCGTATTTGGTCTCTCCAGAGTCTTTAAAGACTCGCACCTGAATTACTTCACAAGGAGTTTCGGTGAACGGACTTATTGTAATAGTGTCACATGGGGATGGTTGGGCCAGGGTGTACTCGATAACAGCCAATGCTCCTGGGTAGGACACCTTACCGTGATGACCCTTAAAGTCGTTTAGGGTTGAGTTCAGTGGAGAAGGGGCGCGGACAGCCATACGCCATCCGGTATTAGATGCGGTGGTTACCGAGTTCTTAATTCCCGTGTCCGACGTAACCAACCCTTGTACATTGGTCGCAAGAATCTTGGCTGTCATTGGGTAGTTGCTACTAAGTTTTCCGCCGATTGACAACGTCCCTTCTGCGCCGTTTATCTGAGCATAATCTGATGGCCTAAAGGTTAGTCCACCTCGGTCTGGTAGAATCTCAAAGGACTTGTCCATACCACGGCTATCGCTGAATGACTCAAGAAATGCGTAGTCATATGCCTTAGCATCAGAGAGCAAGAAGGCGTAGTTAGCCACAGCCTTTTCTAAGGAGTCTAGTTCTTTTTCTAGGCTTGCAACATCTGACATCAGTACTGACGCATGGCTGTCTAAGAGTAATGAGATCAGGTTTGACTGACGGTACATTTCCTTGATGGCAAGATCGGCACTTCGTAAGTTGCTTGCAACACGAGCGCCATTAGTGCGACCCTGCGTATCTTCTGGGCTTAGGACAATATTGGCCTGTGAGACAGATCTAGAGATCTTATCTGCCAGAGTGCTTAACTCTGACTTCTCAACCTTAGCCTCCTCAAGGAGGAAGGCTGCGCGTCTCTTGTTGCCACCGCGCAGTGTCTGAATGTAATCATCAATGAAACGCTTCATTAAGTCCAACTCCTACCATGGAGATCTTCCAACTTATATCTTACACCAGCGGTGATGTTACGCTCAATAACGTTGATGATCTCCTGCTCCTTCGGGAACTGAGTCTTTAGTTCCTCTGGCAGACGGATGATAACGAAACCACCCTTCTGATAGGAGACCCCTCCACCAAAACCGATATCCCAGTATCCAATTGACTCAGACACCATACGACGAATCTCTTCTAGGTTCAGAGAATCCTTTGCTCCACCACCACGGCGGCGAGTATCTAGAATCACCAGATCATTGATATCTAGAGCGGGTGCGATATATACCACACCCAACTGGACTGCCAACGGATCGTACTCTGGATCTAGAGGATCGAAGATATTAGTATCCATCCTAAAGCGCAAAGTCCTTGTGTTGACTGAGTCTGTTATCACACTTCCGTTTGAATCCTTCACAAAGGCTGGGACGATGTAGATGTAGACTGGGCGACCAACTAGGTTTCTTGTGTTGCCTGGGTTGGGGTTCAAGTTGAGGTAGCGCCCGTCGTATTGCTTAAAGTTGTAGACTGAACGCTTAGTCGTGTAATCAACCTTAACGAGATTAGCCTCATCTGACGCTAATGGGGAAGCCAAAGTGATCTCGCCGGTCGAAGCATTGTAGTCTGCAATGTCGGGCCAAGATAACTCGGTCCATGGAGATGATGCTGTCGACCTCGTGTATACCTTTAGGGCCGGACGAACTGGATCAGCATATGAAGAACTGACGTTGCTCGGTTCCTTAACCATCAGCAGCGGTGCCTGACGTAGTTGAATTGTAGTTTCGTCAATTACCACAGGATGTTCACCCTTGATATCTACGTTTGGTCGACCGTGTAGAGTTGACCATCCACCCAACTCCGACTCTGGAATTGAGTAAAACGCACGTACATCTGAACCCTGATATGAACCCAAGTATCCATCAAGTGGTCCTTGGTTGCGTGGGCGGATCTTTACCTTACGGTTGAAGCTACCAATGCGAACTGGCACAGGCCAAACGTCAGCGGCACCTAGGTTCTCTGGAAGCGGCTCAATCTGGATCTGTGCACCAGACTTAACCTTCACACCGTAAACAGGCATCGCCCAGCGGAATGGGATCTTGGGGGCATCTGCCGAAACAGGTAGTGTGTTGGTTGTGTTCAGTTCGTAGTTTGAGATAACGCCGACATATACGTTTTCGGGTCCGCGGTCTAGATATTCCATGTAAGTCATTTCTGGAATACCTGAACTATTGACAATGAATTCCTTCTTGCGCTTGTCGTAGAATCCTACAAACACAGAAGCATCGTTTGTGGTAAGATCCACACTTAGGCTCATGTAATGACGCTGAGTTTCATTTGTTCCTACCGATGTAGGCATGGCGGGGAATCCGGCTGGTTTACCGTCCGCATCGCACAGTAACTTGATGCCATCAGTCTTCCTGATCCATCCTGATTCTGGTGCTATGCGACGATTTCCATTCTCGTCCATTGAGTACCATGTTTCACTTGAGCCTGGCTCATACTCGGGACCGAATGTGTATCGACTATTGACGTGATTAACCACGATATTGTTACGTAGTCTAATAAGACCACTTGAAGTTGCACCGACGATAGAAACCTTTGGGTTGTTTACTGTAATGTTTGTCCAGTTTACATCACTTAAGGTTCCCGAAGCGTAATCGTGAGGGTTAGCCTGTACCGTGGTGTCGTATCCACTACGCACAACAACGTTACGTCCTGAGGCGTTGATTGGATAATTGTTGATGGTTACTTGCCTAACTACCTCACGGCGCTCTGTCTTCTTGCCCTTGCCGTAGATCAAGATATCCTTGATACCCAGCATGCGCGAATCGCCCCAGCCCGACTTACCATTCTGACCAACACCAACAATAACAACGTTGCCTTCATATGGTCCTACGGGGAAGTATGTACCGGGTCCATCTGGGATAGGTAAGCCTAGGCTTGTTACTCTAGCCTTGCCCATATCATAACCACCAAGATGGAATGGACCGGGAGCAGAATGGGTCTTAACGTCAATAGCGTGGAGAAGCATCTGCTTGCTGTTTCCCTCAAGGTAGGGGGTAATCTTTACTCCGTGGATCTTGTATCTGTCGTCAAGTTCTACAGAGAATACGTCCCAAATATTGCCTGGGCTATTCTTCAGATCTGATCTCTTGGCATAGTATGTCTGAGCATTCCAGTCAGAGATGTGCTTCTTCATAATGCGGCCCTTTGGCCAATCGTAAAACTTTGTGTAGTCCCTACTACTAGTCGGACCTACTAGGCTTCCCAGATTGATTACTTGATATCCGATAGCAGCCCAAGTCTCGGCGTCTACTACTCCATTGCGGAATCGTAAATGGCATTTAGTTTGGAACTGCTTGATGGCCTCTTCGGTTTTCTTACCATTGGAACTATTATCGTAGCGACCATTAACCTCTAGGTATTCGGTGTTCTTTAGGAACCCGAAGAACTTCAGTTTGTTCATCGTCATCTGGACGAACTTAACCCAATCTGAAATGTTCCCCGAGCCACCTTTCTCTAATCTTACGGTCGCTCCCCAAAATGGCCAACTCAAAAGACCACCTGCTAAGGTGCCCTTTTCATCGCCGTAATAGTTATCATCCTGCCAAGTACGAAGGTAGTTGGGATGCTTAGTGCCCTGATCGAACGCACGTCCAGAAGTAAAGGTGGTCTTGTTCTTGCCGTGAGAAGACCATGACATGATGATTTCTGTATCATCATCGACAGTTACATTCTCGTATTCTGTAACCTCACGGGTTAACTTAGCAGTTCCAGAAGCAGTCCAGTCTACAGTCTCTTCTGTTGAATCTTGAGCAGTTGCGTTGTAGTTTACTCGCACCTGTACGCCATATGGTTTTGGTGGGTATTCGCGGTAAACGTATTGACCCTCTTCGAAATCGCCAGTTACTAACTCTTCCCTAATTACGTGAGGACCGAGGTCAATCGGTACTTCGAACTTTGGAGTGTATGCTATGGTCCAGGCGGCAGGAATAACGCTGTCACCAAGATCCTCTGGAACTTCTACATTAGGGTTAGTTACCTCAATCTGATAGGTTCTTGTTGCTCCACGAACGCGCTCTAAATCAGCAGCAGAGATGCTAGAATCAATGATTTGCTTAAGTGTCTGCTCTGAAAGTATGCGCTGCCATACGTTTGTGGGAGTTGCTGATGCAGTTGTGAGAGATACGAACCTATTGGCGTCCTTCTCGCGCTGTGATAACGCCTCTCCATCAATAACCCATGAAGCCTTCCAAGGCGAAGAGAATGTCCATGAGGTTGAGTAGTCTGTCTCATCCCTTCCATCTAAGGCGCGATCTTTGACGGCCAGAAGGCAGAGATTGTAGAAGAACTTGTACGCACCCTCTACGGTGCTTGAATTAACATAACGGTTGTAGTCTGCCCTTGAAACTTCGTGCCCAGCAGTATCGAATCGATTACGTGCAACACGCTTACCGGTTACATGAGAGAACAGCATGTTAACTGCCTCAAGTGAACCGATCGTAGAGAAGATCAAATGCCCACCATTTAAGGTTGGCTTGTGTAAGAGACACGGCTTGTACTGACCAGAGTTATTCTGGGCTTCCATAAGTACGATGTAGTCACCTGGGTAATCTAAGATGTACTGGCAGTAGCCATCCCCGAATGTTCCATATCCACCGTTCTTATATGGTGATATTGAGTTGTATTCATCGTCTGAGCCGTCATTAAAGTTCCATCCACCGTACTCTTGATCTGCGTTCCACAAGAAGTACTCGTCATTCTTTGGTCGGATGGTACCTCCATCGATCCATCCATAGTCGCCTTCTTCGGAGATACGGCTAGCGTCAGCGGCATTAACGGCACATGTAGTCTCGATACCGAGTCCCTCTGGGACGGTGTGGTTGTGCATGTCAATGATAAGAGTCTTTCCTAGTTGTTCGGTGAAGTATCTGATCTTCTGCATGTACGGCTGGAAGTCGAATGAAAGCACCCTTGGGCACCACAGTAGTATGTCGAATTTCCTTAGGTCGCTGTAACTAATATCATCAAAGTCAACGGTCCAGTAATCTTCGTCTTCCTGGTCATCGACAGATGCAGTATCTTCCTCGTCGGTGTGTAGAGGATTGATGAACTGAATCTCGGTGGCGTTGTAATCACTACGCATGAGATTGAGGAATGCGTAGGTGGCATCGCTGTGTCTATTTCCGTCGGTGATGATAACACCGGCTTTGATGGCTGCGGCTTCCTTGGATGGATCTACTGTGTAGTTCTCTGTGAAGCTAGCCTTTACTCTCCATCTGAACAGTTGGAAGATGCGCGGATCAGCCATAGCCTTCTTGGGCACAAAGATGCGATATCCTTCTACGTCCGGATGAGGCTCACCTAGGATCTGTTCCTTCAGGGTGGCTGGCTTTGTTGAGTACCACTTCTTGTTGCGGTTGTTTAGATCTACTACGTCAGACTCTTCTGGCCTGTATGAGTAGTATGCCTGAGGATTTAGGATCTCTTTGTATGAGAGTTCCTGATTCTTCAACTTGCCGTCAGTGCCTACCTCGACCTTATTGTAGGTTAGGTACAGGTTCTCGTTGTCGTCTACATCCACAAAAGCCCAGACACGATAAGCGTCTGTAGTTTGGTCGGTATCTTCAACTGTGGTATTTGCTGGTGTTATGCGGATTTTGTATCGCGCCCTACCCTGCTCATCTACATAGTCACGCCCATCGGCGTCTACCACTTTGATGTCTTCAAGTTCGAAAGTCCTTAGTTCTGATCCTAAGGTCAACCCCTGAAAGTCTACATGGAAGTAACGGCTTACGTGGACGTAAGGCAAGATTGAGTCTGATGTGTACTCAGATCCTGGGGTGGATAAGAAGTCTTCATCTATTGTGAATACGTCAGCGACAGCAGGGAACTCGTCCTCCACTATCTGATTACCGCTCTCGTCCTCTAGAATGCCCATTCGGTTGGCATACATGATTCGATACTGGTCTGCTACTGACACAGTGTTCTCTTCGACCACATTTGATGTGTCGACAATTACCACATTCTTAGATGGGGTCAGTGATGGCGATTGAATCCAGGCAAGATTGACAGCATCCTCGGGGACTCTTACGCCTCGCCTAAATGCCTTTTCATTACCTTCGGTACTTCTGTCTTCAAACGCCTTCATCACTAAACATCCCTGTAGTCCGGGTGCATCGACTGCAAACCATCTAACGTAACATCATAAAACCCTGAACCTAAGAAGCCCAACTGGTACTGGTCGTATCGCGGAATTGCGTACCAAGCCGGTGGCTCCCATTCTATAGTAACAGGTGTCGCTGCGCTATTAGGAGTTGCTTCGTCATAATAAACAGGATATCCGTTTATATCAGAGTAATATGGGTTAGTGTCTGCTGCGTTTGCCATCTGGACTAGAGGAACCGACAGATTGGTGAAGCCCTCTGAGCCGTATTGGAGATCAGGTGTCTCCAGCCAGAATACAACGTCACCAACCATGTCGTATTGAGGGGTTGCCGATGCAGAGACTCTGTCTGTTTCGACCATGACAAACCAGTAACCTGGATCCCATGGCGTTGCAGCCGTGAAGGGACCCACGGTGAATCGTCCCAATGAATCTGCGGTGACCGACCCATCGTATGGTAGGTCTGTGTTTAGTACTGTGTAGATATCCCTACCCTTACGGTAGTTAACCTTGGCCGAGGCTACTGGTAGCCGAGATGAATTCTCAACCTTACCGAATACCCTAACCTTGGTCAATCCATCGGCAGGGATGGTGTCTACTTCGGGTAGGGCAGTCAACCTATAAGATGGGGTGGCTGACTGTTCAATGTCGAAGTTGAATGAGGCAGATACGTCACCGGTGATGGTCACTGTTCCTGTCATACTCGCAGTAGAACCGCCAGCGGTCAGGAATACAACTGCGCTACCGTTATCGTCTGTCAATACAACGAAGTTGGAACTTGATCCATTTCCGCTTGGGATAGCGAATCCGTCCGCATCCGTGACAGGGATATCGAACTCTCCCCATGAGGTGCTCATGTTGAAGGTTTGGTTTGGCTTAGGATTGCCATACTCATCAACCGAACGAATAGTGATAAGCATATAATCCTGGCCGTCTGCCAGAAGTTTAGATGGGCTGTACCTTACTTCGATTCCTGCTAACGAGTACTCTTCAAACGAGATGAAGAGGAACCCTTCTTCCACTGTCGTATAGAATGTGTTTAGCGGCACGTCGATTGGTGTAGCCTCATCGTATACTGAGTCCTCATAGGTTACAGTATACCCACTTGCACCGAAGTCTACAGGCAACTTATCGAAGACCAACTTAGTTCTTTGGCTGCCGTCAGTATGGATGTAATCGTTGTATGCGTAGAATGAACGGTTGAGTTTGTATGTTACTTCGTAGATCTTGTCGCGATCGGTTACACCTACAGTACTGATTTCGTTTGTAAATGTCTCAGTGTCGGCCTCAACAGGTAGACCGGTCTCTAGATCTGTCACGGAAACCTCATACAGATCTTCGTAACCCAGGAACAGTTTGTTGGTGCCCGACCCGTAAACATTCTGCTTACCACGGAGAGTTAGTCCTGGCGTTGCAGTGTCATAGAATGCTACCTGACGCATCAACTGTGGACTGGCTTCGTCGGTATACACAATAATGGGAGCACCCTGGCGAGCGACTGACTCAAGCACTGGTGTGGCTGAAGTGACTGTCTCGTCCTTGCGATTGGCATATAGGTAGTATTCGCTCTCTCGGTCATAGAACCACCCAGAGTGAACCTGTGGATGCCATGCCGGGTGAATGCCTGGGCGTAGGCGTGCTCGGATTGCTATAGGAGAGTATGCATACACTTCCGAATCGTCATCCCACTCCTCCTCGATAGCATCATCGGGGTAAGTAACTGATGTTCCATCATCAAAAGCGGGCTTAACTGTGTTGCTATCCATCCATACAATAACGTTGTCGTTATCTAAGACTTCTGCGCCCATCCAGGTTACAACGAAGTTCTCGGTATTGGGAATGTTGAAGTCATCCCTATTGAGGATAAGGCTAGTCAAGTAGAAGTTCGTGTTGCCAATAGGGGCAGGCACTCCGTTTCTCCATGGACCGTTCTCGTCTACGTATCCCTCTACTTCTGTGGTTTGTGTTGCCTCGAAGATATTCCACTGACCACTCGCCACTGGGTAATCTGTAGCACCAGAGCCTATAGAGAATTCTAGGGTTGTAACAGCCGTTGAGAACTGCCTGACTCCCGCCCCATCCCAGTTGGCACTGCCATTGACTAGTAGATATTCCTTCGAAATGAAGGTTGAGTTAAAGTCGGGGTCAACAACATATGCTCCGTGTGTGCCGTCATCGTCCTGAGTAATGATTTCAACTTCATACTTCTTATTTGGAGTTGCTTCCAGATATGGGTTCCATGAAATTTCCGGAATGGTGATTGTCATACTCTGCTGAGTAAGATCAGGCACTGCTCCATTCATGAGGATGTTGAACATCTGCTTCTCTGACTTCCATCTACCAATAGTGTAGGAAGTTGTTAGCGGTTCAAATACAACACTAGGGGTTCCTGAACCACCGTAGGTTAGTGCAGTCTGAGCATTGTTTGCTGTCAACTTCGACGCAGAGTTATCTGACCACCATGCTCTGGCATTGCCAGTTGTGGGGAAGTCTGCAAATGCTTGGATATCTGGATTGAATCTACCGAAGTAAAGAGCAACAGAGTCCACATCGTTAATATGAATAGAAAATGGTGTAGCGGCTGAAGTATCGTATTCGTTACCTGACGCATCGTACCAAATCTGCTCATCGTCCAGGTGTCCGTCTTCTGCCCAGATCCTGTAGGTTGCGTAGCAGTTGGCTGTATTTGTGGGGTTGGCTGCGTCTACGTTGCTCTTGCTTGAGAGTTGGAAACTGTGGTAGTAGACAGATGGTGTCGCTGCTGAGTCGGTGATTCGGACCGTCAGCCAGTCTTCCACTGTCGGATTGTCGTATACTTTACGGTCAGCAGATCCGTAGATGTAAACGTCTGCTGCAACCTTTGGATATAAGTTGACTGAGTCGCGCTGTCTACCTCGGGCCTTTAGCCTAACAGTAAACTGCTGCGTGCCACCTGGTGCGTCTGGTCGGATAACCAATAGGTCGTCACCATCACCAACACCAGTCTGAATGTATTCTTCCGGAACTGGCGTAGCATCTAGCCTATATGGCAGGACTGCATATCCCTCGTTCTCTAGGCCACCAACATCCCAGAACGATTGCTGCCACTTGAAGTATCCCCAGGTCGTTGGGTACTTTTCGGCAAGTTGTTCAACCAATGAATAGAATCTTGGGTTTGGCACATTGTCATATCCCATATACGGGGTTGCGCCGTCTACATCGTCTTCGATGTCAGACATCTCTAAAACGTACGGTGTAGCCCCTGCATAGTTTGAGTCAGGAGTTGCGCCGAACGCCTGCCACAGATTGAGTTCTCGACGTAGAGCCAACTTGAATGCTTCGACGCCAACACCTGGCCTATTGATATGCACGTCGAGAATACGGATCTTGTACGTTTCATTATCTTCTAGGAGGTGGCGGTCAAGGTCTACCATTAGACCAAAGTCATCGAACCAGTTCCATACATGATGGGGATTCTGATTGTAGATTTCTTCGTTGAGTTCTAGATTCTCATACGACTTGCGAGTGTAGACAACCCTCTTGAGTTCATCCCAGAAGAATACATCTTCATCTTCTCCTGCGGCATAAAACTCTTCTAGGCTGGCTGTGCGAGCCAACTGAACGTCATCGCCAACAATGCTCCACAGAACCTCGGGAGCGTCAGCCGCAGCGTACACCCAGGCAACCTGAGTTACATCTGCCGTATCAATATAACGCTGTAGGTCCAAGTAGTTAAGACCGTAATCTAGATCATCTAGCCACTGACCGGCTACTGCATTGACTAACTGTGCGCCTACGCTAAGTGGGGTAGCAGACTCGGAGTCTAGATCGCGAGTCTCCATCCATTCTGGGAATGTATCCAGAACGGTTCTGGTTCGGTCGTAGAGTGGTGCCATGACTGGAGTGTCAATCTCAATACGAATCAGAACCTCTACGCCAATATCAGCGGTGTCTAGTGTGGTGTTTAACCTCAATACAAACCTAGCGTATCTGTAAGAATCAATGATGAAGATAGGATTATTGGCATAGTTGTTAGTCTGGCTTGCCCACTCATCTGGATACTCTAAGTCGGGATCGTCAATGGTGTAGATATCAAGTATGGGAGTGATATCACCTGTTCCGGGGAGATTTGTAAACTCCACCTGATACGACATGATGTCGATGCGGCCACTGTAATCAATGTAGCGGCCAGAAGAGATAATTCCGGAGTCTGTTACGTTTGCAGATATTTGATTGATACCCGTCCAGGTGCGATCACCCAGAGAGTTTAGACCATAGTTTGACTTGGTAGTCGAGTAGTTCTTGTAAACATCATTATTATACAGGTCTATAACCTCAGAAGACCAGACCGCACCGGCCTGGTCAAAATCATCCTGAGTTAGACGTAAGTAGTAAACCTTCACTTGTAAACTCCCTAGGGCTTAACAGGAAGCTAAGCCTACATAATTAACACCTACAGATCGGTGAGTATCCTTGAACCAACCCTTACATGACTGACATTGGTACTGCTGGAAGATCGCTGTTGTAGTACGGGAAACTCCGCGCTTCTGGACATGCTTAGATCCACATCTTGGGCATCCTGCGTCCACGTTGTATAGCCTTCTGTTTGGTAGGTTTGGAATCCATGGCAGTAGTTCGTGGTACATGTCTTCCATCAGGGTGACATCGCGCCTATTGTAACGCTCCATTGACTTCCACGCCTTAGCATCACCTGCTAGGCACTTCGCCCATAGTTCGAAGCCTTCATGCTGAACTTTGCCCTCTAAGCCTAACTGCTTGGATACATGCTCCAACTTCCGGCTCTGAAACTTAAACTTCTTGGATAGGCTATAAAGATCAACATTCTTGTACGGTGACGGTGGACCCATCTTTGCTTCTAGAAACTCTCTGTTCAGATGAGGGATGTCGAAAGTGGTGCCGTTGTAGTGCATCACTGCGTCTGCCTCATCTAAAAGGTTCCAAGCGGCTTCGATCATTTCCTGATGGCCATCTTGAGTTGAGAAGAACATAGTCTTCTTCTTCTGATCGCCTAACCATTTTGCCGAGAAACATATGACCTTGGCGGTCTCCACAATCTGGTTGAGTCCTACGTTCTGGTCCCAAAGGCCCCAAGTGTAAACTAGGTTAGGTGAAGTCTCGATATCTAGGAGAAGTATCTTGGGACCTTGCCCAGTCTCTCTGATAATCTCATCTAACTTCTCTTCGAACTCCAACTGCTTGTTGACCTTGTCAGCCTCGCGCTTACACTGAGGATTGTGGTACTTCTGGTTATGTGTTCTAGGGGTGAAATATTCACCACACTCAGAACTTGCACACTTGATAGTCAAATCGACTCCTCTTATTGTGTTACTGCTACTTCAATTCGCCCAGCAACAACTAGTTCGTCTTCGTTAGGCTTGTAGTTCTTCCGCAACGTCTCTGTGCCGTTTTTGGCGAATGTAGTAATATGTAAGTCACTGATCAGGTCTGAACTCTCTAGAACGATCTGAACAAGTCTATTATACACCAAAGTCTGGCCGGGTAGTAAAGAATTCAGATAACGAATTACCGCAATCCTTGCCCTACCTGCCACTACGTCAGCCTGCGCTGACGTTAGACTCGGTGTAATTAGTGATATCGTAATGTCAAATGGGACCAACTCTGGATCTTTGACAAACATTGTAACACCGACAGGACGTACCGTTTCAAGTGCCGATAGAACTTCTCTTCTAACACGAGCCTGGAAGGTAGTATCTTCTGCGGTTAGGATTACCTCGAAGGACCCCAGGCCGTAAGGTGCTGTACGGATTCGGATATCTCTAACACCGTTGATGCTCAATGCTTTGAATCGAATAGCCTCCACAGTTCCAGATGCTGCGACCCTTACTGACTTGATGATTCTGGCCCTATACGTAGCATCGTCTTCTGAACTGGCTTGCTGCTGAATAGACTTGGGATTGGTGCACTTAACTGATGCTCCTGCTGGAGACATAAAATTATGCACAGTTAGGGATCCTGCACCGGCCGTATGTACTGAATCATTGAAGGCTGGGCGGATACTACCAAATGCTCGCGTCCTACCGGCAGGTATAACAACCTGCTCTGTCAAGACGTAAGTGAACTGAGCACCTACAAATCCATCGATGCTTGAGTAGACCCTGGTACCAGCAGGGATGGTGATATCTGTATGATAGGGTGAATCTAGATAGAAGTAGAAACTACCACTTCTCTTGTCGATTGCGGTAAGTTCTGAAACCGTCTTACGCTGGACGTTATACAGGGAGCCAATAAGGTCTAAGGCTCGACCTGTAGCAGTAGACACAACGGACTGTGCCAAGTTGTAGTCAAGAGCGTCGTAGGCATCACCGATCTCATTGACAATGGCTTCGGTAAACGCCCTGGCGACGGAGCCTGGTCCGATGGCCGTAATCGGTGTTTCATCTTGCAACTTCTGCAAAGCCTGCCTAAGGATGTCTGACTTCTTCTTCTTCACATATAGCGCCATTATACTACCTCTAATTCCTGTTCGATAGATAGAAGCAGTGTATTCTGGCTGGGCGACCCTACGTATAGATCGAACCTAATGGTCTGCGGACCTGTAGGTACGGCGTTGATCGTGATTTGCTTACCGTTGAATCTACCCTCCCTGTTAAGGGCGGCGCGGATCAGGGCTTTGCCGAACTCTGCTGTTTCTCTAGTCTGAGGCTCTCCATACAGTTTACTTAACTCTGTACCGAGGCTTGGGTATAGCGTCCAATCTCCTGGCTCTGTCATAAGACGAATATAGGCCTGCTGTGCATCGTCTCTCCAGTTGGTGCCCGTCAAAGCCAGATCACCATTAGGAGATAGTTTGATGTCACCTGATTGCGAAAAATAAAAATCTGCCATACTCAGCCCCTGTTCATAATACTAGTAGCGGACCTAGGCCCTAAACGTCGGTCGACCATAACCAACAATCTTAGCATCGATTGGCCTATTGCGCCTATATACCCCGCCACCATTGGTCTGGGATCCTGAGTTACCTGATGCAGTATTGCCTTCTATGGTCTGGATTTCAGTTGAGGAGATAACCCTCTCTACAATGCCGACATGATTCACGTAATATTCGTTGGTATCAAAATCGTAGAAGACGATATCTCCTGCCTTCGGACCTGTGGTAAACCACCTATTTGCTTTCTTAAATCCGTCAGCCATCGTAACCGTCCAAGCATCTGGATTGGGAATAGATACTCCTGCCTTCTTGGCCATAGCCGCAATAAAGGTAGCACACCATGATTGGTTGTTTGGGTGGCCCACCTGGGCAGCATACTTGTTGTCGTTATTGGATCCCTCTATATACCCCACCTCTGCTGCTGCCACAGCCAAGAACTTCCTAAGAGTTCCTGTGCTACTAACAGTGTTGTCTACGGATTTAGTGGTGGTTTTCTTGGTGGACTGAGTCTTCTTCTTGGAGTCTTCGAAATCATCTTCTATTCCGCGGTATAGGCTCTTGAAGTCATCATCAACATCGTGACTAGTCAAGGTGGGTTCAGAGAACTTTGTTGCCTTAGAGTTGAACTTCTTGTCATTCCACTTGAGGCCATCGTCCTCATTTGTTATTACCTTGACTGTATCCCCAACAAAACTGACAGACTTAGTCTCGGGACATATGACAATGCCTACACCATCTCCCGCGAAGATTTCAATGTCGCCATTGTCTCTCACCCTGAAGAATGATGGGTTGTCAGGATGGGTTAAGCCTACCTCACGGGGCTGGAACTTCTTCTGTTCTTTTACGATCTTTGTAGGTCTCTTGATCATGATTACATCCTAAACAAAAATCTTGGCACACCTGTATCGGCATTGGTTTGGCGATCTAAATCGTACTTAGCATAAGAGTGGTTATAGAAATGAGTGATAACTGGATTGGCTTCGGATGCCCCTCGGAAAGCCACCCAACATAGGCGACCTGGCTCGGGTGCCACAGGTTGCACACCCAGCATTGTGGGGCATGGTACGTGTTTGATAATGTCTGTCGGAAGATCTGAGTCTGATGCTGCAAGGAGCACAGTGGCAGTATTTGCCTCTATATTGTAGTCTATGATAACACCTTGCCTACCACGTGGTTTCTCTAGTTCTCTTTGGTCAATCAGTTTTCTGATGTGCTCTGTGAACTTAGGATTCATTGGGGCCATTAGACATCATCCTCTTCTTCTGGTTCTTCTTCGTCTTCTAGAAGTTTCGCAAAGACAGGACGGCCAAATCCCTGGACTCCTGAGGTTTGAATGTTTCTTGTCTTCCGCCAAACACCGCCACCGTTATCTTGTGATCCAGATTCAGAAGAACTTGTATTCCCCTCAATGGTGATAATCTCATTAGCTGAGATTACCTGCTCAACGATACCTACGTGCTGGATGCGATTCTTTGAATCATTTGGGAAGTCAAAAAAGACGATATCACCCGGCTCTGGGGTTGAAAACCATTGGCCCGCCGCCTTAAACGCCTCGGCCATCGCTGGAGTATAGGCAGAGTCGGCCCCTGGCGGAAGGGTTACATTAGCCTGCTTGCACATGGCAACGATAAATGTTGCGCACCATGCCTGACCATTAGCATGACCTGCTATCTCTGCGTATGGATTCATGTTTGAGTTTCGTGGATTCTCTGTAGTACCCAATTCATCTGTTACATATGTAAGGAATTGACCCACTTCACCAGAGGCTTCAATGTTTACTTTGCCTTCTGTGGTTGTGTTGTCAAAGTATCCATTACCAAATCCATCCTTTAGCATGATGTCAAATGGCAATAGGCTTGCGCGACCTTCACCAAGAACAGCGTTTTCCCCCCCGCCCCACTTCAATAACCCTTGCAGATCTGTCGATAATGTCTGATTGAAAGCGTTAAGGGTTGATTCCTTTGGGCGATATAGGGCAGCACCTTGCATGATGTCAGATATGCTCAAAGTTGTTACGCCCACCTGAGGGATGCCCCTGTTTGAAGCAGAAGTCTTCATAGGTGGACGCCCAGAAAGTTGTTGACCAGATGTCTTCTTTACGAAGCGTTCAGGTTTAGAATCATCGAAGTCATCAATTGTATATCTGAAATTCATGGCTAGTCCTTATAGGCGTCAGCGCCACGCTCTGTGTCGTTGGTTAGTAGATCCTTGAAGTATATAGTAGCGAGACCTGACATAACCATAGCCCAGTTTGCGGTGTAAGGACGGGAATCTTCCATATAGGAATCCCATGCGATAAGCGGATGCTTCTCCGCCAAGCCTCGGAGAACCGTATCCCTATCTCCTGGTGGAGTTCCTTGCGGAACGTTGTGGAATACTACCGCTAGCAAACGAGCACTGTCTGTGCTGTCGTACTTATTATACCTGTTGTAGCGAAGGGCGACGGTAGGCTCATAACCTGCTGCTTTTGGATCATCGATAAGAATCTTCTTAAGATAGGCTGTAGCCAAAACCGATCGGGCACTGTTTCTGTTTGATGAAATTCCCTCGTCCTGAGGATCCTGGAACGGCATGTTCTCGCCGGTAATTGCATCATAATCAAGTTCGTAAACATCCCTATCGTGGATCTGCAACTCGGCGGTGTTGATACCAGTGAGACGAACCGTAACTCTACCGTGCTCGGTTTCAACGTCGATGGTGTCACCGTCCTCGATATCTACGACAGTTCCGATTTCGACTTCTGGCTTGTTTAGCGCAATCTCGTCCGGAGTTCTACCTGCCATTTCCATGATCTTCACCTGAGTCTGAGCATTCCACCAACTTACCTCACGAACTAGGCGTGTGATGTCGATTGGCTTCCAACCAAGAGCAGATAGAAGATCATCTGACCGAATAAAACTATTCCCATGTTGGTCTTGTGTGTTAACTCGCACGCCCAAAATACCAGGCAGTAGGTTGATGCTGTGATGCCTTCCTACCGCTACACCCTGTGCGTATGACAGCCCTGCATCCATAGGCTTACCGTCTTTGTTTAGGTACTGGATGTAGCACCCATGCTGATCTAGGAGATTATCCCTAACCCACTTCCAAGCATCCCAAGCTAGGTCACCAGCAGCAAGGCCGCCGACACCGCCGATGACAGCACCCGCAGGACCGCCACCAAGGAGGAACCCTGCGCCTGCACCCACCACGGGAGCGAGGCCAGTCGCAGCCATAGGAAGTAGAGCCTCAGCCAATCCGCCACCCTGGTTACCAAGTGCGCCTACATTGACCAATCCCATCTGCGAAGCAGAAGCCAAATCCTTAACTAAAGCACTTGAACCCTGAGTGTATTGGAGGTGGCCGTACATCTGAGTCCTCATAACTTCAGCCAGATTTCTAGATGTGATCTTCTCAGACACAAAGTAACTCTCTGCATCTTGTGTCTTGTCGATTATCTGACGTACATCGTCTCGCATGTTCTTAACTGCCCACCAACTCCAGATCCAAGAGATCATTGACCACCTTGCGGGATCGTTGATCGTTACAATAGCGTTAGGGGTAACAGATGTGATGAACCCTTGATCGGGAGTAAAGTGATGTACAACTTGCTCAACTTCGAACATACCGTAGCAACGCTCGTAAATATCAGCAATGTAAATTAGATCGTGAGGTCTGATATCTGGGTTTCCAAGAAGGATTATTTCTCCACTGTAGATATCCTTCAAATTTTCCTTAAGATGCCATAAGGCAACGCGCTTCGACAACATTTCGTCAGCAGATCCTGTAGTTACCTTAGCAATGCTTCGTGCTGTTTCAATTGGATGAAGCAGTGGATGCAAGAACCCAAGGATACCGCTACCTTTAGCGTTATCCCAGAATAGGCCAGTCTCTACCGCAATTTCAGTCTGCCTTTCTGGCGGCGCACCCTTGTCCATATGGACTGTTACTGGATACTTACCGTCAGAGGTAGCCGTAACTACTGTTGCAACATTGCTATTCTCTTCAATTTGATTAGAGATGATGTGCTGGAATGAGTTGATGTAGTGCATACGCTGGAATGGCTCACGCACCTCAACTACAGGTTCTCCATATTCGCGAGTGAATGGGTTGTCTGCTAGGCGCAGGATTGAGCCCTCTTCTCCAGCCTTGAAGTAGATAGAATCGTTGAATACCTTGTTTAGTAGGTTGGCCTGCTTCTGCATTGAACCCACCATGTTTAATCCTTGCCCCATGGTCATCATTGACATACGGAACATAGATACTAAACCAGACAATCCTGCGCTTACTGCGGTGAGCAACTTCCCAATAGTTGCGTCAAGTGCCTGATCAATATCCTCAAGGGCAGCACCAAGTAGAGAATCGGCTTCGTCACCTTCGGAAGCGTTCTGTTCCATCCATGCTTTTAGTTCTTGCTCGAAAGCAGATATTGGCATAGGTTCGACTGTGGAATGCTTGATCCTCATGTACTCTTTCCACAGCTTTTCAACGCGGTTAAACTTCCAACCTTCGCCCCCAAAGATAGCGTCAGGAGTGAAATCGAACAATTCTCCGGTATCGCCCAAGGCTTCAATCGAGTTGTCGGTGAAGAGTTGACCCTTATCAACCTTCCTACTGACGACTACCACTACCCAAGCACGACGCCATGGATCCTGCCATAGCCACTTCTTGAATTCCTCAATATACTCACCATAAAGATCTTCGTTGTCCTCATGGTTTTCTAGTGTTATCTTCTCCCACTCTCCTTCTACCGAATCATAATCTTGGAATTCTTTTCTGAACTGATCCCAGATCTCTTCTGCTTCGTCTACAGTTCTCTTGCCTATGAGTCTAGCCGTAGAGTTTTCGCGCTCCGCAAATTCCTCATCATACAGAAGCCTAGCAAGGTAACCGATGTTCTGGGTTTTGTCATCCTGGTAAAGTCCAGATCCCCTATTTATATATACGGGCACGTTCTCTTCTAGGCCACCCTGCTCAAACTCATACAGGCCAGCGCTATCGGCACGTTCTTCATCGAACCAGTCGAAGGTTCCGTCTGAATATGTGTTTCCATCAGACGATTCTTCTAGTTCGATTTCTTCGTCTGAGGAATCTGCAATCGCTTCCTGGCCACCTTCGCGATCTGCGTTTCTCATTCCTGGTGATCTACCAGATGAATCAATGCCAGTGATACCTGAAGAAGCAAGGCTTGTTACTGGACCCAATTTAGAGTTGTCGTCAACGAAACCAACCCAAATGTTTGTGTCGCCGTTCTTGATCCCTAACACTTCAGCAACATCGGGAGATACACCAATGTGGTGACCTGTACTTGGGCTCGGTCCTTTATCTCCAGGAGTACAGACACATGCTCTGCCATTGTTAGCATTGAATACAAGGATTCTTGATCCCTTCAATTCATCACGCTTCACATGTGCACTATCCCAGTACATATTCATGTACCAACGCTCTGACTCTGGATCTAGAACGCCAAAGAATCCAGTTCGACCCGGCCAATCCGGATTGTCACCTTCCTTAATCGTGCCGCCCTCTGAGTATTCATTATTCCCGTGAACACCACCCACACCACCTTGTTGACCCCTTGCCGAGCCATCGGAAGACCGGTCCATATAGAATGGATGACGCTTCTCTGGAGGTAGTGTCGATGATTGCTGATGTTGCTTCATGTCTTCCTCTAGGCTGCTGCTAGTTGGAAGATGCATCTCTTCTACAATGCTTCCTGTTCTATGGGGCAGCAAGACTTTTTTGGTAGATTCATCTCTATAAAGTGGAAGAGTCTTAAATTCTCTCAGCGCCCAATCCGGAACATCTACTGATCCATTTGGCTGAACCTGCTGCATTGAGAACGGATGCGATTTCTCTAGATTCTCATAAAACTGCATTTCATTCTTAAGATCCGCTAGAGGGTTAGCGAGGCCTGCCGCATTTTGCAGCATTCGCTCCAACTCTTCATTAGAATCCTCGACCTTTAGGGTTGAACTCTTAGGAATACCTGTAGTCAAAGGGATTACACCCGAGGTATACAGCCAATGTGGCTTGCCATAGAATACTGTTGAGCGATCTTCAAATGGTCGAACTGCAACTATGTAGTTTGGTAGAAGTGCTGCACAGAGTCTAAATAAGTCCCATACGGACTTCATGTATGTCTGAGCACGGAATGATACTTCATCAAATCCATTGACATCATCGTCACTATTCGTCAAACCAAGAGCCTTCATGAATGGGTGGTTCTCGCGGCGTGATCGTACAGCCTCGAAGATTCGAGGATCAGTTGCGGTATTAATGTCCCCTCCGTCTAGGGCGACAGCAACTTCATTCGGATCAAGACCAGAATTACGAAGTGCTCGCGCATCATCATCCTCACCAGAACTTTGGACATCTGCTATAGTGGCATTCGCTTGTGCTTGTGCGCTTAATCCGTCAAAAACTCTAGTCTCTTGAGGTGTCTTTGAGTTGCGACCCTCATGCGTAGCGGCCATGGTTAAAGCGCCGTCCATTAGGTCGCCACCCAAGTACTGAGCAACGCCCAATCCGTTTCCTGGATAGATATTTCTCTTGAATAGTTCGTAGTCTCTGCGATTTACAAAGTTAGCCCACATATTCTGCATCAGATCGATAGCAGGTGAGCGGATCCCCTCTCCAGCGAGAGATGAGAAAAGTGTCCCGGTTCCATCCCCACCGGATGCAAAGAAGCTTGTTAGGCCACCAAAGGCTTCACCTAGGCTACTTACGGGATCATTGCCTTCTAAATCTCCTGTAAACTGTTGTAGGTTATTCTTTACAATCTCGTATCTGTCAGCGTGTCGCTTTTCTTCTCCATCTGACATTGGCTCGTAAAGGATGTGCCCAAAGTGACGGATTCCGAATCGGCTCTCTGAGAAGATCTGACCTTTGAACGCATGAGCGATCTGCTCTTTAACTCCACTTGCTCCCATAGACAGAAGTCGCACCATAAGATCTCTTGGCTCAGATAGCCACATAGATCCCATGAAGCCTTCGTTCATATCTCCGGAATGCCCCTTCTTATCAGTAGTGTTGATAATAGGGCTTAGTTCAATAGCGTCTGACTGGCAAGTGATCGTGATGATGTCGCCAGTTTCAACAGTTGTTACGACGCCGTTAAATACGGTTGGTAGTGCGTTTGGATTGGCACTATATCCCATACGTAAGTGAACCCTAACACCAGGCTTAAGTCTGATATTTTCAATCTCAACAATATGAGAATCTACTGTACCGCTCATTAGGTTGCGGCCTGCGTCACGGATGGTGTCGATGACGGCTAGGGCCATATCTGGCTCTTCCTCATCGGTGAGACGCGTGTCAGTCTTCCCGTTGATTACGGCCTTGTATTCCGAAGATAGTTTGGAGTATAGGTTAGAGACTCTAAGGATCAAAGTATCGCCTAAGATGTCTTCGGACTGAACTATCGAAAAGTCAATAACGGACTGTAGCCCGTAGAAATTGTCGAACAACTTAACGCCAGTGAAGTATCCACCCTCATCAATTAGCCACAACATATAAGTTGGGAAGGCTCGAACCATACGACCAGACAAGTCACGGTACTGTGCATCCTGCATCATTAGATGGAACTGATGGTTGGGATTAGCTGTACCCTTGTCTTCGTAAGGGTGACCATAAGATGCAAATGGTGCTGTATCGGCGGTTGGTGTAGTTGGTTCAACTTGAACTCTTGATGCAATGTCATCATCTACATTGATTCCACGAGCAGCCCATTCGGTCTGTCCAGTGTCGATATCTTCTTTTCCGAAAGCCCAGCCGTAGTCATCCAACTCAATAATGGAGTTGGACTTCATATCCTTATCATATACACCAAGGTTCAACTTGTACTTGTGGCTGTAACCTTCTGCTGTGCGATCCTGGATGGTCGCTACTTCTCCCAGACCTAGATCGAGTTCCCTAGTTAAATGGCTGACTGACGGAGTGTAGTCCTCAATTGGTGTGGTCTTGTTTGAATCCTCGACACCAAGGTAGTTAGCCAAAGCCTCATATCCGGTTGTTGCTTCTTTTCTTTGCAGCGATCCCTGAACGATATCGTCATCAATGGTCTGAAAAGCGTGGAAGTAATAGTCTGGGTCCAGGTGCCCTACAATCTTTCCATCTTCGTCTTTCACAGACAGAGGGAAATCTGGGTATGCATTAAAGGCACCCCAGAGTTGCTTGATTCTTAGGAATGGGTTTCTCTTGCCGAAAGCCTCAACCAGTTCCTTCTGTTGCTCGCTGGACAACTGCTCACGCATCTGCTGCTTTACATCAAAATCTGTAAATGAAAGCCTTACACTGTAGACGCGTGGGAATCCTGGGATTGTATCCACTTCGAATGCTAGAGGTAGAACATACTTGATTCCTGCAAGTGCAGTTAGAACATTCTTAACGCCCATGAATCCGAGCACTCCGTGTGCGTGCTCTAGTCGGGCTAGGTTATTGACGTGGTTGTACGCTTGCTTAAGACGTATAAGTTCTTCCTCACCAAAGACAGTCATGGAGACATCGATACGTGAGTCGCGGCCACCAATATGCTGATGAACTGGTTCTTCCTGCATCTGTAACTGGAGCCTTGCAATATTGTTAGCAATAGTTACGCTCACGCCATTGACGATTACCTTAGACCAGTCAATGGGGAGACGAGCCATAGGAACTTCCCATTCACGGATCGTTAGGTGGGAGTCTTTGAACATTGCATCTTCAAGGTACGCCTGGAAGTAAGGTGTAGTCTTGTAATTATTGAAGATGTAGTCAAACCAATATAGAGCGGCTTCTAGGTTTAGCTTGTCAATAGCCGCATCTGTCAGTGAACTTCCAGTTCCTAGGACCGAAAGATTCCTATAAAAGCCCTGCCACTCGGCCATCTTCTCTAGTGACATTGCAGAAGGGTTGCCATAAAGTGAATTATCACGAAGGTAATTGTGTAGAACACTCCTAGTACTTGATAACTCAGAAGCGGAGATCCTCTGACTAAATGAAGAGAGGGTATCAAATCCTAATTCCTCCCATACGTAACCAGGGGCGGTGTCTACGTCAATATTCATAGCACCTAAGAATGACTCCCACCAAGACTTCTCACGAACGGCATCAAAGTCTTCGTTCTCACCTGGTTGCCTGAAGTTGGCTAAGTCAGGGCCGAAAACCTGAAGAGGAGTCTTGATTGGGTAGTAGATGTTGAAGTTTTTACCATCTAGCCATTCTTGCTTCTTGTTAAAACTTGTTGGGATCTCATGTTCATAAGCAGGCACGGTCTGCATTGCGTCTTCTGGATTGTTTGGGTCGATCTTCTCAACCATACTATCTTGACGCTCACTGAATATGCCGTACTCTCCATAGTATGAGACTTCCTTCTCAATAAGGAATCCCTGAGTAGCAGAGGCGGCCAATTGCTTTGCTGCACGACCCATATACTGACGGTACTTACCCCAGTGAATAGCGTTATTGAAGTCGTGAATCATAGGCAAATATGCCTTATGGTTAAACTTCAGTAGATTTAGGTTTACGGCGACACAGAATGGGAAGTCTTCAACCGTTGAGATTGTCATGCTCTGAAGCACGACTCCGGTAATGTCCCATGTCTGGTTGAGGTACTGGTTCTTTATAGGTAGGAATGGAGCATACTTAAACTGAGCAACAAGGCCACGCAGTGACGACAGGAACCTATCTACCTCTTCCTCATTGCCATCCGCGTCGAAATTGATGTCAATCTTCTCTCCATCTGAACTATCTAAGAATGAGGTTGCATCCATGTCCCCACCCCAGATTGATTCTTGGTTTGGGAAGTACAAGGTCATAGTGATCATGGTCTCGCTGTGGCCACTATTGAACTTGGGCGCAATCTGCTGCCTTAGAGCACCGCCCGTTAAGCTTCCTGCTCGTCCCTGCTGGCTAACATTGATGTTTAGCGGCGGGACCACAAACCTAGACGCACCGATCCTGCACTCCCATGGGAAAACTGGTAGTGGTGCTACGTTCTCTCGGATATGCTCATTGAAGATTTCGCCCAGGCGAACCTGAGTATCCAAATATCCAAATGCCATCTCAAACCCAGAGGCGCTGTCACTACCACGACTGAACGCATCTGCGATTTGGTCTAAGATATATTCGCTACGGTTCTCTCCCTCCGGGACTTCCAGGTGTGTCTGGTTGTACCATATGGTATACGCGGTCCAGAGTTCTTCGGTTAGGGGGAACCACTTGTATAGCTTTTTCTTGAAGGCGTGTGCGTTCGAGTCAGAGTAATTGCCGAGCCTATTCAACCAAACCAAGTGTTGTTGGGTGGGATTCCCGGCTCGCACTGCCGAAAGAACCGTTTCTAGGTTCTTGATAAGATCCTCAAGTCCATGATCTACAATGACGCGAATGAGTGCTTCTTTTTCTGCTCTCTGGGCGTCGTTATCGAAGTCCACGCCCTGGAAGAGAAGTTCGTCTGAATAGGCTTGTTCGACGGCTTCGTCAAACTCCTCTGGCGTGGTAGCCGCCCAGAGGTCCTGTTCTTCTTCGTAACTTAAGCCATCTCCGTCACCGTATAGGCTCATTCCGCCAGATTCAGACATTTACATCTCCACACTTAAAACAATCTATTGAGGCGCATTGCCTTCTTTAGTCTCATCATAGAACTATTAGGAGTGCTACGATAAGTGTAATCAAAAACATTCTTACTTATTGTACCTACTCTGTTGACCGGATTGCTAGTCTGAACCCCCAACTTAGTAGGTATTCTCATGCCGCGAGCCTTTTGCGCTCCTTTGGCCAGATAGCCTGAGTCGTTCATTTGGATGGGTGCTGACGACCCATGCATGTAACCTTCCCAAGAACCGCCTCGCTTACTAGGTGCACTAGTAACCGAAGATCTCCTATTCTGACCTAAGGAAACTTTGACGGCTTCTCTTCTTTCTGCGACGTTATCATTTGCGACATTTCGCTTACCAACAGCCGCTTTGTACTTTGAGTGCTGGTCGTTTATTGATCCGCTCATGGCCTATAGTCCTGATCGATGATACTGAAGATGTCTTCAAATCCTGGAGACGCATTATACATTGAGCCTGTTGCTGGTGCACCAGTCAGCATCTCTGCTTGAAGTAGTAAAGTATCTGAGTGAACATTACCGCCACTTCCCCTTACCCTATATGTCACACCCTGTCCACTAGAAGAACCACGAGAGTATCCCATGTCTGGCATTGGGTCGGTGTACATTCCTTCGTAGAAAGATCCACCAGGAAGGAAGTCTGGCCCAGAAGCATCCTCTGGGGTGACATCCTTTTGAGACTGGAACAAGAAACTGAAGCCAATAAGACCAGCCGCTATCATTGCGCCGCGATTTACCGCTTTCACATCCCACACTTTCCAAAGTTCATCCTTGCTGATCCTTGTAAGGTCTTTCATCTTTCTTGCAGCACCAGTTGCCATGGACTTAACAGCAGCCTTCTTCGCACCAGGGACGTATCCTTCTGGTAAGAAATCTCCAACACTAATCTCTTTAGCGTGCATTCTACGAAGGTGCTTTAGCTGATCTCTTGTGAGTCCTGGGAAATGAGTCTCGTGAATCTTCTTTAAGTTGCCCCCTGTCAACATTCTGGCTGTAGCGACGTTTGTTAGGTCGGCCATATTTGCAGCCTTCCCTGTGCGCCCCATTAGAACGTTCCAATCTCTACCCTCATTGTGAGTAATCTGCATAAGCGCACCAATAACGCGGAATGCCTTGTTTCCTGCCTTGCCGTCTTCAAAGTTCTCAGCCATAGCAATAGCCGCAGCGCGATGTGCCGATCGGAATGGGTCTTGTTTATGAGCCATCAATTCCAACAAGTCGCCAGGGGTATCTGTTATCTGATCTCCCATTGCTTCGTCAAATGCGCTCAGAACCCTTTGGGCCGATTCTATTTCCTCTGGTGTATAAACACCCTCAATAGCCTCTTTGATCCAAGGTGTCTTTGCTACTTCTTTCCTTGCGATTTCTTTCGCTGCCTCGATTTGGAGTTGTCGTGCGTGCACTGCTCTAGACCATATTGCTCTTTCATCTTCTCTCCCCAGCAAATACGCACTAAGGTCATGGTCTTCGGGGCTCAACCCCAACCTTGCAGCAGCATCAGCCAACCCGGCTGCAACGTTTGCCTTGTTCTTTAGCCTTTGCTCTACTAGCAATTGATCTAAGCCTATGTCGATACCTTTAGCCCTAGCCACAGCCAACAATTCGCCTAGTGCACGCTCGATCCTTGGCATTTCTGTGTTCTCAAGTTTTGCTACTGCTCTTGGATCTGGGTTAATGACAGCGTCAATGATTGACTCAGTGTCTAGTTTCAATAAGGGGTTTGCGTACTTACCCTTCTTCGGTATGGTTGCTAGTTGATCTCCGAACTGATTGTTAAGGTAATAGACCAACATATGGACGTTCTCAAGCATACCGAGAATAGGCTTCGCTTGAGCCATTCTCTCCGCTACTACCATTTGCTGGCGTCCCAACCTAATACCGCTAACATCCATGATTTTCTTTTTCAACTCAAATGGAGCAATTGTAAGAGCGCGATCTAGTTGACTTAACTTGTCCTCACGTCTAAGACTCATGAACTCATTTATGTCATCTATTCTTCGTATGTGCTCCTTTATAAGGTTGCGCTTCTCTATGCGCGCCTTTTGCCATGCCCTTTTAGCAGAGGCATCAATGAGATGTATTCCATCCGCTGAATGAAATAGCATGGTTTCATGTAAGTTTTGCAACTGTGCGGCAACTGTGTCCATGCCCTTCAGTTTGAATACGTGCTTAAGCGTGTCAATATCATCTTCGGCAATATTGAACACTCCAAACTCACCTGCTGCTGTAGGTGAACGGAACGATAGCAGTTTAAGATTGTATCCGCCTTTACCTTTGTTGTCCCAGACTAATCTACCAGTTAAAGCGTCGTCTAAGTCCCATCCACCGAAGGAGTGGTAAAACTCATTTGGAATATTCTGCTCTAGGATCCATCCAATATTCGGTCGGAAAGTAACTTGATTTTTGGCGAGCCGCAAAGGCTTATCCAGTAATCCAGACTGGTTGACAGTATGCTGGTCGATAATGTATCCGCGCATAGCATCAGGCACTTCGGCTCTGAATATAGGATTACCGTATCTATCCTTCGACTCCATCCATGCTACGTACGAATCCAGAATGGCTTTCTTCAGCACTGGGCTGGTTCTCGCGTCCAGTCCCTGATCTACATAATCGATTACAGACCTAGCATATGATTGCTTTTCTAGAAACTCATCTGTAGACATATTGCTTGGCTTTTCGCGCTCTAGGATTTCACGTAAAGACTCAATAAAGGCTTCAACCTTACCGTGCGTTCCACTGCCATTAAGATCTTCAATGAATCTCTGGAACTGCGTATCATTGTACTCAAGGATGTTATTTACATCGTACAAATTACGATGGGCCATCATTGACTGGATGTCTGAGAATACGATTCCCTTACTAGACTTACGTGCATCTAAAGAGATCCATCCGTTCATGTGGTCAGCAAAGCTTAACTGCTTTGTGATTCCGCTTTCGTGAACAACGATATCGGAACCAAAAAACTTACCACCCTTAGCAAAGGCTGCCTTTGATCCAATAAGGACGTTTCCCTTGATTTGACCCTTACCAACATTAAGACCCATTGCACGCATGTTAAATACGCCGCCCTCGTTGATGGCTTTGTGTAATTGTTTGGCGGCAGCGTGCATCTTCTTTACTTCGCGTCTACCCTTGACGGCAGCAGCAGTTCTTTTTCCGGCTAACTTAATACCCTCTTCATCGGCTCTCTTCTTTAGGTTCTGAGCCATGGCACGAGCAACCTTAGGGTTGATAATAGCGATACCGTCCTTAGACCTTAGAGCGGCTTCTTCTGTCATGCCGGGGAACATACTGCTAAGATCATTCCATGCAGCAGTGTTTACCTTAAGTTTCCTATCAAGAGAAGTGGCGTAGCCACGCTCACTGAAAAGTGCCTTAAGTCGCTTAGAAGACCTGGCAAAGTCTTTGGTGTTATCAACATCCATTTCTAGACCTAGGGCCTTCATGGCACTTTGGGTGTCTAGTTCCTTACCGCCCTTAAATACGCGTACGACAGTATTCACATCTTGATCAGTAACGTGAATACCATAAACCTTGTTGCCCTTAGTGAACCTACTCTTATACTCTCCGATGTTGGTTCTGTCGAGATGATAAGCCTCTCTAACAATATCCAACTTACCACGTATAGCAGCCTGTTCTAGGAAATCGTAATAGAGCGGTCCATTCTGAGGTCGGACTCCACGAAGATGATTACCGCGCGTCCTGCTACCTAGGAATTCTTCTCGCTTAGTTAGGCCGGTGCTGTGTATGTACTTCAAGAACTCTGAAGGATCCGAGAACTCCTGATGACCTAGACCTGTTGTGCCCAACTGAACCAATTGGACTTTGCCATTCTTTACATCGATCCTATGTGTGATCCTATTTGTTCTATCGTCCTCACTAAAGAGTCTCTTTATTTGATCACCATTCATTAGACACCCAACTGCATCTCTAGTCTAGTTCCAGGATAAGGAGTTATCACTGGGTACACATCGCCGTTCACGCCTTGCTGACGTAATAGTAACCTCAACTGCTGTTCTACATTCCTTCTTGAGGTGTCGTTATCAAAGGTTGGGTATGATGGGTTGACTAGGTTTGCTTCACGAACTTCCTGAGGGAAGAATCCCATCTGCGATAGATCTAGACCAAGGCTCTGCCCGATCTTCACTTTGATGTGGTTCATGTTAGTGTTGGGGTGCCACCCTTCCCAGTTGGCATTAGGGAGTTCGTGCTTTGAGAAGTAGTCCACCAATTCTGGGCGCGCCTCTACTGGGCGGCCCCAAGCAGCCTGATAGATGCGGCGCTCTAGTCTACCTGCTGTAGATAGGATCTTCTCGTGTTCCTGTTCTGGAGCGAGAACCATCTCACGGAAGTGTTCTCTCTTTCTTCTTGGTAGAGCCTGCGCTAGTTGTTCTAGGTTAGCGTTGTAAATATCCACACCATACATTGTGCTCTGTGCCATGTTTCGGAACTGTTCGGCCATCTGCATGTCGCCAAGCATACGAGCATGCTGCATACCTTTCATGCCTTTAACGTACTGAAGCATGTCAGTGTATTCTTCCAGCGCCAATTCCTGACGACGACGCTTAGGGATAAACCTATCTCCGGTAATCTTCTCGTACACATCTCCCGCGATGCTGGAGGTTGCACCAATCGCGCCACCAATCACCGTTCCAAGTGCTTTTGCTTCGTGGCTAGCCCCAAACATTCTACCTACGGTACCTAAGGCCAAGGCAGAAATGATGGGATTACGTTGTGTTGCGTTGTAGGCCATTGGCTTTAAGAAGTCCTCAATTGGATGAGACCACTGAGGGAAAGTAGCCCCATAAACGTTTTCGCGCTCCCAATCCTCAAGGGCGCTTTTATGAGGAAGGAACTTAGTATGGAATGGTGTATTCCTGTGTGCGAACGCCTCTCCAAATCTACGCAGTGCAAACTGAGTATCGGTTAAACCTAACTCTTCTGGGCTGCTGTACTTGTATTTGTATGGGTGGAACTCGTGACGACGAGCCTTTGAGTCAACCTGCTGACGAGTCTGCTCGATGAGCATATTCTCTGCGGCATTATTGCCCATACCAACGGCGCGATCTACCATACGGTACGCGTCGGACCATGGTGCCACATCGCCCAAGATCTTATGCTGATCTACTAGACCGTACTTACCATACATGTCTGAATGAAGAGTGTTAAATCTCTCATACCCCATACCAGGCAAACGCATCTCACCTTCCTGAACAGCAGTATATGGGTCACCATTCTTGAAGTTCATGAAGTACTCTGAGCCAGGCAGCCACGGATGCATCATACCCAGTTGATTTGGGATTGGGTTTATGAACTGTGTGCCTGTTCTCTCCTTTGGAATGAATCGACGTGCGATTTCAGAGAACTCTAAGTTAGCTAAGTTACCCTCAATAGGTAGAGGAGCATCACCAAGACCGCCCAGGTTAAGATCCCAGAACTGCCTAGATGACCCATATGCTGCTGCTGAACTTGTTAACCTTGGGATGTTGTCAGATAGATCTGCACTCCCTAGGCCAAGTTGTTCACGTATGGTTCCGAAGGCGAAGCCGTAAATACCGAACAACTCCTGGAACTCATGAGCCAGTTTCTTTCCTTGGTATCCAAATTCACTCGTAGGCTGAGGGTTAACTCCAGCAATAATACGAGGAGTCATAGACCCTGGGGATACAGGAATTCCATACGATCCTGGTCCGAAAGTGTTAGCCCCAGAAGAAAAGCCAACTGGCGAAACTGCACCGCGAGGTGTTACGCCACTTGCAGCAGACAACATTGCGTTGCTAGTGCTAATGGCTTCATTGACCATGTTTCGGGCAGTATTACGTGGAGATGCTGCTCCCGCATAGCGCAAGTTCATAGCAGACTGAATACCGTCACTTGCTGGACCATCCCCACCAGATGACCCCTGTGGGCGCATAGGAGCACCAGGGATATATGCGCCGTATTCTCCGACTGGAAGTATTTGACTTAGGCCGAACTCAACCTCATCCTTGTGCATCTTTACTTGTGGCTTAAGTACCTTGCCGAAGGTCATGTTCAGAGCCGTGGTAATTGGACCCCATGGCCCAGTAAAGTATTCACCAGTCACCGGGTATGGGCGCTCGTCATAATGCTTACGCTCAAACCTATATGGATCCAATGGGCGCAATGGGGAGAAATCATAACCAAAGGCTAGGCGCTCTAATGGAGATCCAAAGGTCTGATCTGTGTAGAGATGTCCAGCCTGCAATCGCCGGTACCAAGACGGCCTGTAGTATTGGATGCGACCACCCTTAAATGGTGTGTTTCCTAGAGGCCAGAATCTACCAGACCTAATGGCCACTTCACCATGCTTAAGTTGGTCTAACTTCTCCTCATAACCCATACCCCACGGCATAATACCGGAAATCGCTGCCTGTGCGTGTACGAGCCCTGTAGCGGCCTTTCCGACGAAGTATGGCGAGTACACCCTATCGCCGTATTCGTCTTTAGGATTCATAAATCCACCGATAGTACGATCAGCAGTAAGGGCTACGGTACCACCGGCCACAATCGGGAGGACCCGCTTACCAACCATACCCCTAGCGTAGAAGTCTAGAGGCCCTGAGTACTTGGTTGGGTCAATACCGATACTGGCAGCAGAGAAGTACCTGTTCATACGTTCGAACATGTGTGATACTGGAACAGATGCGCCAGAGAATGCAGCAGGATTAGACCAAGTGTTACCACCAACTACGCTAGATACTGCGCCCCATCGCTCTTGCTGCCATGCAGTTCTGAATGTCGGCACGAATACAGTGGAAGTATTGCCGAATGGATTATATTCAACTCCCTCAAACTGAGCAGGTGCTGGAGAGAATCTTCTTCTCATAGCGGCAGTAGCAGCATTGCGCCAAGGCGATCCATGCAAACCAAGTTGACCAGACGCCACCGTTCCAAGGAGATCTTTTGATGATTCTCTAGAAATCAGACCAGAAAAAACACCTAAGGCATTTTGTAGTGGGCTGTTCTCCCTTGAGTAGATGAAGAAACTCTGATTGTCGATTTGCATAGACAACAGGGCTGCGCGAGCTTCTGTGAATTCAGCCTGGCTGATTTGGCCGCGACTTCTCATCTGCCCAAGTTTGTTCATTAACTTAGGAACTTGATACTGGAACTCTCTACCGCTTCCCAAGATTCCATCTCGAATACCCAGGTAAGAGTAGAAACTTTGCCTGAATTCGTCCTGGCGTGTAGAGATTGTTGCGTTACGTGGACCCTTTACTGTTGAATCCCAGTAACTGTCAGACCCCGAATTATCTAAGTGCCTCCACAGCAGAGATCTCTGAGCGCGCCTAAGTGTTGCGCCCTCGTCTGCTGCTAATGACCTTGCGTGTCTAGCGTCTTCACGCAGAACTAAACGAGCCGCCTCTTCTAACTGTGTGGCGCTCGTTAGGTCTGATATCTTTGTTTCGCCCATCGGGCCGGGTGTAAAGGTAACTGGCTTAGACCCTGTGAATCGGTAACCGAACATACCAGATAGAGAAGAGTCTGCTTCGAATTCGCTCAGAACCTTAGTGCTTAATGCGTTTCTACGGATGGAATATCCCATCATCTGGAATGCCTTGGCTACATCCGCTTCACCATATAAGACTGACCCAGATTCGTCTACAATTCTGTTGTTTTGTAATCTGTAGATCGAACCCTTTACCTTGATCTGACCCTTAGACATAAACTCCGCCATTACAGTCGGGTTGTTGATGTCTAACTTGCGGTTAGAGAATCGCTTGATATATCCGAGGATTGAGTTGGACTGGTTGGGATTGACATCGAAGGCATTCTTCATCCGACCGTAGCGAGTGTCGTCAGAGTAACGACGCTCACCAAGATCCCCAATGGCAATACGTGTCTGGCGAGCAAAGAGACCAGAACCGCTAGTGTCGCCCGGTCTGAATAATCCCTTTATCTCGGTAGCACCTATGATTCCAGCCTTGTCTGCACCTACAGCGGTAACCCTACCTCTTGTTCCCATTCCCTTTGATCGCATCCAGACATAGAAGTCTGCGTTAGCCTGTTGCTGAGACTTCCCAATGAATGGCTGGATGGAGTTACCTGGGCCAATGTGTAGGATGGCGCGCTCACGTGCTTCTCTAACTGAGTCATACCCAAATAAGGAAAGTGGCTTGGTTTGGATAAGTGGAATCTTGAAATCGTCAGCTACCTTGTCTAAGAACCTTGTGGCCCTACGACGAAGCATGGTTGTATCTAAGATCTGTCCAGATGAACTTTGATAGACGCCCTTCATCTTGAAGAGACCCATGGTATCCGAAACTGGGTCGTTTACCGCTAGACGTGAAATGATGTTAGCAATCTGACTTTCAGATCTATCATCGGTAGCAAAGTATCCCCTGTTTAGACCCTCTGAAACCGTAAGAGCCTTTAAGCCAAAGATATTCCTTCCACCCTTGGTCCAAGGTGCGGATATATGCTTCTTGCCAACCAAGAATGCTTTAAGTTGTTCTGGGTTTCCTGGATCAAAACCTCTACGTATTAGATGTGAGTTAACCACACCTTCAGAGATTCTTCTTCCTGTTGGGTCCGCCATAGTTAGGCCAGTGGACTCTGCGGTCTTTCTGCGTAGATACTGAACCTTAGAAGCGTTCAGATCATAGAAATCTTCGTACGGCAACTTGCCATGACTCAAGAACCCACTAGCGAACTTGGGTGCGATCTTGCCTTCGACAAGATTCCACTCATGGCGAATCTTGCTGTCTAGAAGTCTCCTGTACTCCTTGTTTCTAAAGAGAACATCTACATTCTTGATCGACTTAGAGATACTACCCGCAATAGCATCACGATCGGCGGATTCGAACATGGACAGTCGATTTTTGAATGCCGCCATCCAATCTGATTCATTCTCTGGTAAGATATCACCCTTGCCGAATCCTACTCTGGCTGCGAGGTTGAATTCATCATCTGCCGAACCCGGCAAACTAAGCCGCGCCAAAGATGAGAACTTATGAGCAACTTTGTCGTTAACTCCATTGTTTCTTAGTTCTCTAGCAAGTAAACGACTGTACTCGTTGGCACTGACAATCTTATGGAATTCGCTCTGACCAAACGCTTTGTTTCCTGACCTAGCGCCACCATTGCCATAAGACTGAAGCCTGCCTGCCAACTCACTGATTGACGAAGACCCAGAACCCAACATAGCCTGAACGTTTTTCAACTTGGCTGGGTTAGTCTTATAGATTTCGTTATATCGTGAAGCACCGAGTCTTAGATACTCTGCGTAGTCGTCATACTGCTCACCAATTCTTCGGTAAGTAGATTTGGCCGCTCTGATTCCTGCACCCAAACCACGGAATGGTCCCGGTAGAGCGTTGTAGATATCAGCCATCTCACCTGGGGCACCGATGGCTGACTTATTCCTAAAAAGGAAGTCAAAGCGAGCGCGCTTTCTTGTGGCCTTGTCCATGGCTGCACCAGCCATACGCGCATCAAGTGCCTGAAGTCCGTGGCGAGTCTTGTGGAGGTAATCGGTTAGATGAAGGCCACGCTGGCGTGCCTCATTAACTGCGCTAGAAAACGCACCTGTGCTTTGAGCAGAGAACTTAACACCCGCGTTCAGAAGGTCTGTGGCGTCAGTGCCAATCTTTGTAAGCACAGTGCGCAGCATAACTGAGCCTGTCTGAAAGCGCTGCTGGCGGGGCGACAGATTAACCATGTCATCGCCGTAGGTCATAGCCTTTCGCCAAAGATGCTTTCCCGATGCTGCACCCATCTCGAATGGGGTGATCATAAAGGCAAGGTTCTTCGTGCTTTGTGTTACGAAGTCTGTGATTACATCTACTGGGTTGTACCAGTTAATATGCTTCTTATTCTCATCCGAGCCGAAGACATTATCCGTAAGTCCGCGCTGCACGAAGTATGCTGCTGGAAGTTCGTAAGGAAGGCGGCGAGCCTGCGCGACCATGCGCTGCTGGATTTCGTCACGCCATAACCATTCGTCTGGCTGCTCAAGTCCGAGGCGCTGAGCGCGTTCTTTTGCGCCCTTGGAGAAGAAGAACCCTTGTAGGGTTACTGTATCTGAACCAGATTGAATCTTCCCATCAGGCCCCTTAATGAAGAGTTTGCCTGTAGGGTTATCATCTTTTAGGGTTCTGGTAACGCCCTGCCATTCGTCAAGAATTTGCTGAGTCTTGCGAACATCTTTAATCAGGTTGGTCTGCCAGGCGACTCCGCTCTCCTGCATTTGGTAAGCAAGTTTGATTCCGCCTTTACGGATCAGGTTTCCACCGGCCACCATACCCACCATAGTGGCTGCGGACGCGGCAAAGAAGCGCATGACCGGATGTCCCCGGAACGCTTTAGCAATTACACCTGATTCGGGGTCTATGCCCTCGGTTTCACCTTCATCCCAACGAAGATGCTGACGACTGTTGACCCCGAACCCCAGGTTAAACTGAGGTCCTTGATCTCTCTGCATTGGTTACCTTAGTTCGCTCATAAGGCGAGCGGCAATTGGGTCGTCTGCGCGAACCTTTACTTTACCAAACTCATCCTTCATTTCGATAAACTCTGGCTTTTCCTGAGGTCCCTCTTCCTCTTCTCCGTGGAAGTTTAGATGTAGACCCGAGTTCTCAACGCCAACTTCTGCTTGTCGAACTTCGATGACCTTCTCGGCTAGGGCTAGTAGCTCGGCCAACTCTTCGTAAGTGAATTCATCTAATTCGTGTTTCTTATAAGAAGGCATAGCCGCGATGATGAATGCGTACATCATCTTCCTGAACTCTTTGGCTTCTTCGCGCTTCTTGTATAGAACTTCTTTAGTAAAGGTATCTCCTGGCAGGAAGCCTGATACTTGCAGGATCTCTCCTGCCAGAGTCGTAATGATACCTGCGGGAATTCTATCCAGATTTAGGTTGTAAGGATAGACAGTACATAATGATACGATGACATCTTCCGCCTCTGCCGAGTCAGATTCGCTATCGTAGATATTAGCGATTTCATCGAACTCCTTAAATGTCAGAGCACGGAAGACATATTCAACGTTCTTAATCTCTACGGAATAGATCCTCTTATATCGCTTCTTTAGTTCAATAAGAGTTTCATCTTCCATTAGAGTTGACGCACCTCTAGTGCCACGAAGCCGGATGCATCCATTACTTCCTGTGCGATGATGGTGGCCACGCCAGCCATCTCCTGAACCAACTGCTCACCGTTTAGGCTCGGGAACAGTAGACACTTTGAGGCGATATACTCTTCTTGGTACATCTGAGCCTCTGGTGCGGTTAGTTGACCTGAACTAGTAAGACGCTCCATGTCCTTGATCATTGCCCTGTACTCAAGGCGTGACATAGTGCGCCAAACATAGTGCTTGTCCATAGTTAAAGACGTAACGTATACGTCACCGAACTTTTCTTTCCATGCGAGGATGCTACCAACGGTAGGGCCAGAGGGCCACAGCTCCTCACTTGGGTCTAGGTCTTCTAGGGCTACTGGCTCCCCAAAGTCTTCGAAGTCGTCACCAGTCTCGCCTTCATCTTCGACATCGACTGGATCTGGAGTTACGATAAGATCCTCTACTTCTGGTGTCTCGTCGTCGTCTCCTGGGATAATTACATTTGGCATTGTTACCTCACATTACCTGTATTGCCAGCATCAAATATGTCTCTGGCAAAGAAACTGTACACTTCCGAACATACTGCCCCATCTGGGGTATACTCAACTTGCATTGCATTTAACTCTACGTTTTCGATGACAAACCTCATATGTGTAATGGGATCTGACACCAAACGTTCATTCTGGTCCATCATTAAGGTGTAGTCATCGTCATTGTATGCCTTCCTTAATTCGTCTGCTCTTCTAGTTGGATCTTCGACAATACTCGTAGACTGCATTCCGTAAACGCAAACAAAGTTAAAAGGCGGATGACTACTAAAGATACGCTTACTCTCCAGTGTATATGGATCTACGTTGCGATGCCAGTATTTCTCGATATTGGCTTCGTCTGTATCTAGTCCTCGTATGTGGAAGTCGTAGCCCTTTTTCTGAACCCTCGCAGCGGCAGCCTCACTGATGAGGTTCTTCATATAGTCTGTTGACTTTGTGGCGATCCTGAACTGACCGGTTACAATTCGAGTGCCGCGCATGACCGCATCATAAGTGTAACTCCAGAAACCATAGACTGGAGTCTTCTGCTGCTGAATATTGAAGGCGAAATCCATAATAGGTAACTCGCCATATTCACTACTCTCCGCGCCGTCTACGTAAACACAAACGTCTTGGCCAGAGAAGTAGTAATCATAATAAGAACTGGCTGCTAACTGGCCATTGGCGTCTTTTGACCACTTGATATCGAGGGCTGGGTCAAGTAGATGAAGTGTTTTTGGATTAGTAGTATTTCTTGCTATAGCCTCAGCAGTTCTTACCTCTGTAGCGGTAAGGCTTTGGCGAACTGTTTCTTGTCCGTCAACATCTTTCCTGAATCTAGGTGACGACATTACTGTTCTCCCGACCTAAAGATGACACCACTATTGTATAGGGAAGAACGAGCGCCCTCATATCCGTGTGGCACATATGCAGTTAGCGGCTGAATACCTCTAGCCATGAATGTATAGGTCTGCTCGGTAATCAAGTCGTCTACCGACATTGTGGTTCCTTCGTCTACAATGGTGCAGCCATAGATTTTCATCTTAGAGAATGATCCCAACTCATTTGAGAATGTGAGCACAATGTCGAATGGAGGAAGCATATCTGCTAGGCAGTAGACATTCTTCGTGGAAACCAATTCAGAGAACTGCTTCAGCCTGTAGAAGGTGTAGTAGTTGAACTGGGTGAATATCATGCTACCGGCAATAGTTCTAGAGCCTTTTACGAATCCACGTGGATTAACTCTGCCGAGCGTTCTAACAGGAGTGTTCTCTCTGTGGAGTGAGTAGGAAATCGTCTGTAGTTCGCCCAATTCCAAAGGGGTAGGCTCGTTAGGTAAGACGATAAGAGCGGCGATGTCAACACCGGCATACGATGTGTACTGATAGTTCTCTGTGATGAACTTGTTGGGATCGTTTAGGTCCGGTGATGCCACATTGTTGACTTCTGCCATGCTTGTCTCCACATATCACATAGGGTGCTGATCTATTAGTAAGACTCTTTCCAGAAATAGCAATGAGGGCCACCGAAGTGACCCTCACTACTGTAACCCTGTATTGGTTAGAGTTACGGGATGATGATGTTTGGATTGAGATCGGTCGCTGTACCTGGAGCAAAATCACTTAAAGCGTTTACTCGGTACATCGGGCCGACATCGCGTGCTACGTAGGTCATGGTCTCCTCGATGACGATGTCATCCATTGAGGCACCTGATCCTTCGTTTAGAAGTTCTACACCGTAGATCTGACGCATCGAAGCGTTACCATACTCGTTCACGAATGACACTGTGATGTTGAATGGGGGAATCTGGTCAGCGTACCAAGGTAGGCCCGAACGAACATCTAGTGCTCGCTGGTCATCGTGAGGTACGATACCACGGTTAACTAGAACATCTGAGTTATCCATGCCAGGCAGGATGTTTGATGCTCTTGTGAAGAACTTCATGTAATCCTTCTGAGTCTCCTTTGCGTTTACGATCAGATCGTAAAGTGCAGGGCGATCAAAGACGGTGAAGATCAAAGATCCAGCGATACCACGCTTGCCTCGTGAGAATGAGCGTGGGTTTGGTGAACCCATCGTATAGATTGGAGCCTTTTCACGAGTTACCGACCACGTAATGCCAGACAGGGTTCCAATGATAACGCCATTGAAGGTTGCCTGAATGTCAGCGCCCGAGTAAGTTGTGTAAGTCGCTTGGTATCTATCGTAAAGAGGATCTGTTTCAGCCATTAAAAGTCACTCCTCCTATTAGAGTTGAACTGAGACGCTAACTTCGATATTGCGTAGTTCGAATGCTGGCGTTAGGATGAGATCGATAACGGCCTTATTCTCGGCTCCAATATATGAAACCGTGAAGTCGCTGGCCAATAGTGCTCCTGCTAACTGCATTGAACGTAGTCCAGACGTGATCTGTGTCTCAAGGGCGTTTCGTGCCTGGATGCTTGATGCCTCACCAACGAATGGCTGAGCAACAGTTCTGACGAGTCCAATTGCATCGAAGGCAATTCGAAGAGTCGTTAGACGCTTGAAGTCCGATGTGGTTGGGCTGTAGGTCTGGGCGTCAACCCAGATTGGGTTCCTGTTGAAATCTACAGCAACTGGAACGACACCCTTGTCAACTAGGTTGGACTGCTGTGTGCGAGTTGGGCTATAGCGCAACTTCTCCACGCGGTAGATAACCTTGTTGGTTGGTGCTGAGAATGCTGGAAGACTTGCTACAGCACCTGCGTAGTATGCCGCACCATTTGAGTATCCGAACTCATCTGAATATCCAAGAGGCTTGATTTCGGCAGCCACAACTGAGACGTAGATACCGTTAGTCATTGATGCTCTTGAGTAGAGGTTTGACAGGGCTAGGTGAGTTGACACCTGGCTGGGGGTCATTGCCTCAGTTGAGCCTGTGTAAGGCTTGATTCCCATGACAGCGAAGCATGGGGTGGCGTTAGCGGTGATGTCTGCAATCTTTGCTGCGACCTTGTAGGCCCATGAGTTGGTGCTAGCTGCATTGTCAGCGTGGAAGCCCAACTCTGCGTTGGTAACCGTTGCCCCATCGTCCTCGTATTCACTTGGATGACCACCGCGACCCCAAGGTACGATGATATCAGCCTGTGCAGTCTCAACTGCCTCCCACAGAGTATCCCAAAGGCTCACGCCAGAGTTTGCTGCGGTGAAGGTAGCAGATGAAATTGTACCTGCGCTATGGTTGAACGCTGTATCTGAAGGAAGAGCAACTAGAGTGATTCTCTGTGCTCCACCGGTTGCTAATTCCACATAGGCCCTGTGCAGCATTGACCCTTCACCGAAGATATCAATGACATCTTCTTCGCTAGTAGCGTTGTATGGATCTAAATCGGCTACGTCGCCTTCACCATCGTCAGTATCTCTGGTGCCGATAGCTAGAACGCGAGGTCCTAAAGGAATGTTTGTTCTGTTAAGGATAGTGAACCCATCCTTGATTCTTGTATTGACTCCAGGGAGTGACAACTTAACCTCCAAAGTAATGTGTTTATCTAAGCTATAGATACACCAGGTCAAACTCAATAGTAACCTGAAAATTATACAAGTTTAGTTTTGACAAGGCGTGGCCCGGAGTGGTAAAGACTAAACTTCTACACAAGGTAGTAGTACCTAGGAGGGGATCATTCCACCTTTAATACCAGGATGGAGTTGCCGAGTACGTGTCGGTCAGATTGGCTACAATCGGCGTAGCACCGTCGTCTGGGGGAGCCATTCCTAAAGTCTGGCCATTTAGATATAGGCGCAGATCAATAATGATCTCTGTAAGCCTTCCTTGTGGGATCAGGCGGATCTTCTCTTCCGTCATCTGATAGGCCACAGTCCTAGTCAAAAAGTCCTGTCCATGATCTTTTACATCGTTGTCGGGCATTCGTCTTGAGTAGAAGAACTCGGATACACCCATCTCCTTGAAGATTGGAGTGCTCTCAAGCATGAAATTCTCGAATGCCTCTATAGCCATGTCTGCACGGAAGGGGTCGTCTCTGTCAATGATGGTGAAGGTTACGATATTGACGAACCTCTGGGCTTCTACCCTGTAGGCATTTCCGTCTATAATGACTTCTTCTCTAATTCTAGGCTTTGGCTCACTAGCGTGAGACTTCCTAACCTCTAACTTGTGAACGATGGCTGTATTGAATAGCGAATCGTTCACCACATCACTTGTAAAGATTGGTGAGTTTGCGTGGTACATCGGAACATCAGGATGACCCTGGTCCCATAGGTAGCGAACCATCTCAAGAAACTCGATATAGGTGATATTGGCTTTCGCCTTTGATCTGGGCTGCGGATATCCGCTCTCTCTAATCATTAGACTCCTGGTCCTACTTCTACTCCAAAGGAGATTTCTCTTACGCCCATATATGGACTTAATGAAACCTCAACTAATACACGCCCCTTCTCTAAGGGGTCTTTGATCATATTCAGTTTGTAATCGCGGATATAGTTATTGCGGACCATCGAATTCATGAAATCCTTTACCTCACGATTAAACTGAGGATAGTTAACCGTACCGATCGCAGCCCTACCTAGGGCTCGAATATGTTGGATGGTGACGTTTACAATTCTAATATTACTTACTGACCAGAAGTCAGAACCGTCTGGGGTTAAGGTGTTATCAGTCGCCATAACAATCTGGAATGGCGTTCCCCTCTTTGCTTTCGGAGTGCGAATTGCGGGGTTTACCTTAGCGTTACATAAGGATGATATCTCTGCCTTGGTTAGATCCCTACCTACTAGGCTCGCCGTATATGGCAACCGCGAGTATGTGAATCCCTTGTTGACTTCTTTCGAAGCTAAGATCCCTGCAACGCAGGTGGCAACCGACCCAGTATAAGAGAATGGCATTTGGGGTAGTAAGTTTACTCCCTCGCCAGCACAAATGACTACAAACTTTCCTGAGTCAGTATAGTCATTTAGACGTACATCATTAGCCATAGCCTCGATGTCGTCAGTTGTCCAATTATCGATTCTTGTGCCTATGAATCCGATACGTGGATTGCCAGTGTTGCTCATTGCGTCTAAGCAGTGATCTGCCAACTGCGTTAAGAAGTCTACGTCGTGAGCATCATAAAATGGTGCTTCTAGCGGGACGAGTAACTCTACCAAATCCCACTGACGTAGTTCCTCATATGTTGCCTCTAGGCGATCATAGTATTTCTCATAGAAATTCTTATCGTCCCACTCTGCTCTGGGTGTGGTTCGTGCGGCTAGGTCTGACACGTATTCGCGCATTGGTGCTGCGGCCACTAACCAGATGTCCCTAGCACCAAGGTTGTAAATCTCAAGAAGGGCACGGACGAGTGGAGACTCAGTATCGGCACCCATCCTATTGATAGCCTCTTGCATGTTAACAACCTGGTATGGGTCGTTGATTCCCATTCCGTCAGCATGACCGACTAAGAAGATTCGATCTGTCTCACCAAAGCCAAGATCCGTGTAGCGGAAGTTTTCCTTTATCACACCGTATCTACGTGGTGCGTCCAAAAGAGTAGACGCCTCTGGGTCTTCTTCGCTTATCTGGATCTCGTCATATTCGTAGGTGGTTTCGCCATCAATGACTGCGGTCCACTTACCTGTGTAAATCCCAGGTGTCGCATAAGTAGGAACTTCGTAGTCGTACTGATAGCGACCTAAAGAGAGGCGGGTAATATCACCAGAAGAATAACTGAAGATATTGGTTACCGACTGTGACGCATTTCGGATGATCTGAAACTGGACACTGGTTGGGTCAGTAAGTGCACCATCACTATCATAAAATGATTTAGTAAAGGAGTGAGTATCTCCCAGAATTACAGTATCCATATTTACATCTCACTTATTCTAGGGTTGCCCCTACAGTCCAATACTCAACACGACCACCTACGCCACGATTTGGAATAGCGTAGTCAATCGTAAAAACACGTGCAGTCTTATCTGCTACTTCACCTTCATAGATTCGGTCACCAGACGATGGGTTAGCATCCCACCTGAAATAGAATACCATATCCGCGCTATGGGTGACGCCTGGCATCTGTTCGTTGGCGACTATTGGTAGCGACCCGCTACCGGGGTACATAGACCTGACGGTATGGCGCTCTAATACGTTCGCAAACTTCTTAGTAGTAGCCTCTGTCTTTTCGATTCTTCTCTGGAGGAGAACGTCGTGGCCATACTTCTTTAGGATTGCATCCATAGATTTCCGTGCGTCCATTAAAACCTCTTTAGTTTACGATGAGGTATTGGGTTAGCCCAGTTGGCTGACTTGACTACACCTATCATGCCCGTGTTTGCTGACACTAACTCATTCCTAAGAGCGTATGCCAACTCACACCATGTGGTGGCGTTACCGCGAGTAATCTTGCTCTTAGCATAGTTTCTATTCGTAACGGATAGGTCACCTAACCTGAATGACATTTCATCAGCAGGGGATAACTCATAAGTCTTACTCAGGGTGCACGACACTGCTGCACGCACGTAGTCGAATACTAGAAGGGGAATATCCTCTTCCTCTAAATCATCGTCCAGATCGAGTAGGCTCTTTGCCTCGGTTGAGTAAATAAAGATTTGCTCTGCGATGTCAATTAGTGGAGCCTCAGGAAATGAGACTGCGATTTCTTCAGCGGAGATATACATTGGGCTTAGGCCAGACGCAAAACTGAGAATAACGTCTTCGCTAAGTGAATTAGTCGTAGTAGATGAACTCGATGACCCAACTGTGAAGGATTGGTCAATGATGTCGGTGCTTCCGTCTGAGAACTCGCCAGTCATGCGAAGGATGAAGTCACCCTCTTCTGTGGGCGTCCAGTCTACATAATACTCTGCTGTGTCGTCACCAGATTCAACGTCAAGGCTTGTCTCTTCATCTGTGTCTACGTTTATGACGACGGCTGTGACTGTATCTGGATCTTCAGGATCGGCGTCACCACCCTCCGACCATTCTCGGAAGGTTACCGTCATTCTGATCGTATCATTTACATATGCTGTTGACATTTTGCCTCAGATCTGGGGTTTATGGGTCTATCCGTATGGATTTGTCAGACGATCTAGAAATGACGCTACCTTCTCCTGATCGACCAGACATCCTTATGTCTGAACTGCGACGAGATACTGAAGTGCTAGATGACTTACCCGTGTCAGCCTCCGTTATCACTTCAATAGTACTGTTTCTTCTTAGGATAACTATTGTGCTAGAAACAGTCTTGATCAGTACTGTGGGTGCGTTTGCCTGTGCAGTTCCAGAGGCTGCTGTAGCCTGAACTTCCACAAGACGCTGTGTGGTTATCGTTGGAGCGTTTGATGCAGAAGTTCCAGTAGCAGTAGGAGATGAGATGCTCGTAGATGTTACCGCTGTAACTACTGGCTCATATGCGACTGCTGTTCCAGAAATAACTGGGGCTTCTATGGTCGCAGATCTAGTTATCGAAACTACAGGAGTGTGAGCGGCAGAAGTTGCGCTCGACACAGGGGCAGATACACTGCACGATCTAGTTGCCGAGACAACGGGAGTGTGTAGAGTTGCCGTTCCGGTTGACTCAGGCGGTAATAGTGTTACCGACCTTACGACTGATACAGTTGGAGATAACGCCTGCCCGGATGCCTCTGCTGCGGGAGAACTTATGGTCGTGCTCCGCTGCGTCGTTATAGTTGGTACGCTAGATTGTCCAGTCGCGGTCGAGTTGAGTGCTTGGACTGAAACGTTCTTAACAGCCGAGACTGTAGACTCATGAGACTGAGCAGTTCCAGTTGCTGTAGTGACAGAAATAGATACGCTAATAGAGATACTAGGCGCACTTACTTCAGTAGTTCCCGTAGATGTAGGAACGCTTACTGAAACATTTCTTACTGCCGAAATTGTAGGATTGTTTGACTGACCCGTAGCCGTAGAGGTTGGGGCGGATACTGAAGTATTCTTTACTGCTGTAATTGTGGGTGCACTAGCCTCTGCACTGCCGGTAGCCGGGGGTGCGTTGATCTGTACAGAAGATCCAGAAACAACCGTAATCGTAGGAGCATATGCTTGAGCAGATCCGGTAGCAATTTCTCCGATTACCAATGGGGCAGCAAAGATCCAACCCGTGTTGTTAGATACGTTAGTGGAGTTCGTTGCGTAGAACTTAGCTCCACCTGTCGCCGTACAATCCCGCATCGATACATAATCAGCTACAACTCTATGTCCTGAGCACGACAGCGTGAACGCTGAACCAGCCGCAGTGGTGTTGATGGTCAACAGGTTCCCAGAGGTTCCGCTGATAGACATATTGTTGGCTGTGATCGTCTGTCCCGCCGTAACGGTGAGAGTTCTCAATCCGGCTGGATTAAGATCGAAGTTGTTGAATGTTGCACCAACAGTTATAAAAATAGTGAATGTACCACCGCCAGTATGTTCAAAATCGTTGTAGGTATGTCCGCCAAAAGATAGCGTTTTGTTTCCGCTGCCGTTATTCGTTACAGCAATTGTTGATGTTTCAGCATTGATCGTTAATCCTGTGGCTGCTGTGTTCCAGATCGTTGTAGCGCCGCTCTGACCGTGAACGGTCCACGTTCCGCTACCCATGTTGAGGGTTCTGGTCGATGTGCTTCCTGCTGAGAGTCCACCTACTCTTACATCGAAATCATTGGCGTCAAAATTTCCACTGTTGTATTGCAGAAGACCTTGACCTGTAGCGCTGAAATCCATATCTCCCAACAGGGTGAAGGTTGCGTCCTGACTTCCCTCTACTCTCACATTTCCTTGTTGAATGTTGCTGGTGGGAGGATAGATGGTGACAGAACTTCTGGCAGCAAAGATAAATGGAGTCCAGTTGGCGGTAGAGTTCCACATCATGTATCGCATATCGCAATTGCCCATATAGTAAACTTCCCAGCCAGCAGCAGGTCTGTTCCAGAAGAGTCTGGCCGCACCCGTATATGATGACATGTCGAAATTGCGGCAGAAGAACATGGTATTTGGAGAGATACCTTTGTTTGTACTTCCGCTGAATGAGTTGTCGTCAAAGACAATATCGTCGTGGGCAAGGGGGATATCTGTTCCGGCTGATCCGCCAGAGGTCAGTGACCAGTTTGAGACGGTGTTTGAAGCCTGCGATGTTGTGGACGTGTTGATCCAGTAATAGGTACGTGACGCTGGAAAAGTGATTCCACTGTTCCCTAGAGCATCGCCCACTCTACTGCTAGACAGATTCCATGACGCTGAGCCTGCTCCTACAATATCACGTAAATTCACATTGTTTATTGAAACAGTACCATTGCAGATAATACTTCTTTGTGTTGATAGAGTGTCGCTTTTAACGTTGATAGGCCAACTAACACTACCGCCAGACATCGTTAGAGTACCGTTGACTGTGATATCTGAGGTTAGGTTTACAACCTCTTGTTCACTTACCGCATGACCAGTAATAGTTAAATTGTTACATGTAAAACTACCAATATTTGCTAAATTGCAATCAATCTCTAGGTTATAGATCGTAAGTCCACTAAATCCAACAGTACGAGTTACCCCAGCAGTATTGGAGACAATAGATGTTGCAGTGCCAGCGGTTAATGTCATACCGGTTGCGCCTACGTTAATAGTTCCTGATCCATAAAAGCGCCAGGTACCGCTACCCATATTGATTGCTCGGGTCTGAACACCAGCAGCAGAAACGTTTCCACCGCCGCCATTGAGGACACCAACAGTGACATCGTAGATGCTAGAATTAAATGTACCCCTTGTGAGAGTGAGTGTACCAGTTACGGTTACAGCAGAATTTAGAATATAACTAGATGATGTACCAGCACTGTTGTTACTTAGGTTAACAACGCTTTTACCAGCAAAGTCTAATGTTTGTTGTGTGGCGCTAGTTGACTGAATGCTGACGGTGTTTGAGCCACCCCAAGTTAGGGTCATTCCGGATGAGAATTTAAGGGCAATGTTACTTGCCCCTGGCGTAGACGTACCAATGATCCAACCGATAGAACCAGAGGTAGAAATCGTTCCTGCAAAACCTGTGCAGTTAATTGATCGCATGTTGGCAGTAGCGCTAATAGTCGTTGTTCCGGTACCACTATTAGCATCGAAGAAAACATCATCTGCCACTGTAGGTACAGACTGGTTGTTAGCCCCGCCCGAAGTCGAAGCCCAATTCGTAGGCCCTGTTGCGTTCCATGCGTTTGATGAGCCTCCACCAACCCAATATCTATTAGCCATCTATATCATATCCTAAGTGAACAAAGAAATCTCGTTCTGCACCCGGCCCAACACTAAGAAAGCCACAAGTGCAGATACGACAAATTTGACCGTCCACTGTGTAGCCGGTCAAATCCTGTCGATAATGCACATCTTCCTGTGGCTCTAAGTCGCTCAAGAGGTGCCTCCGTTATGAGACTGTGAAGGTAAAGATCCCGTTCGCGTGCCAAGTAATTACAAAGTTGCCCGAAGAAGACACTTCGTCCTGACCAAAGTCTACATATGCAATCAAGGGCTTAGTAGCCGCAGTTGCTGGAGTGTCATCGTATATGACAGCATATCTAGCGGTAATAGTCGAGGTGGACCATGTTACGTCGTCAGCATCAAATGTAAAGGTGTTCGAACCTGCCGTGTAGGTAAGGCTCTTGCTTGCAAGAGTTGCACCGCCTGCCGTGTAGTTTGTTCCAGTTACCTCATTGGCGCTTACGTCATTCCAATAGTCGTGGGCGTCCTGGTCTGGAGTGTATGAAGAGGTCAGAAGCGCCACCTTAATGGTGTCACTGTCTAGATCGATCTCCTTGTTGAAGGCTGATAGTATCGCCTTGCCGTATAGTTTTGCTGTGACAGCCATTATGTCTCCTAGTTAGAAACTTCTTGTGAGATGATAATCCGATACTTGTATCCTTCTTCGAAATAATCCGAGCCTGTAGTTGCGTAGACTGGAGTATCATCCAGAGAAGGAAAATCGACGTAGACCCAAGGCTTTGTCGAATGCTTAGAAACTCTTACATCAAGAGTCTCCCAGCGAATAGGTGTTCTCTGAATCTTCTTGCGCTGCGCCTTGAAATAGGTTGAGTTAATGAACTCGGCAGAAGGGTCTTCTGAGAACTTAAGGGTCATACGTCCTTTGTTGTGGTCTGTGTCAAGTAAGTATTCACCGTGCTTTGGGTCACTACCAGTGAATGCAAACGAATCAGATCCAGCAGGATTGACCGTGTATGGGGAGGTGAAGATCTCAGTCTTTATAGAATGATCCTCGACCATTACCGGAGTCTCGGTAGTTGGCACCTCAGATTCGTCAGGCGTTACGCTCTCGCCTATTGTGAATGTTACTGATTCGTCTGGAATGGTGTTGCCAGCAGAATCTACTAATCCAGTGACTGTCAGTCGGTAGTCAGTATTGGCCTCTAACTTACCTTCGTTCCAGACAAGGACTAAAACTCGTGAGATAGAACCGTAATCTGTTTGCAGATTGATTGTTTCAAACGGGTCTGAGATTGTAGTCGGTGTTGCGCCCGAGATGTCTTCGACTTCAAAGGCTGCGTTAACTAGACTCGTGATCTTTGGTGTCCTGGAGAACTTCAAAGTCACTGTCGTAACAGTGATCTTGTACTCTTGGATTAAAGTTGAATACGCCACGAAGTACCCCTTCACTAACCGGTCAGGTATATAGTAAAAGGGGAGTCGGTTGTTACACCAACTCCCCTCTCAGTTAGTCCCCGTTAGAGGGCTTAGGTTATGCCATCTCGTTGGTGACCTGAACATCGTAGTTGCGTGCTAGGCGTACGCCCTTGGCAACCGTGATGCCCTCGCCGTCTCCAAGAGCGACGATATCGTAGCGTTCCTTCATCTTTAGTGAACGGATGTCACGTGTTGGGTCATTCCACTCGTCAGTTGACAGATCGTCCTTGACTAGAAGAACTCCAACCTCGCTGCGGTCGATCAGGAAGACATCTGACTTCGCTGGGGTCCCGCCGCTCTTAGCGGTGAAGGATACGAATGGTGAAACGATTACGTTCAGACCGAGAGGAGCAGTGCTGTTTACAGCGCCTTCCTTTGAGCCTGGCTTGAAGTTCCAAGCACCACCGTAGTTAGCGCCACCTGCGTGGAATACGCTGTCCTTGAGGAACAGGCTCCACATAAGTGGGTGGAGGATGAAGTCGGTTGGGACGTGGTTCTCTGCCATTAGAGCAGCAGCCATGTCGACTACGTCATCCCAAGTTAGGGTTAGGTTAGCGGCACCATTGATATCGCGACCAGTGGTGTCATCACCTGTACCATCGTTGTTGAATACAATCGTAGCGGCTTCGCCAAAGACATCAAGAGCAATCTGCTCCTTCAGACGGGCCATGGCACGACCGGCTGCACGTACGTGTAGTCCGACGATGTCCCATAGTGAGTCAGCGATAACTTCCTCTGTGAAGGCGACCTTCACACCCTTCTTTGAGACCTTACCCTCGATCTGCTCAGCGAATGCTAGAGCCTGCTCTGGGTATTCCTGACCTTCAGGAATCTCTGCGGCCTGGATTGCATTGATAGCAGGGAACTGTAACGAACGACCCTTCCCAAGACGAACAGTCGAAAGGAGAGGAGTTACGAGCGCCTGTGGTTCTGCTGCTTCCTTAAGGGTACGTGAAATAACCTTAGGGAACAGGATTGGGGCATCTGGAGAAGCGAATGCTTCCTTGATAGTAACCCGGTGGTTGTCATCTAAGTAGCCATCTTCTGCTAGGGCATTCTGCCATGCTGGCAGATCCGCTAGTAACTCGGCAATTTCTTTGCTCATCTTAGGAATTATCCTCCTGTTAAATTATTCTTAAAGAATTAGGTTTGCGCGGATTGCGCCGACAGCCAAGTCAACATCGAGGTTGGCGCGGATGCCTAGCTTTCCACTGTACGGACCAGTCTTGGTCAACTCGTATACATGCTTTAGTGCGCCTGGGTCAGCAGGAAGCTGCATGTATGAAAGTAGACCATCGTCGTAGTTGGTTGCGAAGTACTCGACCTCGATAACCTTGGCTACGTTTAGGTGTGCATCAGTTCCAGGGGCTGCTGCGCGAACTGGACGGCCCATGTGATCAGCGCGAAGGATGTCTCCAACCTTAACACCGTCGTTTAGGCCCTGAACCATTGGCCACTCTACGTAACCGTGGGTGATCCAGCCTGCGCCCTGTGAGGTACCCTTATCGAACATGCGATACAGGTCGTACTGAGCGCAACCAATTGGTGTTGACTTAGCAGGAACGATAACTACATCCTCATCGCCAGTGACGTTGGTTGGAGTAGCGCCTGAATCGTAGTCAACTAGATCTGCATCGCCCCATACCTGGTTTGATGAAGTTCCGTTAGCAGGAACCAAACGAGTGTCATCAGTTGAAATCTGGATGGCACTTAGGATGGTACCCTTAGTCATTACGACCTCGAAACGATCGTCGTAATCTGAGTGATTCGTGTAAAGAGTTGGAAGACCCTCGTGTGGGTGCGCCCAAACTGCGGGAGCGATACCCTCTGAAACCACGAAACGGCCTGAACCCTGCTTGCCGAATACCTTGCGGAATGTTGCCTTTGACATACTAATAGTCTCCTATAGTTTTAGAATTGTAGGGAAGTTCTACCCATTAGAGCGTCGACAAGGATATCCTCAGCGACGGCCTTTGGATCAGCCGAACTCTCGCTCTCTTCAGAGTCGATAGTAACGACCTGCTCCTCGTCACCAACAACTTCGGATTGCTCCTCCATGTCGATTTCGGGAGTTACTGGAGTTGAACGCTTTGTTGGAGCCACTGAAGCAAAATCACGGATTGAATCTGCAAGTGACTGAGGCGTACGAGTTACGTGCTCCTCGATTGCAGTCTTACGGTCTGTTGCTTCGATAACTCCTGCCGCAATCTTTGCATCTACAGCCTGCTCAGCGAGCTTCTTGTGTAGTGCCTTCTTTAGGCGGGCATTCTCTTCCTTCAGAGCCTCTACTTCTGACTTCAACTCTTCCACAAGTGGCTCAGTGACGGATTCTTCCTCTTCACTGAGTTCTGCGTCGTCAGTCTGCTCTTCGGTTTCGGTCTCTGATTCCGCTACCTCTTCTGACTCGTCAGTTGACTCGTCATCTGATTCACGGCTAACTGGTGCTCCTTCGGAAGTGTCAGGATCAACGTCTTTGTTACCTGGGGTTTCTTGCCCCTCAGGTCGTTCTCCCTCTTCTACTTCCTCGGACTCGTCAGTTGACTCTTCCTCTGTAACCTCTGCGGTCTCTTCGGTTTCATCATCTGACTCGGCTGTCTCTTCAGCCTCTTCTGCTACAGGGGTCTCTTCATCCTCTAGTCCTTCGACTACAGAAAGAATGTCATCCTGCACATCTGTATTGGCGTTTGCCATTGAGGTCTCCTCGGCTAAATCATCAGCATCTGATGAACTAGTATTATCGATATCGGCTTTTACACCTTTTTCTGCTTCTTCTATAGCTAAAGCTGACAAAAATGCTCCCTTGAGTTTTAGATACAGGGGAGTTGCTTCTTTCTTCTTCATATTAGCCAGCGAATCCACAGTACCGGACTCTGTATACTCCACGATTCCTTCACGCCTCATATCTAGTGCAAAGAAGTGTGCTTGTGAAGATACATCTTCTGCCTCAGCCTCCGAAGCGGTGAGGATTGATCTTACAGAAGAATGACTATCTGCTGGAACGTTTACAAATGAGTATTCCTTGAAGCCGATCTTACGCATGTCCATGTGAGCGATCTTGCCACGATATGACTTGCCGCGCCTATGTGCACAAGGTAGTCCCGTTCCTTCGTACGATGCCCAGTCCTTATTGCAGATATTGCAAACTGCCTCTTCGGCTTTGCCACCTACAGATCCAGTGAGGTATCTTTTGTCCTTTACCTTCTGGATTGCTTCTGGTGATGTAATTGCTACCTGAAGCATAACGAACGGGCGACCGTCTGATTCCTTTGCCATACGGGCACCGATGACTCTACCTAGAGGCTCAGTGTGAACGTCGTGGTTCAGGATGATTGGCTTCTCGTAGGGAGTCGTCCAAGAGGGGAGTGATGCTTCTAACTCTGCCTCAGAGTAATGGTTGTAGTTTGAGGTTGTGCCCTCGTGAATAGCAGCGATCTCAATGATCAATCCGTGGCTCTCTGTGAACTCTGAATTTGAGAACTTTGAAAGGCTCTCTTCCACATCAGGTAAGGCCAACGTAAGTGTTTCTGAAAAATCGAATGCCATGTATCACACTCCATAAAGATAGGACGCCCTCGACGGGGCTACGTAAAATATAGTAACCAGTGACCATTCTGAGTCACATTTTTACATGTTTAACTAGGCGCGCGGATCGCCCTCGCGCTTATACTCATTCAGCATCCACTTATGCATGATGTGTGGAGTGTAGAGATTTGTAGCACAGTAGAGTTTGAATCCATGCCTAGTGCATTCGGCTGACCATCCCAAGTCTTCACCCTTAGGGTGCCATTCATACCTGACAGATTTGAAGACCTGTGGTGTCATCATTTTGGATGCCATGATGATATCTGCCTGAATGACAGATCCAATGTCATATCCATTTGGGTCACGGCGGGCGTTTCCTCCGACTTCGTTAACCCAACTCATAATACTAGGAAACGCAGTGCCCCTTGGGGTCATATATGCCAGGGTAGACACTGCGTCTCTAGTGTGCGTTAATTCAACTAAAGTAGATATAGTGTTAGGATCCCGAAGTAGTATGTCTGAATCTAAGGAAAAGTAGCGATCAGGATTGATGCAGTTTACTCTCTCCAGAAGGGAGTTTCGGAAGTTGACCATTTTATGGTACTTGGCCCAATTCCAGATTCTCTTATCTTCTGGGTGGTGGTCGTGCTTTTCGCCGCCGTCTTCTCTTACATCAAAGCAGAATACTTCTGGATGTTTTGCGTGCCATTCAAATAGTGCGTTATGTGTAGCCTTATCGTTTGGCCCTAATTCAAAGATAAATCCTAAATCAGAAAGGTCATAGTTCTGGTTCTCGATTGCGGCAAACCAATCGGGCAATATCCACTCCCTCTTATACACCGGACAACCTATTAGAACCTTAACCATGACCTTCCCCATAAACTAACCTTCTCCAGTATCGAATGTGGAGAAGTATTGCCTACAGTTTACGAACGCCTCGGTATCTGTAAACTGCGCTTCTTGGATTATCCCACGTCAACTCATAAACATGAGACTCCATTCCCTCTTCGGGGAGAGCGGCCATAACAGGGAAACCTAATATGTCCGCTAAAATGAATTTCTCAGTGATAGGAATAATGTAGTACTCTGGCGGCGTAATCGATTGATACGCTTGATCGCCGTCTCTGGGTCCTCCCCAGAATGATAAGGTAATTAACTTACTCCCCGCTGTCTCCATCTTCCTCTTCCACCTCCGGTGCGGGCTTCTTGCGAGTAGCCTTCGGCGCTGGTGTTGGTTCTGGCTCTGGAGTAGGCTCGGGTTCTGGAGTTGGATCTTCTACAGGTTCAGCCTGCTGATTAAGTAGTTGATCAAATAGAACAACTGCATACTCCATAGCAAGGCGTGTCTGCCCATTTCTTACCGCTCGACGGAACTCGCCGTAAGCATCTTGTACATTCAACTCGTAGGGAATACCCTTAGTTGATACTTCGCGGAACTTGCGCTCCCTGATTACATTTGACATTCTTACTCCTTATTGTCACCTTCTAAGTCTACACCATCACTTAGAAGTGACTCAACTTCTGTTAGCCAGTCTTCGTCTAGGTCGTGGCGAATATCGGGAGAGGTTCTCCTACCATGTTGGTTAGATGGCCTAATGATATTGCCTGCGCCTCTACGTAGGTTTTTCGGATTCGGTCTCCCACCTGTGGAAGACTTCTGTGTATCTGCTTTAGCGGCTGCCGGTGTAGTGTCAACCAACTTAGGTGCGCCCGGAGTTCCGGCTGCTGTCTTTGTCTGCGTAATTGTGTCTGGAGTCATACGAGCCATGAGTGCCGCAGCCGTCTTTGACTCATCCAGTTCAGGACTCTTCTTAAGAGCAAGGCGCGCCTCATCGCTTGTGGTGAGGTTGCTGTTGTACTTCTGCATCTCGTGAGTTTCTTTCTTGACCTGCGTGTCAACGTCAATCTCATTAAACGCAAAGTAGCAACGATCTGACTCGGTTACCATAGGGTTAGACATCGGATCAAAGCCACCCTCAATAAGAAGTTCGTTGAAGATAGTTCTACGGATCTCATCAGCCAAGTATGTCTGGTAGGTCTTTACCTTGTCGTATAGGGCGATATCTAAACGGTCGGTAGCCTCACGGTTACCACCTTCTGACATACCCAAGTGATGAGGATATAAACCTAGACCGTTAGCAACTCTGTGCTTCCAGTGTGTTAGGTATGGCCCAGCATCGAGCGCCTTACCTTCTGATCCAATTACGTCAACGTCGTGACGATGAGGTAGAACGATGCCGCCTTCTACACGAAGGCTCTCGATTTCAAACGCAGCCTTTTCTAGCTCTGCCTGTGTTGCTGGGTGCTCATCTGTACCGATCATATACTTGTACAGCGGCGCAAGTTCGCGGTGAACTAGGTTGATCGAATCTTCTTCAATCTGACGCAAAGAAATAACATCATCAAGAGCAGAGATAACGAATGGAGTACCGAATGCCCTACCTGGCTTCTTGTCCCAATGTAGATGGATTACATCGTTAGCATTCCATACCGGCCCTCTGCCACCATCATTGCCCCATCCAGCATCATCTAGTCGTTGCCTGTACCAGCGCGGCTTGTTGTGCTTATCTCGCAGGATCTCTACACGTTCTGTTGGAATGACGTAATATCCCACAATGGGGCTCTTGCCCTCCGGTGTATAGAGTGGGCCTGGGAAGAATTCTCTGAGTGAGTCGTTTCTCGCCTTGGCAATGAAGACGTTTGAGTACTTGACTAGTTGGTCTGCTACCTCAACTAAGAATGATTGGAATGAGCGATTCATGGCTACTTCTAGGTAGTCAATCCTCTGCCATAGATAATTCTCAGCCTCTGGGTTTTCGCTGACGATATCCCAGCCTTCTTTCCACAAGAGTTCTTGGTATTTTGAGAATGCTTGACGAACATATGAGTCGGTGTCAATTGCGGCGGTAATTTTGTCAAACTCGTAAGGAGATGTCTCGAACGTCGCACGCTGTGAAAGACTCGATGGTAACCCCTGGAACCCCAGAGCCAACGCACCGACCTTAAATACCTTACCTAAAGCCTTCTGATGCTCAGGTGGAAGAACTTGGGCTGGCTTTTTTATAGGTTTGGGTGCTGGCTTAGGTGCCGCCAAAAAGGGGAAATAGTCTCTAATTGCCATAAGGTGTATACTCCTATATAAAAAGGGTCACTCACTGTAATAGTAAGCGACCCATAGACATAACCGTATTTATATAGGTTAGACGAAGTCAGATGCTGTGGCTGGTTCCTTAACATCTGCCGACTCAGCCTTGAGAGCCTCTAGTTCGTCTGTTACTTCCTTAAGACGCCTAGCGAGGCTTTCCGCCTGATGCTCTAGCAGGATGTTGGTGGAAGTAAGTTCCCCTACCCTAGCCTGGAACCTAGCCAGTAAGCGATTGATCTCTTCGATGTCAACGTTATTCGGTTGGGACATCTTCGCTTGCTCCATTGTTTAAGATGTGGGTCTTGGCGTACTCTAGCCAAAAGACCAACTCGAAAGGATCGCAATCCGTCTGGATGTCGAAGTCGTCCTCTCTGATTGTAATTGCAATTTTCTTTTCCAATTTTACCTCACATGTGATTTTAACTCTATAAGTATACTACTCGCCTTGAAGTGCTGCAACCTGCTCCTGGAGTTCTTGAACAGCTTTAACTAGCAAAGTAACTATAATATTATAAGCTATTCCTTCGGGCTGGCCTTGATTATCTAGAGATACAGATTCTGGAATTGCATCAAACATCTCTTCGGCAATGAATCCGATATCTTCTCTTTGCTGCGAGATCCATCTAAAACGAGTAGGATTGAGTTCGGCTATCTTACTTAGCGCACTGTATTCAATGGGGCGTAGGTCTTCCTTCCACCTGATAGATGATCCGTTTGTGTAAGTCCCGCCGATAAGATTGGCGTAGTCACCTGTATCGTAATTAATGAACTGAACTCGGTTATCATCCGAAGAACCCTCATCGATAATAATCAAGGTATTAGTTTCTGTGCCATCCGAATCGGCCTGTAGGGCTATTCCTGCAATTTGTCCAGTGCCCCTCGCTTGCACCGGTAGGTTAGTGGGGCTAGCGTTTCCGGTGCTGATGCTTCCTGTAGAAGCGATCAGTTCGTCACATGTAACATCGCCACTAGCCGTAATTGTCCCGATGTTGACAAGGTTCCTAGAACTATCAACGATCTGAGTACCGTTAAGTTGATATTGGGAAGTGGCGTTAACTGTCGAAGGAGAGAATGTTCCTGTGGTTAGGGTGCCCGGAATGTCAACTGTGCCACCTGCACTAATGGTCAACCTATTCGATCCGGCGACTTCCATGAAGATATCCGAGTCCGCCTGGATATACATATCTCCACCAGTAGTGGTGTAGATGGTTCCCTCAGTATCAGAACCCGCAAGATCGTACCACTTGATCTTGTTGCTGTTTCCGGTTCCTACGATAAGTTTGATGCCAGTGCTAGCATCAATGACGACAGTACCTGCTGAGGCGGTCAGTGTTCCGGACACTGTAAACGAACCCGTGATGTTAGCGTCAGTGGCCGTCAAAGCTCCAGCAGGTGTGACCTGAAAAACAGTCCCTGATCCAGTGTTGATCTGTCCTGCGGCCGAAACCCTAAATGCAGTTGCTGTTGCATATGTGGATGTTGCAGGGTTACCCTGCCAGATGTTGCCGCTGTTATCTACGTTGAATCCACCAGAGGAACCAAGGCCAATAACACCCCTTCTGAAGTAAGCGAGTCCATCCGCCGTCAAGTAGAATGAATCTGTCGAGGCTCCGTCCCACAGCCTGAGGTACTTATTGGCACCTGTGGCGCTTGGGTCGATTTCAAACCTATGAGTTCCACCCGATGTTGGGGACTGAAACTTCACTGCGCCCGCAGAAGTTACATACATCGTTGCGTTTGATGTAGACGTTCCGTTCAGGAAGATACCATTACCATCAACATAAAAGCGTGTGTTGCTTGAGTATGCGATTTGGAACTTGTTCGAGTCCAATGTGATAGCACTTGTGCCTCCCACATTATGCCCCACAATACTGATAGCCCCATTTTGGAATGTAATTCCATCTTTACTTAGCCGGTAACCTTTTGGTGTCCCGCTAGGAGTGTATCCAAAACTCTGAATGAAACCATTAGTATCGATGATGAAAGTTTTGGCGGCCCATGTACCCTCAAGGAGGTTGTCTACGGATACCTCTGTTTCAAGCGTCGTACCACTAGCGACTGGGGAGTAACCAGTTGACAACTGATCAAACTGATCCCTTACCTTAAAACGGTAATAGTGAGTATCGGTGTCTGAAAGTTCATGGAAGTAAGTATCGGTTCCAGCGAGATCAGCAAGCGTTGACCAAGAACTCCCATCTAAAGAATGCTCAAGAAGGAATCCCTTATAGTCAAGCAGTCCGTCTGGTGGTATCATCGTGATACTGATACCAGTAAATACACCCACGAGAATAGGAGCATCTGTTGGATCTGTTGGGTCTTCGTTGCTGTCAGATCCAACCAAAGCCGCTGACTCATTACCGTGAATATCAACAGCCTTTACGGTAACCGAAATAGAACTCTGGAGAGAACCAAAGTCAGAAGTGTTTTGATCTCTACTGTATAGGAAGTATGCGTCTGTTACTTCGTAAACTTTCGTAATGGAGTTGGCCGTAAGGGTAACCTTATATCCCTTTAGGTCCATAAGCGTACTGCCGTCAGTATTTGTGGTTGGCGGCGTCCAAGTTACGATGAAGGCTGTGGCTGAGAAATTCGTAACAAGGTTGGTTGGTGCGCTAGGAGTACTTTCATCAGACATTGTCTCGAAAGTTAGAGATTCAGACCATTCTGACTGAACGCCTAGATTGTTGTTAGATCGAACTCGCACCACATAGCGAGAGTCGGGCAATAGATTAGGTAGAACTCTGATCACTTCGGCCATTTAGGTTGCTCCACTCATAACACTGGCCCACTCCACATTGTAAATCTCTTCAGATCCTACAGTTGAATCGATGGGCGTAAGATAACTAACTGCCTGCACATTGACCTCAGCACTAGAAGATCCCGGAAACTTACGTCCAGTGGCGCGCATCTGGAATAGGTGCTGCCCCTCTGTGAGGTCGTACTTCGTGTAGACAATAGTAGTGCTAGATTCTACGTTGAATAAGTCAACTTCTTCCCAATCCCCGCCATCTACAGAAACCTCCATTATACCCTTGTCCAATCCAACTTCTGAAGATAGTTTGATCCTCTCACCATAGGTGATGATAGACGCAACAGCATCCTTGCTTGATGCCACGCCGTCAACCCAGTGATCTCCAGGACGAGTGTACATGATTCGGTAATCGTCATACCTACGAGTTACTGTCCATAGATTCTCTGCATAAGTGGGTCGAGTTGGAGCGTTCGTTAGGTTCCAATTCCCGAAGTAAAGGAAGTACTCATCGTTCGAGTCACCCTCGTCTAGATTTCCCTCCAAGAAGAATCTGACATACTCATCATCTACCTCGCGAGCAAGGACAGTGTAAGTTGGGGTGGCAGCACCGTTTGAGTGAATAACCTCAACGTCAGCATAATCTTCGCGAGTTTTGCCTGCGTCGTAATATCCGAGCATGTCAACGGGGACCGTCACGCAATGGCCCTCTAGAACGTCTTCGAATTCATTTGTGAGTACTAGTTGCCTTCTAAATAGGTATTTAGCATTCCACCAAGACATTAGTCCTCCACTCTGTGGATCTGAACTTCATAACCAGCGTCGTCGCCATCCCATGCCAATGTTACTTCAATACCAACTGTTCCGGGATTTGTCATTACTGCCCTTTGGGATAATAGCCTAAGGCTAGTCGGAACATCCGGCTGATCTGACGTATCCACAGTTGAATTAGGGAGCGTGCCTCCCACAAGGTCAATACCACGAATCTTCTGGGATCCATCTAAACCTGTGTGGGCATGGGTGTTGATGTCAACTCCATCAATTGTAACACCTGGTTCCACTTCGATGTCGCCCGTGATGGTATCTCCCGCCTTTAGAAGATACTGCTCATGGGCATCATCTGCGTCTCTATCTCTTAGTTCTGAGTGACTAGAGTTGAATTCATCTACAACCGGCTGAATATTGCTCCAGGTTTCTGTCTCTGTTGGAGTTGGAGGAGTTGGGTTGAACTTAGCCTTTAGTGGCTTGCCCTTGACTTCTAGGTCTCGAATGGCCTTAACCCAACCGTCCCTGATCTTGAGTTGTTTCTTTAGATCCTCTGTCTTACTGTTGAAGATTTCATTGCGGCGCATCTGATCAGCAAGTAGCATCTGTAGGTCGTCGTTTAACTTGGGGTTAGTCTTAGTTACAGACTCTCCCAACATACCCTTGTCTAGAAGCGCCTGCTCAAAGTCCTTAGTTACAGCCAATCTCATATTCATGGCTGGACCTAAGAATCTCTTGAAGTATGCGTCTGAAAACGTCGTGTGATTCTTTGTGATTTCTTCTTGTAGAGAGGCGATCTTGTTATTTACTTCATTGAGTCTAACCTTAAAAAGAGCCTGGTATTTTGCGGCTCTTTCTCCATTGATAGAACCCAACTCGGAAGCGGAGATTGGAGAGACTTTCCCTCTTTCTTGGTAGATGCTCCGGACATTCCTCGTGTGGCGGAGCGCATTTTCCGCCCAGTCTTGAAGTAATTCGACTGTCCTCTTCTCTGATGCATCACTTACATCGCCAACGTAGTCATCTAGAAACTCCTCAATGTTAACAGCCTCATGGTGCACTGCCCTTGCT